CTCACAGTGAAGAACGCGGGTTCGAATCCCGCACGGCCTACTATCACGCGGAGTAGAGCAGTTGGAAGCTCGCCTGGCTCATAACCAGGAGGTCGTCATAAACGGTTCGAATCCTACCTCCGCTACCCTTCACGGCCCCATGGTGTAATGGTCAGCACGAGAGTCTTTCACACTCTTAGACCGGGTTCAATCCCCGGTGGGGCTACCACTTTACAAAGACCGTCGTTGCTGCTATGCTTCGGCGGTCTTTGTCGTTCTAGAGGAGACTCATGGCCTTCGACTGCCCGCGCTGCTGGAACACAGGTGTCTACTTCTCGCTTGAATTTCGACGCTACCTGCGATGCATGGTCTGCGTTACGAACTTCTACGACTACCGCGAGGCATCAGAAATCGCAGCATCGCTAGAGCTTGACAAGATCCCGTTCAACTCGCTGTGGGGCAGCGATAGTTCTGTCGCCGATCTCCAGAACGGGAAGAATGTGGTCTCGCAGGGCTGCTTCGCAAAGGCCATTCAACAGAGGGAGGAAGCCATGCATGTGAGTTCATAACAACCTAGGAGGTCACATGCACCACAAGCGTCGTTCACGCCGCCGCAACGGCAAGAAGCTCTACGCGCAGTGCGGCTGCTGCATCATCGGTGAGGCTCGCGAGCCCGATCCGCGCAAGGCTCCGATCGAGGACGGTCCCTGCACTGGCAAGGCGCGTGGCAAGAAGCGCGTCGCTAAGAAGAAGAGCCAGCGCTGCCTCGCTGGCCGGCACCACGAGTGGTACATCGAGTACGTGGAAGAGAAGCGCTACTGGGCGCGCGAGCGCGTCGTCACCATTCGAGTCAAGACGTGCATCAACTGCTGGCGCGAGAAGCGGCACATCGTCTCGGCCGGTGACGATGTCTGGTCGTGGGAGAAGTACCGCGCTTCGAAGCCGAAGAGGTTGCCGCGCCGGCCCGTGAAGTTCTGATAGAATTCATCCCTGACAGTCGGCATGGGGTGCCCAAAGGCCCCGTTATTCTCACGAATAACGGGGCCTCTGTCGTTCTATTCGCTAAGTCCTACGTAGACGACAGCTAGAACCAGCAGCAGCCAAAGCACAAGCCCGCCGACCGCGACCCACTGAGAAGTGCCAATCAGTAGTCGCCGTTGGGCTCGATCGAAACTGGCGGGTTCGGCCCGCCTGGATGGAACCCAATCGTCGCCAACGCCTCCATGACTCCTCTGGCTAGGCGCTGTTGACGGTCAGGGTCGTTCGATGTGAAGCTCCGCGGCTCGCCGAAGCGAAGGTACTCAAGCGGAGACTGCAAACGCGTAACGGTCTTTTCGTAATACGGCAACATCAGCAACAACGTTATCGCGTCATCGTTGAAGCCGATCTTCCATTCGATCCTGTCGGTGTTGATGTGCCGAGACGTGTCAACGTACTCGGGTACGCGCCGCCAAAACCTGCGCCGGTACTCGGGCATCTTGGTGTCGACGCCAAGCTTGTAGATGTGTGGCTCTAGGCGCTCGATCGCGTCCTGAAGTGCGGCGACACAGTCCTTGAGATCGTAGCCGTCGAGATTGCTGCCTCTGCGTGTCCATCTAACTACCCAACGCAGCTTCTCCGGTATCAGAACCTCCACCTCACGGGTTCGCCCGTATTAGGCTGTGTGGCGACCTTCGGCGACTTCTCTGCGCGCTTTACGCGCTCTAAATCGTTAGTCAGGATGATCTCCATGACGTCACCTTCGAAGGTCAACTTGACGCCTTCGACGGGAACCCAAACATCCTCCATGACCTCCCGCAACGCGTCGGCGATCGTGACCCTGTACTCACGCGAACCGCCGCGCACTCAACCATCGACTCCCTTTCTGTTTCGCTGACCGCTCTCGATCATGTCGACGACAAAGCCGCCTACGATGTATGAGACCGCGCTGAACCCAATCACGGAAGCCACACCGTAGGCCGCGAGAAGTAGAAGTTCCCCAGCGCCCAACGCGATGGTCGCGTAGATCAACGCTGACACGATCGCCAGCGTCGGCGCGCCGATAGCGACCTGCCTCATGATGACGTTCCTGGGCATGAATCGGCTGGGTGACCCGAGCGCATCGTCTTGCAGAACGACGTGTCGTGCTGCTCGCAGCCCTCGACTACGCGCTTCTCATCGATGAGCCCGCAGGGTTCCTGGGGACACGGACACTCGTCCTCCATTGGCGTGCCGCAGCCCGGCCATGAGCGTCCGATGTGGTAGTGCCGGCCGAGCATCAGTCTCCCTCAGCGACTTCGTTGAGTAGGTCGATCAAGAATCGGTAGTGGCGACCGAACGTTGCGTCCTCCGATTCGCACTGATCGCTGGCGATGATCTTGTCGGTCTTCGTATCGATCAGGTACGTTGGGTACTCCCAGTCCGAGTACGGAAGCCATTCCTCGGCGTCGTCTCGCTTCTCGACATCGTCGCGGTCGGCGAAAATGAATCTAGGCATCCAACAATCCTAGCTGACCTTCCATCTGCGCGCGAATTGGCCGGCCGTCCCAGCCGAGCTTCCTCGGCGCGTGAAGCTTGAGACCCTCTGGGAAACCGCCTTCCCAGCCACACTCTCCGCAGCCGCCGTGATTGTGTGTGATCCTGCCTTCGATATCCCAGTCTGTTCCTTGAAACCCGTGATCGGTCGTCTCTAGGACAACTGCCGGTCTGGCCTGCTCACCGACAAATTCGACACTAATCGTCGCGGACACCCAGCCCTCGAAGCTCACGGCCTGCCAGAGGCCCTGACCGCTTCCGCAGTCAGGGCACTGGTATTCAGCCTTCGAGTAGTCGAGTTCATACTTAGGCATCGATCTCGCGGCCCGTCTCATCCTGAAGGTATTCGATGAGCGCCTCAAGGGAACCGGCCGCGTTGTTCCAGCGGATTTGAGTTTCAGGGTCCTTGAAAGCGTCGCCGCTGATGTAATGACGCACGGCGTAGCCGAGACCCTCGTTCTCGATGATATCGATCGCCGTTCCGTTCGTGTACTCACCGTATTCAGGCCTCGACATGCGTGCTCTCCTTGAGTAGTGCGTAGTTGTCTTCGTTGTCGAACATCTTCCTGAACTGCATCCAGTCGCCCTGGAGGTTGCCGTTGTGGCCCGCGGCTGACTCAACCGACAGCCCGACCTTGGCCTGGTGCTCGGTCGGCGACCAATGACCGTTCGAGGTCAGCATCTCAGCACGCGCGTACGAAGCCCTGATCGGTTCGTCGCGATCGTGTGTGTCGAAACTGACCCGCGCGGCGCGGCCAGCGTCGACGAACGAATGTACGCTCGGGCAGAGAAATTTACGATCCTCCGCTGATAGCATCGGAAGATGCCACTCCAGCGGCCCGAGCTTCTTCGGCTTGTTGTCGCGGTACAAGAGTTCCATCATCTCGGCCACGTGACGGAACTCGGGCTGGGCGGCGGCGTCGGTGCGCAGCGCGAAGAAGTTCTCCCACTCAGTGGCGGTCGCGATCACAGTGTGCCACAGCCACGGCTCAAGTACGCGGTTCGCGAATGACTTGTGAACGCCGAGGCGGTCCAGCATCCATGCCGCCGCAACGGCGGCGTAGCGCGTCTTCAGCCACGTCTGGCGAGCTACCCGTTCACGCCAGCCAGAGAGATCCTCGGCGGCCTGCATGCCCTTCTGTGCGCCGCCGAAGCCGAGAGGCACGAAGGGGTACTTGATGACGCGCTGGATCTGACGCTTGATCGGGATCGCGCGCGACGAGGCCGAGTTGCGGCTGATTCGCCTATGGGTGTTGAACTCGGCGAGAATGAAGCGCGGTAGCGTGACCAGGAACGTCGTGAGCCGATACCCGGCGGGCGACAGCGAGTCAGCGAGGATCTCAGCGGAGAACGTGTTGCCCTTGGTGGGCTCGTTCTGGCTCGGGTAGAGGCGAACAGCGACATACCACGCAAACAGCACAGCGACAATGACGGCAAGGATCACGCCGACACCTCTCGCATCTGAGCTAGGACATCGTAGTAGGCATCATAGGCGAGCTTGTCGTTTTCTTCGATCCAGTCCCAGAAGTCGCCATCGCCGGGACCAAGGCTGTCGTGAAGAATGTCGATGACGCGCAGGAAGGCGGCAGCCGCTTTCGGTCCGACGGCGATCGTCGATGCCGTAAACGTGTCGACCCGCTCGACGAGCCGATCTACGAGTTCCTCCCAAACCTGGTCGTCGATCTCCTCGGCCCAGGCGTCGAAGCCGCTTCGGCTCTGTAGCTCATCGATGACCTCACCGACGACGACCGCGGCGAGACTAGACATACCACTCCTCGCGTCGCGAACCCAGCGGCTCGATCTTCGTCATATACTGAATGGTTCCAAGCTCCTTCGGGTAGTGGATACTCATGTCGGGGAAGAGGCCCCGCGCAGTTACGGCGACCTCGTGGACAACGCGCGTGTTGGCATACATGGGTTCGATGTCCCAGAGATAGCCGAGAAAGCGGCGGCGGTACAGGGCGGCCTCGGGCAGCGATGCGATCAGCGCGTGCTTCCACGTAGGATGCGCACACTCCTCGACAATTCGATGAACGTCGCGTCGGCGCTGCTTCGGGTCTTCGTAGACCATCGCGCGCAACCTGAAGATCATCTGTCGGCTCATCTCCTCGGCCACGAACTCGATGTTCTGTGCTCCTAGGAGTTCCTTGGAGACCGCCTGCTGCACACACAGGCGGACAGCCTCAAGGGTTGCCGTCTCATAGGACGGCGCGTAGGGGCTATCGTTGAGCCACGGCTTAGTAACGCTCACGCGCCCACCGGCCGCTTCCAATCCTCCGGAAGCACCTTGAGCTTTCGATATGAGCGAATGCCGGGTCGTGACAGGACGATGTTCTGCGCCGCGTGGATGGCGGCCACGAACTCATCAATGTCCGCAGCATGCTCCTGCGGCAGCGCCGCAAACGCGCTCGCCACGTCTCCGAGTTGATCAAGTACTTCTAGTTCATCGTGGTCTAGCATTCGTGCTCCTCGCGGCCATCTTGTGAAGCTTGCGGCGCTCCTTCTGCATCGCCGCTGACGTCTCGCGCACGCGATCATGTAGATCAGCGTTGTAGTTGGTTGCATTCTTGTAAGCGGCGCGTCCTAGGTATGAGCGCAGCGGCTTCATCGCCGTCCTGAGGCGTTCTCGCGCCTCTTGAAGGTCGGCCTGCCGCTGAGCGCTTCCTCTCGGCGACTTCCTGGCGTGAAACCTGCGCACCATCTGAGCGTGACGCACCGCGGCCTCTGCGACGACGAGTTCGTCGTCGATTGGGTGCCTTGCTGCCATACATGGAAGCGTACCAGATGTCAAGAGCCGCCGTCGGGGCTTCGTACCAGCGCTCAGGGAACAAAGATGACGCAGGCGTCAGATTCAAGTGGGTCGAATGTGGGTAAAAAATTTGGCTCTAGAATGCGGTGATTGACCACTTGACACTTCGGCCCCCTATAGAGGGGGCCAAGTGGCGTGGACATGAACCAAGCGAGGCTCGAAATACCCACCACCGATGCGTACCACTTGGGGTGGCACGGCGGCGCATAATATTCTCTCCGTGGACCTCAAGGCGATGATGCGAGCACAGGCCGGCGCGGCCCAGAAGGCGTTCCCTGCGACACCCGACCTGATGGCCGGGCCGACACAGCCGATCATCGTCGATGGTCCTGCTCGGACGCGGACACCGTTTGCGCAGCGCGAGGCTGGGCGACACCTCAACGCCTACGGAGGCAAGGTGGACGCTGTCGATTGGGTCATGGACTGCGTGCGCCTCATTACGGAGACCGCGTCATCGGCTGAGTGGCACTTCGAGCAGAAGGGCGTCTCTTACATTCCGGAGTCGCGCCGCACGCCGCACACGCCGGACGAGATCAAGTCCGCCCCTTACCTGCTAGGCAAGCTCTTCGAAGACCCGAATCCGTTCATGGGCTACGAGGAGTTGATCGAGCTAACGCTGATCGACTACCTGCTCACCGGCAACGCATATTGGCTGAAGTGGCGGCCGGACTCGTCGGGTCGACCGCTGGCGATTTATCGGCTCGCCCCGCCGCTGGTCAAGGTCGTTCCCGGCCAATGGGGGATCGAGTCCTATGAATACTCTGTTCCCGGGACCGGCAAGCTGAAGATCCCTTCGAGTCAGGTCATGCACTTCAAGATGCCGAACCCGCACGACCCCTACTATGGGCTCGGCGTCATCCAGGGCGGGTCGCGGGTCTTCGACATGGACCTAGCGCTCACCGATACGATGGCCAGCTACTACGAGAAGCGCGCCCAGCCTTCGATGGTGGTGCAGTCCGACCGCCGCGTCCCGAAGGACGTGCTGCGTCGCCTCCAGACCCAGCTACGCGCCATGTATGGAGGCCCCCGCAATGCGGGCGCGCTGATGGTGCTCGAAGCCGGACTGAAGTATCAGTCGATCGCGCCGTCGGCGACCGACGCGGCGTTCGAGAACCTCACAAACCTCTCACGCGATCGGATCTTTGCCATGTTCCGCGTCCCGGCCTCGCTGCTGGGCTACGCGTCAGCGCCCGCCGCGACCGGCACCAGCAACGCCGATCAGCGCATCTTCGATAACAAGACGATGCGTCCGTTGTTGAACAAGCTCCAGAAGGCGATCTCCAAGGGCATCACGTCGCCTTGGGAGATGGACTTCAAGATCGACTACGAGTACATCATCCCCGAGGAGGAGAAGCTCCGCCTCTCGTCCGCGTTCGCGGCCCTGCCGGGCGTCCGTATCCGCGAGGTACGTAAGTACGCCGGGCTGGACCCGCTTGGCGACGAGCGCGACGACCTCGTCATCAACCTTCCCGGACCGAATGGAACCGCCGACGACACCACGGCCGGCTTCCCCGACTTCAACCTCGCGGGCGAACCTGGCCGCCCTCCGAACCCAGAGAACACGGTCGCCTTCCCGCGCAGCGTGCGCGACACCAGCCTGCCGAAGCCGAAGTCGCGAACAGCCGTCGCCTCCGGCAAGTCCTTCGACGCCAACGAGATCATCGCCCGGCTTGAGGAAATCGCCGCTGGCGCTAAGGCCATGGAACCCGCCAGTCATGATCTAGCGTCGCGTATCACGCCCCCGGACGACGTCCTGATGAGCGATCGTGACATCGCCGTGGACGCGATCACCGCGGAGTTGACCGCTGAGATCAAGGAAGCGATTCATTCGCTTGAGCGTGACCTGTTGGATGAGCTTGAGCGCGCCGTCGAGGGAAAGGCACCGGGCGATAGAATCCGCAGTAAGCTACGCAAGTCGTCGGCCTGGACTCGTTTTCAGTCCTTGATGGCTCGTGCGCTGGAGAAGGCCACCAAGCGAGCCGTCTCTACCTCGGTGGTCCAGCAGGGAACAGTTGGACGCCGCCCCGACGAGGAAATCGATTACGAGGCCGTAGCCCGTGAGGTCGTCTACCGCAAGGGCGGCCTCCGCGCCATCATCAACAACCTTCGTAATGATGTCGCACGTAAGGTCGCCGAGGCTTTGAGCGCCGGCCAGACCAAGAGCGATATCGAGCGCGCCATCCGCGGCGAGATGGACCGCTGGCGTAGTGGACACGCCGAGACCGTAGCCATGACAGAGGCTGTCCATGCCTACAACGAGGGCGTGCTCACGGTAGCCGAGATGAACGGCGAGTCGCACGTCTTCGTCCACGATGGACGAGACCATGACGAGCCCTGCATTGCCGCCGACGGACAAGTATGGACCATTGACGAGGCACGCGAGCGTCGCCTGGAGCACCCGCGCTGCCGCCGGGCATTCACGCCGATCTCGCTGCCGCCCGAGGCGGTAATCTAGGTCGACCATGACCCGAGGCCGAAAGAAGAGAAAGCGCAAGCCAGGATCGCGCACCGGCGTAGCCGTGAAGTCGCACACCCGCTCGCCGCGCGGCCCGGATCGCGGCAAGACGCGCGTGGTCGTCGACTCCTACCAGCGCGGCAAGCCGCGCAACACGCCGAAGACGACGCCGTCGCGCAGAAAGCGACGCCGCCGCCGCAGGTAGCGAAAGCGCCGGGGTGCTAGACTTCTAACACCCCATGCAGCAGACGCAAGAGCAGCAAGACCTTCCCGTCGTGGGCACGATCACCATCGAGGTCGTGCTCAACGAGAACGGGACCGCGCCGCAATTCTCCTACGATGGTATGTCTCCTGAGAATGCTATCGGCTATCTCACGGTTGTCAAGGACCGCTTGCGAGAAGTCGTAGCACGCGACTGGCCCGAGCCTGAATTGGACTTCATGTTGGATCTGGGTTCGCTCGAATTCGACTGCCCGCATTGCGGAGAGCACGTAGAGATCGAAAACGAGGAAAGCGATGAGTGAAGAGCCCAATATTGGTGCTAACGGACCTGAGTTCACACTAGATGACCTCAATGTCCTCGTTGAGGAGGTCGAGCATCAAGGCGGCGCGATCCTGCCGGATCGCTGCGAGGGCCAACTGGTTCGGTTTCCGAAGCCGCGCGGCAAGGGCTTCGACGAGGCCCACACCTGCGGCTGCGGTAACGAGACTATGGCGGTGGTGACGTACGATCCTGTCGCCGAGACATCCAAGAAGCGTAAGAGCATGCTTGAGCGCGGCGCGGGCTTTGCGCGCGTTTGCCTGGTTTGTGATCTAGGTATGCTGTGGCCGCGATTCAAGTCGGCGTTCGACGAGGCCGCGTGATGCCGGCCCCGCTGTCGACGACCTTGCTGGTCCTGGCGACGCTGCTGGTGTTTTCGGTGTCGCCGTGGGCTGGCGTTCCGGTGGCGGCGCTCGCGCTACTCAACGAGGCGATCAGCTTTGCTCTTCTCTACGGTATCGCGGAGAATGAGGAAGAGTGATCGCTGACCGTCACGACGAGATCGAGCGAGCGCGTAGATGTTCCATCTGCGCCCTCAACTGGCCGGTTTTGGATGTCTACAAGTTGTGTCCATCTTGTGGTGAGCGCACCTCACTATGTAAGAACGTGACACCGATGGAGATTTCCGAAGCGCGCTCCCAGAAGGCGCATCTCGATTTTGAGAAGTACTATGAGAAGTGGGACGCCGCGCATTCACCGGACCGCCTTCTCTCCGACGCCGGCTAGGCGTCTCCTACACCCGTCAGTCCAAGCAACCCTAGCGATCAGCGGCCTCAAACTGGCCGCGGGTATTGGGTTGATAACCACCTATAAGGTGGTACGAACACTAGGACTACCTGCGTGCTTCGTAGGCATGGCGGTTGATACTTTTCTCGGTCCTGAGGAAGACGGCGACTACGTCGATCGCACCTCTCCGGCGGACGCCCCGCCGGGACCGAGATAATAACTTTCAGCACTAGGAGTACATGTTGTCGCACGCGCTGCCGACGCTTTATGAGCAGCAGATCCACCAGTCCAAGTACGCTCGTTGGCGCGATGATCTAGCCCGCCGCGAGACGTGGGAAGAGACCGTTGACCGTTTTGTTGATTACGTTCGTAGTCATCTTGAGCGACGCCACAGACCGCTCTCTGAAGAGGACTACGGTCTGATCAGGTCGTCTATCCTTTCGCGCGACGTCCTACCATCGATGCGCGCATTGATGACCGCTGGGCCAGCGTTGGAGCGCGACGCTACAGCCGCCTACAACTGTTCATATATTGCTGTAAATCGCCCGGAGGCCTTTGACGAGGCCATGCACATCTTGATGTGCGGAACCGGAGTTGGTTTTTCTGTCGAGCCTGACGAGGTCGAGCAGCTTCCTGAGATTCCGGCGGTCTTGGTACGCGTCGATGATGTCATTGTTGTTGAGGATTCCAAGGACGGCTGGGCATACGCGTTCCGTGCCCTGATTTCCGCTCTCTACGAGGGGCGCATCCCTGAGTTTGACGTCTCGCGTGTGCGTGAGGCCGGCGCGAAGCTCAAGACCTTTGGCGGGCGTGCCTCTGGGCCTGATCCGTTGGTGCGGCTGTTCTTGCACACGATTGGTGTGTTCGAGCACGCCGCTGGTCGTCGTCTGACGCCGATCGAGGCGCACTCCATCATGTGTATGGTGGGCGAGGTCGTAGTTGTGGGCGGCGTTCGTCGTTCTGCGCTGATTTCATTGTCGTCTCCCGACGACCTCATGATGCGCGACGCCAAGTCCGGCGAATGGTACAACGACGACCACCGCAAGCACTTTGCGCTCGCTAACAACTCAGCGGCGTGGGATGGTCGACCGTCGCGAGAAGTCTTCAACGCTGAGTGGGCAGCGCTGCGCGCCTCAGGCAGCGGCGAGCGCGGGTTCTTCAACCGCGCAGCCGCCGCCGCGAAGGCCACCAAGTTGGGCCGCTCGTTCTACAAGTTCGGACTCAACCCCTGCGGCGAGATCATCCTTCGTGATCGACAGTTCTGCAACCTCTCGCAGATCACGGTTCGACCAGAGGATGACTTGATTTCGCTCACCAGAAAGGTTCGAGTTGCCACGATGATCGGAACAATCCAATCGTCGTTCACACACTTCCGCTACATCAGCGATGATTGGAAGAGGAACTCTGAGGAAGAGCGCCTTCTCGGTGTCGGCATGACCGGCGTCCAGGACTCGCCCTTGCTGAACGCTAAGGCTGATAAGGATGAGATGGCCCGCATCCTTGATCAACTAAACCACGTAGTCAGGGTTACGAACTCCAAGTACGCTGAGATCATTGGCATCAATGCGTCGCTGGCCAGGACGTGCATGAAGCCGGCCGGGAACTCAACGGAACTCGTTGGTGGGCACGGAAACGGAATGCATGCCGCGCACGGTCGATACTACATCCGCCGCAATCGAGGCAACAAGCACGACCCGGTAGCCAATGTTCTCTACATGGCTGGCGTGCCGTGTGAGGATGATGTGATGAATCCCGATAAGACCTGGGTGTTCTCGTACCCAAAGCAGGCACCGGAGACGGCCGTTACTAGGTCTGATCTCTCAGCAATCGATGTGCTCGAACACTGGAAAGTCTTCGCCGAGCATTGGTGCGACCACAACCCGTCCGTAACGGTCAACGTACGCAACGACGAATGGGACGTAGTCGGTGACTGGGTGTATGAGAACTTCGACATCGTTGTCGGACTGTCGTTCCTGCCGTACTCGGAGCACACCTACGACCAGGCACCATACGAGGAGGTCTCGAAGCCTGAGTACGAGGCACTGCTCGCGGAAATGCCCAAGGCTGTTGATTGGTCGTTGTTGGAGATCTACGAGAGCGACGACATGACAGAGGGCTCACAGGAGCTTGCCTGTATGGCTGGTTCGTGCGAAATCTGATACACTTCTAGTGTGGTTCGAGGTTCGTTGAAGTCACGCAAGGGCCGCCTCCGGGCGGTCCTTGTCGTTGTGGGGTCTACTATATCTGGCATGGCTCGAAAGACTATGCCCACCGCTAATCGCGCTCGCTCAGTCGCTCGCCCGGCCCAGGGCAACAACTCTGCGAAGCCAGCGAAGACCTTCACCAACCTGGCCGACCAGAAGGCACCCAACTACCGCGTCGCAGGCAAGACCGGCACCGCCGGCCGCTCGACCGGTAAGCGCGTCTACGCCGACACCGTAGCCGACTACAAGTAGACCACCAACGCTGAACACTTTCAAGGCCAGGTCATTGACCTGGCCTTTCGTGTTTGTGGCGAGCCAATACGTACGATTTTCTCTATGTCATTCGGCACTAAGGCAGTCACCACTCAGCCAGACGGAACGCAGCAGGCGGAGTTCCGCTACGACTTCTTCCTTGACCAGAAGGCATATGAGGTCACAGAGGATGAGAACGGTGACATCTGGGTGGAGGGCTACGCCAGCGATTGGGGTGTGGATCGACAGGAAGAGGCCTTCGAGCCTGGCGCGTTCGAGCGCGGCCTGAAGAGCTTCCTATCGGTGAACCCGATCATGCTGTACCACCACCAGTACGACAAGGCGCTTGGTGTATTCACCGACGCCAAGGTTGACGAGCACGGACTATGGGTACGAGGCCGCGTTGACCGTCCAGCCGCTGGCTCGTGGGCCGAAGACATCTTCAACAAGATCAAGCGCGGAACCATCAAGGCGTTCTCCGTTGGCGGCATCTTCAAGCGCCGCATGACGAAGTCCGGTCCGCGAATCTACGACGTTGACCTCGGCGAGATCAGCGTCACACCGTTCCCGGTCAATCCTCGCACGACATTTGCGGTCGTTGCCGGTAAGGCGTTCGAGTCAGCGCCAGTACTTGAGGGCAAGTCCGAGGACGATGAAGCGCCGGCCGTCGAGGTCGTCGATGACTCAGTCGTCGAGCCAGAGGTCGAGGAAATTCCGGAGACGGAAACACCGGTACCTGAGGAAACACCAGACGAGCCAGAGGTCGACGAGCCTGAGGTCGATGAGCCAGCCGTATCGGCGGTAGAGCCGGGCTCTATCACCGCCGAGCACATCGCCAACGGCTCCATCAATACTGAACACCTCTCTGATGAGCTTCGATCACGATTCAGCGAACTCAAGGAGACCGTCGGTATGTCTCCTGAAGAGGTAGCTGCGCGCGTCGATGCGCTCGTCGGGAAGCTTGGTCAGGTTATCGAGCACGTCGGTCTCAAGGAAGTCCACGACAACACTGAGGGCGGCGCTGACGGTGTCCATGTCTACTAGTGGCCCGCCGCTGTCACTGATGTGTGTAGTTTTTGTTGAGTCGAATCAACCAACGCACGTCACAAAGTGGCAGGCACGGAGCTAGGATTACTCACTAGTTATGGAACTTCAGGAAATCGTTGCCAAGATTGAGGCCCTAGAGAGCCGTGCAAGCGAGCTTCTCTCAAAGGCTGAGAGCGGCGCACCAGCAGAGGACGTCAAGTCCTTCATCGAGCAGGTTCAGAACGAGATCACACCGGAGATCGAGCGCTTGAAGTCTGAGCGCGCAGATCGCGAGCGTGAGGAAGAGGTCAAGGCGCTACGCGCTAAGGTCACTACGCTCGACGAGGTCATCGAGGATCTCAAGAAGCCGATCGGCCCGTTCGCCATTGGCCGCGTTGACGGTAAGGCCGTCACCGACGACGAGACCCCGTACGACTCGGGCGAGTACTCGTTCTTCAACGACATTCGACTAGCCTCCAAGGGTGACGGTTCGGCGCGCGAGCGCCTCATGAACGCCACCGGCGGCAAGGCCATGACTGAGGGAACTGCCAACCAGGGCGGCTACCTCGTCGAGAAGCAGATCGAGCGTCAGATCGTCGAGGTCCGCGAGTCCGACAACGTTCTTCGCGCGCTTTGCTCGAAGCTCAACATCACCACGAACGAGCTACAGCTTGACCAGCTAACGCTCGGTACGTCGGCTGGATGGGTCGCCGAGCTTGCGACCAAGCCTGAGTCGACCAGCATGGCGAAGACCACGGTCTCGGCCTCGGTCTTCACCGCAGCCGGCCTGGCCACGATCTCGAACCAGCTACTTGCTGACTCGAACCCAGCCGTCGACCGCCTCGTCACCTCTGACCTTGCGAAGCGCCTTGTCGCCCTTGAGGAGACAGCGTTCCTCAACGGTTCCGGCACCGGCCAGCCGCTCGGCCTGCTCAACACGCCTGGTCTCGGCGCTACCACGCTGACCAACATCACCGTCACCGACGACGGCGGCCTCCTTGACTCGATCCTCGACGCTATCGCTAACGTCCAGGACAACCACGGTGAGCCGACCGCCATCGTCATGCACCCGCGCACCTGGACGCGCATCCTGAAGGCTAAGGATGCCCAGGGTCTGTACTTGGTTGGGCCGGACTCGGTCCAGCAGGGTCGCGCAGCCAACAAGTCGCTCTTCGGCTTCAAGGTCGTCACCAGCAACCGCATCCCGACCAACCTCGGTACGGGAACCAACGAGTCGCGCGTCATCGTCGGAGACTTCTCCGAGGCTCTGATCCTCGACCGCCAGGGCATCACGGTCGACGAGTCGCCGCACGTCCTGTTCACCAGCAACCAGACGATCTTCCGCGCTGAGCAGCGAGTCGGCTTCACCGCCGCGCGCGCACCGGTGGCCTTCAACGTCATCGGCGGCGTCGGACTCGCCAACGGCTAAGCCTAAGGAGTATCAACAATGGCAACTGAAGACCGATACACAGTAGTCCGCGAGGTTCGCGAGGCTCAGGGCGGAGGAGACCTCCACGTCCACGAGACCGTGTTCCGTGCCGATGAGGTGATCCTCGATCCGAACTCGTCGCTGGCAGTTCAGATCCCTGAGGACGCCGACGCCAAGCGCGACCGCATCACAGTCCCGCTGGGCGAGGCGCTCGCCACCGGAGTCGTCGAGGCCAAGTTTGGCACGACGGCCGCTCCGCTCCCGGTTTCCTCGGAGGCCGGCGAGGGCAGTGATTCCGAGCACGTCCGCGCTGTCGGCTCGGACTCCGGCGAGGAGCACGTTCCGGACCTCTCCTAGGTCACGGAGCGAATCGAAACTCATGAGGGCCGCTTCCGAGCGGCCCTTTTCGTGTCTAGGCCGCGAGTACCCTTAGAGTATGGCTACGCCGCTGATTGATCTCGCCACCTTCAAGATGGCCCTTGGTCTGCCGCCGACTGTGGAGACTCCGGACGATGACAAGTTCACGCTTGCTGTGGCGTCTGCGTCATCGATGGTGAGGAATTTTACTGGTCTAGAGTTCAATGTCAGCGAGGAGGTGCCGTTCTCAGACGTGCGTCAGTACGAATACGACGGGAGCGGCTTCCTTGACATCGACGAATGTCAGACCGTGATGGATGTTTCGGTTCAGTCCGGCTGGACAGGCGACACGATCACAGCGACCACGCTCAGTGTGAATGAGTGGTCTGCGTATCCACTCAACAGCCCTGTCAAGCGCTGGCTTCAGCTTGCACCAAACGCCTACGGGGTGGGTTCTCCGGAGATGGGCTTCACGTACAACCTGGACACCTTGTACTGGAAGTTGCCACAGAAGCCTAACATCGTCAACGTCACCGCAACGTGGGGCTGGCCTGAGATCCCCGACGATGTAAAGCGCGCCACAATCATCATCGCCGACGCATTGGCTGAGACAACCCGTCCGTACACACAGGAATCAATCGAGAACTATTCCCGAACCAGGGCCGCCGCCGACATTGAAGAGGCAATTCCTTTGCGCGCGCAGGCCATTCTTCAGAACTACATCGTCCCTCGATTGTAGTGGCTGAGATCAAGGCCAAGTCCCGCGTCGTTATGGCGCGCGACAACTTTGGTCGATTCGCCGCGCGCTGTGACGAGGCCGCCGTCGCCACCGTGGCGAGGACTGTCAAGGAGGGCGAGGAGGCAGCGCGCGCCTTGGCACCCGTCGGTAAGGCCAGCGGTCGCAAGAAGGGGGACATTCCGCTGAGGCGTTCAATGCGCAGCACGTCTGAGGGAACTCGCGGTTACTGGTACTCTATCTCTCAACATGCGCTATATGTTGAACTCGGAACCAGCCCGCACATCATCAAGGGACGATTGCACTTCTTCTGGAAGGGCGGCGAGTTCGTCTGGAACAATCCGCATTTCGGTCCCGTAGGTAGCGGTCGACTGTATGAGAACTGGGACGAGAGCGGCGCTTGGGTATTCCACCCAGGCACGCGTGCGCAGCCGTTCCTTCGCCCCTCGTACGACCAAGTAGCGCGACACAGAATGATGCAAATCGCTAAGGAAGAGTTTCCAGGATGACTGTAGTGACTGACCCGTACACGCTTCTCGCCAACGCGCTTGAGGTGGTCATTCAAACCGAATTCAGCGACATCCAGTACTTGATCATCCGTCATGATCGTCTGCATGCCTCGCTCGGCACCGACGGGCGTACCTACGTGGGTATCTACCCAGAGGTTGAGGAGACGCGCGGAATCGAGCTTGTTGGCCAATGTACGATCCAGTTCTTCGACCCCTATAAGGCCGACATCGACCCACAGCAACAGGTCGATCCACGGATCATCGCCAACAAGGCTGAGCGCCTGCGGCGTGCGCTAGCCTCGGCGCGCATCACCGGTGATGCTGGCGTTTGGTACTTCGACGTCGTCATGACCAGGTACACAACCGACGCCACGGGCAACAAGTCTCGATTTGAGATGACTGTTCAGTCGCGGGGAAACAACTCTGCATTGATCGAAACGACCGCGTAGTAGGGTTTTTGGCGAGCCGTGGGGTATCTTTTGAGGTCATGGCGAAGATCTCAAAGGCTGCCAGCGCACCCAACGGCGACATCAACGTGTCCATTGGTACCGTGTCCTTCTCGGTGAATAACTCTCCGTACACGACCGACGACCGCGTAGTCATCGAAACAATCAAGGCCTCGTACCCTGACTTGTTCGTCGTCGTAGACGACGCACCGGCCGTCGAAGTAGTTGTCGAGCCAGTCACGCCCACCGAACCTGAGTCCCCAGTAGTGGACGACTGGAAGGAGTAATCACCGATGGCAGGATTTTCCGGTAAGTCCGCTTGGATCGCGGGAGCAAAGCAGACAGCCAAGGGCTCTGTAGCAGCAGCGCCGCTCTTCGCCAACGCATTCTCGGGCGGCAACATTGCGCCTGTTCTGGCAACAGACCGACTCTCCGAGACTGACTCGTCTCGCGACCAGGCCGCCGCATACATCACAACGTCTGGCGTCGAGGGCTCGCCCGAGCTTTACGTGCGCCCTGAGTCGCTCGGCTTCTGGCTGACAGGGGTTCTCGGCAACACAGTATCGACTGGCTCAACACCGAACTACACGCACACGATCAAGCCGGGGCAGACGCTGCCGTGGCTGACCCTGTGGCGCAACATTGGTGGCGCTGGCGCGCTCTTCGAGCGCTTCCAGGATTGCCAGGCCGGTTCGATCACGATCGCAGCCGAGGCCGGCCAGCCGCTCTCCGCCACCGTCGGTGTTCAGGGCTTGATTCCGACGCGTCTCACTGTCGACCCGCTCGGCTCTCTGACGCTTGACTCGGACGTGCCGTTCAACTTCAACAACGCTGCGATCACGCTCGGCGGGGCATCGACTCGTCTGATTCGTTCGTTCAGCCTCACCGTTGAGAACAACCTTGAGCGCCAGCAGACCGACGACGTCGTCCCCTACGACATCACCGCCGGTCAGCGCGAGATCAGCCTCTCGTTCGATCTGCTCTTCGAGGATCTCACCGAGTACAACAAGTTCTACTACGGCGGCGCTACGGGAACCGCTATCTCGCCGAACATCTTCACCACTGCGGCGAATTTCACGTTCACCCTCGACGCCAACAATGAGATCGCCTTCGACTTGCCGTCGATCGCCTACGAGGAGTTCCCGGCTGAGCCAGACCCGGCCGGCGGGCCGATCGTTTCCTCGGTTCGCGCCGTCGCCCAGAAGGCAACCGGCGTCACGGACCTGCTCACGGCGACCTTGAAGAACCAGACAGCGAGCTACTAAACCTAGGCGCTTCGCTACCGCCATGGACCTGAAGGCCGCCACTGCGCGGCCTTCTTCATTTTATGCCGCTGATTTGTGTATTCTTCTAATACATGGACAACAACGCACGGCTTGAGCTAGCTCTAGCGCAGGCGAAGCGAGTACAGCGGGAGTCCCGCTTGCTAGTCCAGTCACTCGCGAGAATGCGGGACTCAGAAACCACAGCCCAGGAGGCACAGGATGAGCAGCAGCGACACGACGGTAGTAACGAAGCCTAGAGACGCATCGGCCTGGAAGAAGGCCGGCGTTCACGAGGTAACGCTTCCCAGCGGTACCGAGGTCACAATCACGATCCCCAACCTTCCCCAGATGGTGAAGAACGGGTCGATCCCCAACAATCTCCTCGATGCTGCAATCGGCGCGATTCAGAAGGAGACGATCACGCGGGAGCTTCTCGCCGAGCAGGCTGAGTTCTTCTCACTGCTAGTCACGACGATGGTCAAGGAGCCCTCGATCACCGCCGACGACGTCGCCGACCTCCCTTACGAGGACATCGAGCTTCTCGTCGAGATTGGAACCCGCCAGCGCGACCTCGATGCGCTCGGAAACCACATCGCAGGCCTGCACCGCTCGGCAGAGTGGCGGCGATTTCGTGGCCTCGACTACGGCGACTAGGCTCTGGCGGACGTTCAAGGAATCAGGCCGTCCTTGGCCTCAGATGGACTCTGACGACGTGATCGACTACATGATCATGGAGGCGGTGTCGCTGAAGGTTGCGAAGGAGGCTAAGGACGCAGAGAAGCGGCGCGAGGTCGAGGATTGGAAGAACGACCGCGAGGGCTTGGATCGCCTGCGCGCTGCGGCTAAGTAATAGGAGGAGGTGAGGCACCCAGATGGCAGGAGAGGAAATCCTAGGACACGGTAAGATCGTTGTCGAAGTCGACAGCAACGTTGGCCGTGAACTCAAGGAGGTCGAAGCTCAGTTCGACCGAACGATGGCGAAGCTTGATCGCAAGGAAGCTGAGCTACGTCTGGGTGCCAACACCTCTGAGTTCTACGCCAAGCTACGCAAGGCGCAGGCTGATAAGGAGCGCTGGGACCGCGAGCGCGCAACAGCTACGCTCGACGTCGATATCCGTAAGGCCAACGCTGGGTTCGCGAACGCGTCGCGCCGCATCAAGCAGTACGAGGCCGAGAACGTCAAGGCCTTCAACCGCATCGCGCAGCTTGACGAGGATCGCGTCAAGGCGGTAGCGGATAACGAGAAGAAGATCGCACAGCTTCGTACTGCGCAGGCCAAGAAGACCGCCGACGCGATCAAGAAGGCCGAGCAAGACGCGGTCCGCGCCGCCGAGGATGCGGCCAAGAAGCGCGCCGAGGTAGGCAAGAAGGCACGTGAGGCCGAGGTCAAGGCCGAGCAGAAGCGCCTTGCCGCGGCTGTTGAGGCAACACGGCGCGCCGAATACGAGAAGCAGCGTCAGTTCGAGAAGACCGCAAAGGCGATCCGTGACGCCGAGGCGAAGGATCTACGCGCCCGCGAGCAGGCTGCGGCCCGCGCCGCGCGCGCATCTGAGCGTGCCCGCGCCGCGGAAATCAAGACCGAGAATGAGCGGGTCAAGGCCGCCGTACGAGCCGCCAGGATTGAAGAGAGGGCGGTCAGTGACGCCGCCGCGCGACGTGAGCGCGAGCTTCAGACAGTGAAGCGCGACACGGTCCGCTACGTCGATCTGCTTGAGCGCCGTCAAAAGCTCGTCGACAAGCGTAACCGCATCTTCATCGACAAGCACGAGCGCGACAAGATCGACATCAAGATTGAGGCTCACGACGAGGAACTAAGCCGGCTCGAAGAGCGACTGCATCGTCTCGGTCATCCGCCGCCTCACCTGTCGTTCGATGTCGATGAACGTGGAACAAAGGCGTTGTCACGTTGGGCGGCAGCGCTCTCAGATACCACGGTGCGTCTTGGCCCATTCACGTCAACAATCGGAGGCGCTGTACGAGCACTGACACTGCTCGGACCTGTCGTCATCGGCGTCGCTGGTGCGGTTGGGGCACTCGCTGGCGCGATCGGTGTTGGCCTCGCTGGGGGCGTCGGGCTGGGCACGGCGGCGTTGACCGGATTCGTTCCGCTCGTCGCGGGCGCTGCGATCGCGTTGAAGCCGGTCAAGGACAACCTGAAGCTCGCGTTCGCAGCGCAGAAGAAGTACAACGACGCGGTCGCCAAGTACGGCAGTAAGTCCAAGCAGGCCAAGACTGCCCAGGAGCAGTTGAACTCTGTCTTCGCTCACATGCCGAAGCAGACCGCGGAGGCCTTCAAGGGGCTGGAGAAGCTCAAGAAGTCATTCCAGTCTGCGACACGCCCAGCCGCCGATAAGGCTTTCGGTCAGGTCTTCAGTGAGGGCATCAAGACTGCTGACAAGTTGCTGCCGTCATTCGCGGCTCGCACGCGTGGGTTCATGACGCGCGCCGCCGATGGCATCACCGAGGCGTTCCAGCGTCTGCGCAGCAAGGGCGGACGCGACACCCTCAACAATATTTTCGAGAACGCCAACCGATCGTTGACGCCGCTCCTGCACGGCTTGGTCTCATTGGGTGCTGCTTTCGGTCACATCGCGTCTGACTTCTCCAACTATCTACCTGGCCTATCAAGGGGCTTCTCCGATTGGGCCGACAACGTCAACAAGGCCTCGAAGTCGGTCGGCGCGAAGAACGCCGTCCGTGTGATGGTTGACGGATTCAAGGCCCTCATCCACATCACTGGTTCGGCGACCCGCCTTTTGGCGACCTTCTTCGGTGTCGCTGCCGGCCGAGGAGGCGGAATCGACTTCCTCAACTCGATCGCCGATGGCATGGACCGGATCTCTGCCAACATTCGCTCTAATCCCGATGGTCTTGGTAGCTTCTTCAGGGACTCCATCGACACAACCAAGGACCTCTACAGTGTCCTGAAGCCGTTGGCTCAGGTGTTTGTCGAGTGGGCGACCATCATGCGTCCGTTCTCGGACATCATCCTGAACGTGTCGGCAACGTTCGGGCGTTGGATCGCCGAACTCTCAAGGTTCAAGGGTGTCCGTGATCTCTTGGTTGGTGCGTTCGGCATCTTCCTTGCTGGTACGCTGGCCGGTAAGGTTCTCTCAGTCGTCGATGCTGTCAAGGAACTTGGAGCGGCGTTCAAGGCGCTAGGAGCGATCAAGCTAGGAGGCGCGGCGGTTGATTTCCTCACCGGCGGCGCGGCCAGCAACATCTTCGGTCGTGTCCGTAAGCCCAAGACCGCTATCAATGTTGGCGAGCAGCTTGCGCTCGGCGTCGGAGAGGGCGCGGCCGGCGCTAAGGGGCTTTCGGCGATTGAGCGCGTAGCCGGTAAGTCAACAACTGAGTTGAACCTACTACGCGGCGCTGCTGTTGGCTCAGGAGCAGCTATCGGTGAGCTAAGCGGCGCAAGCATCGTGTTGACTGGCGGGCTGTCTGCGCTAGCCGCGGCGGGCGGGTTTGCGGCCTACAAGATCGCAACCATGAAGACTGGCCTTCAGAAGCTGAAGGATTCGATCAAGGACACAGATAAGGTCAACAAGGACTTCAACTCGCACGTAGCGCTTTCGTCCGAGGCGACGCTGATCGCCGGGCAGGCGCAGTACAACTATCAGCAGGCACTTGGTCGTGTAGCGGCCCTGAAGAAGCAGTTGAACAAGCTCGACCGTGAGGGCAAGCAGGGAACGCAGGAGTACAAGGACAAGCTTCAGCAACTCAATACTGCTCTACAGCAGCGACAGAGCTATGAGGATGGCGTCAGGAAGGCTGCGGCACTGAAGCGCGACGCCGACCAGGCGATCATTGACTCTCGTGATAAGCAGAAGAAGAGCCTCGAAAACTGGCAGAAGGCCACAGACCGTGTAACCAGCGCGCAGAAGGATCTCGATCGCGCGCTCAAGGACGGCGAGGGCGCTAATGTCATTGAGGATAAGCGCAAGAAGCTAGCCGACGCGACGACCCTAGCCGCTAAGGCCGAAGACAAGTATCACCAAACGTTGGTCGCCCAGGGGCATGCTGCTCGTCAGGCGATTGCCGACGCGCTCAACTACCAGCGAGAGCTTCACGGATTGGTGGCCGCGAGCGGCGCTGCTAACACAGCGCTCGCAAATCTCTATAGACGCTCGCAGAGTTTGGCCAAGCGCGTCGCGTTGAAGTTCGCCGACCCTAAGGACGCTGGCCGCGTCGCGTCTAACGCGAACCGAGCGCTCAAGTCGGGAGCGCCCACCAAGATCGTCACCGACATTGTCGTCAACTCGAAGAACGCTGAGCAGGCGATTCGTCGTCTTCGCGCAGTGCGAGACATTCGCACAAACCTGACGATTGCTGAGCGTGGCGGCAAGCACGCAGTTGAGGTCTTGCAAGGCATCAAGGGCACCAAGTTGACCCGTAAGGAGCAGCAGATCGCCACCGCCGGTGGCCCGAAGGCGCTCGCGTTGCTGGCTAAGATCATGGGCATCAAGCTCGGTCCGAAGACTCAGCAGTTGCTCGAAAAGGGCGGCGGCAACGTTCTTGCACGCTTGGCTCGCATCCTTGGATTCCGGCTACCTCCAAAGGTCGTCAACATCGTCGCCCACGACGGTGCGTCGGCGATGCTGAATTCGCTGCGCGCCAAGGCCGGGCAGCCGATCTATCAGGATGTATACTCGCGTTTCCACGGCGCTACTGGAGGCCCTGCGCACCTGGCGGCGGGACGCGGTCCCGGAGGATCTGAGCGAGCGTTGGTCGGCGAGGGCTCGCGTTGGCAGGGTGCGCCTGAGTATGTCGCCGATCACAAGAGTGGTCTAGTTGTCCGCGTGGATGGGCCTACCATGATGGATCTGAAGCCGTCTCAGTCGGTTATTCCAACCGAGCCGCGTCACCGCGCGCGCGGCATCGAGTTGTTCAAGCAGTTCGCCAGAGACACAGGAATCTCGATGTTTGCCGGCGGTAGGGGCATCATCCACAAGCCCACCAATCGTCCCAGCACGGCCGACGACCCGACCACTGGACCTGGATTCTACCCGACGAAGTTCACGCCGCGTGAACCCGGCTCCTACAAGACCGGTAAGCGTAAGACCAATATCAAGGGCGCTGGATTCGGAAAGGGACTACGCCTCAACACGGCGTCGCCGAAGGCTCAGTACGTCAAGCAGCTTCAAGAGAAGGAGGAGGATCTAGGTAAGGAGATCGATCTTCAGGAGCGCTCGATCAAGGAGCCGGACACGTTCCTCAAGAAGAGCGGCAAGACTGACGGGCTCGGCAACGATATCTACGTCGTCGACCAGGACCTAGTCAACTCCTACGCAGGTAAGCTCAAGACCCTAAAGGGTTGGCAGGAGAACCTCCAGTCAACGATCGCTGAAGAGGTCAAGTACCTGCCTCAGGCGTTGAACGAGTTGATGAAGGCCCGCCGCGACTCGTCGTCGAATTTGCATGCCTTGACGAAGGAGCAGACGCGTCTTCAGAAGGCCATCGACAACGAGCGCAATAAGAAAAAGCCGAACAAGAAGAAGGTCCATGAGTGGACCAGCCGACTCAAGGCCATCAAGGGCGAGATCCGCCGCGAGACCAAGATCCACGACGGCTCGGTTGAGGATTTCACCAACTTCCGTTCGCGCCAGAAGGACGCCGGCTTCGACTACCGCAACATCGGCGCAGACATCGCTGATACCCAGGCTGACATCGATGGTGTCGCCGGCAAGGCCTCCTCCGAGGCCGGTAGCGACGGAACCGCGGTCGGCGGCTCCGGAGGTGGGGGCGCTGGCGGAGGCGGTGGAGATAACACGCCAGGCTCGCTCAGCATCGCCAAGGGCGACGCGGAGATCGGCCAGGGCGTGCTCAATGGCGACAAGGCGCTCCAGATCCAGGGCTACAACGATAAGATCTCCGGCTACAAGGACGAACTCAAGGCCGCAGACGCGCTTCTACACGACTCTATTCCTGGAAACGACGAGCAAGCCTACAACATGATCTCCGAGGCGACCTCTGGGATCAACGACGCAACCGCCGCAATCGCAGCCCTCAACGGAACCGGAGACACCGCACAGAGCCCTGACCAGCAGGCACTGCTGGCTCAGGCTACGACAAACGCTGCGACAGCGGCGCGGGCGCAGAAGGTAGCCGAGTCGTTGCTGTCGGTGTTCACCGGCAGTGGCGACCTCGGGCGGGGCGGTTACACAGCCCTGGGCGCGTTGCTTGGTCTGGGCGGCCAGGGACCGTTTGCCTCTAATGGCCTTGCTCGACTCGGAGGAACAACAGTCGTCGTCAACACCCTCCACCCCGGAGATACGCGCACACTTGACGCGATCGGCCGGGCCGCGACGGCTGGTCAGTCACTTCAGGGATACCGTCCCACTACGCGCTTTGGTGCTGGATACTAATGGATCGACTTAGGCTTGTCTACTTCGGCGCTAACGGCCGACCGATTGTTGCTCAGGATCTCAACGACGGGGTCAACGTGACCGTCCTTCGTGACGCCTTGAGTTTTACTCCCGGCCAGACTAACACCCAGACCGCAGCGAGTGGCCGCCGCTGGGAAGGCGCTGAGTCTGTCTCGGAGACGCACGACAACGGCGTCTTTGAGTGTGAGTGGTACGTCGGCGATGGAACATCTAGCACGGCCGCGCTTGATCTAGCGGAGTCTATCTCTGCTCAACTAACCGACCCAAACGGCGCGTATTTCATCGAGTGGAGGCCTGAGGGCGCTGTTCGTTCTCGATACTCAGAGATTCGTTGTGCCCAGTCACCTTCACTGAAGTATCGCTGGATCGAGTTCAGTGGCACAAAGCGTATCCACATGGCTGCTCAGCTTCAAATCGCACCACTAGCTGTCGGTGACCAGACATGGATTTACGAGGACTGGGCTCGTCCCGACCGCGTAGGCGTTCCCGGTACGACCAATAATGGTCTAGATGAGTACACGGTCACCGACGCAGCCCATACACCGCCAGCGACCTATGTTGACGCCAACGGTGATCTTGTCTTTGCCGCCAGCGGACTGAAGACCTTCCTGTGGTCGCGCGGATACACCTACCGGCAGGGCGAGGCGGCCGTCGCTGTCACGGTCGGCGCGAGCGCCACCGGGTCGGCGTCTCTGATTCTCGGCCAGGCCACCAACGGCGATCGTATCTACGCGCGCTGGAACTACGCAACCAACAACGTCGAGATCCGTAAGGTCACCGGCGGCGTCGACTCTCAGATTGCGGTCGCAACAACTTCTGCTATCTCGGCCGGCACTTACGTTTTGAGGGCGTCGCGAATCGTTAGCGGTTCGACCGGAAGCACCGTCGTGCGCGCCGACCTCTTCCCGTTGCCGGCCGACTCTGATGTAGATTACTGGTTCCCGAACCGCACCGACATTGGCGCTACCTCGTCGGCTAGAATCTCAACAACGTTGTCTTCTGGCGACGCCGCGCTCGCCGCGGACGGTGCCTACGGCTTTGCTATCGATCCGGTCGGCGACACCGCGACCCAGAAGGTCCGGCGTTGGTGGCTCGACCCGTTCGTCTCTGGCTTCAACTACAACGGATCTCAGCCCGCCGCCTACTTCGTTCCTGGACAGACCAGTTTTGGTCATGTGCCGGGCTCGGCTCCTGCGCTGGTGGACATCGACGTCGCGGCCGACATCTCATCGACGGTTTCGGGTGGTTCCCTAGGGTGGGCGATGCTGTCTTGGTGGGAGCGCCCAGCTATGACGCCGCTGGCGATCAACGCGGGCTCGAACGGAATCGCTCAGGCATCGCAGCCGTTCGGCCTGTGGGACACAGACACAACGACGTACCCGGCGTACTTCGGCATCGGGCCGATCGGATTCACGGGCGTCTCGGCTAACGTCGCCGCCTCCAGCGGCAACCTGCTCTGGGATAGTGCTGTCGGCTCTCCCGATTTGTGGGTGTTCAACGTCCTCGTCGACCCAAGCATTGTCAGCCCAGACGACTTCACAGACGAGGTGAGGATCGAATTGTGGGCTCGTCTCTATCAGAGCGGCGGCCTGACTTCTTTGACTTCGACTCCGTCGGCGTTGCCGCTAGGGGCCGGCGAAATCTCACACCGCTACACCTCAGAGTGGGGCTCCAACGGTCGTCTTCTAGCGACTGGTTCGGGTTGGCGTATCCATCGACTCGGTATTTTGTCGATTCCTGTCGATCGGCTCAGCCGCACCCCTTGGGTTCTGAGCTTTCAGTTCGTCGCTGGGAACGGATCAAGCGGCACGTTCGGGCTTGATTGGGTGGCCGGCGTACCGGTACGGGGACGCGCGGTTCTCCCCACTGGTAAGGTGCAGGATTCGACGTACCCGAAGTTTATGCCGGGCGGCCTCGGCAACATCATGTCACGTCGCGTGTACTCGAACCTGACCGGCGCGTCGGGTGGATCAAACACGCCGCCGAACCTGTACGCGAAGACGCGCGGTATGAGCGGCGCGGCGATCACTATCGCGGGCGACAGCGAGCCGCAGGTACTGGTTCTGACGTCTGATCAGGTTCCCGACGATCCGTCCCTGCCCGCTGGCGAGAACGTGTGGATGGCGGGACAGCCCATGTATGTGACAATGCGCGTCCAGCCCCGCTATTACCTTGGACGAGGGGTCGCTTAGTGTCGTCGGCGGTCATTCGAATCCAGTCTCTCGGCGACCAATGGGAGCAAATCGGAACCGGCTCGTGGTCTGGTTTTTGGCCTGAAGCAATCACCGCGACGTCCAACAAGTGGGGGCCGGATACGCTGACGTTTACTCTGCGCCGAGATCCCAGGGTAGGCGGGGCGTTCAATCTCAACGCGTTCGCACCAATCGAACTTGAGGTCGATGGAGCCGTGGTCTGGGACGGCTACGTTTGGGAAACCCCAACGACGATTTCTGCTAGTTCAGTCTCAGTAGCGGTGACCGCGCGCGGAAAGCAGTACTCGCTCGACGACGAGTCATACGCCCGTACCTACGTCCAGACCGACCTCGGTGTTTGGAGCGATGTGCGCGGGCAGCCGACCGCAAATCTCGCGAAGTGGCCGCAGGCGTTGACGGCTTCGGCCGGTGACGGAGCTATCACGCTTGGCGCGGCGAACGGCTCAGCGTGGACAACACTAACTGCCGCTGGCGTGGTCGCTGATTTTGGTCCAGACCCGTCATCGTGGATTGAGTCCGTCGCGATCGAGGTTGGCCGCGGCCCCGGCACGATGTCTACCGGCGGCGACATCTACGTACGCAACGCAGACGACCCGGCTAATCTACTCAGCGGCGTGGCCGGTACGTATGAAGACTTCATCTCTGGTTACGCCGCCTCCTCCGTGACGCCACAGACGACGGGATTCGACACACTGACCGGAACCGTCACTACCAAGCGCCGCTATGTTGCAGTCTTTGTCTTCAACGGTGGCATCACCTATACAGCCACGACCGACGACGTCATCATGATCAAGGCCGTTCGCTGCTACAGCGACGACGCTTTCTCCTCGGCCGGCGATAGCGTTCTCCACGCAGATGACGTGGTCAAGGATGCGCTGTCTCATCAGCCGTATCTGACGCAGGACGTCTCCGATATCGCGGCGACAGCCTTTGAGATTCCCGACTTCGTAATCGGCGAGCCACGAACCGTACGTGAGATCATCGAGGCCGCCAACGCCTTTCACGCCTACCGCACGAAGGTCAAGGTCGGCGGCGCGCTGAAGTTTGCCCCGCAGCCGACGACACCGACACTGGAGACGGGCGACGAGCCCGGTTCTGAGTTCTCCGACGCCTCAGCCAATGTAGCCGAGGAGATGTTCAACAGGGTCGACGTGACCGGAACGGGACCGGACGGCAATAGCCTGCTTGTCCGTCGAACGACACAGCAGAGCGCGTTGTCGACGCAGTTGGTGGCACGATCGAGCCCGAGCTTTCAGAACGGACTGTTCGCCTCTAACATCAGCGGCTGGACAGGCGCTGGCGGCGGCGCGGGCTGGGCCTGGGATAGCGCGGTCTCGCACAGTGTGCCCGGCGGGTCACTTCGGGCGACAACGAACACGGCGGACTTCGTGTACACCCAGTTCACGAGCGGTATGACGTTTGAGAAGGACCATACATACGTCTTCCGCTACTGGGCTCGTCAGGACGACATGACGATCTCCAGCCACGCCGGCCAGCCGCACATCATGATCGATGATCCCGCCGCGGCCACTGCGCGCTACAGCGACGGAGAGACCTACTACAACGGGCAGCTTCTCGCTCCTGCCTGGACGCCGCTCAATATCACCGCAGGCATTGCCTCAAATGACATCCAAGTAGTCAATCGTTGGGAGCAGTTTGAGGTGCAGTGGACTCCGCTTGAGACCTACACAGGCGATCGTGTTTACTTCCGCTTCGAACAGGCGACGTCCACGACGACCGGCAAGCACCGCTGGTACGACGACTTCGTAATCTATTGTGCCGTTCCTACGCTTTTGGATCGCGTTGGACGAAACCGCACAGCGACCCTAACGGTGTCTTCACCGTTGACGGTGAACGCGGCGAAGCAGCTAGGCGACGTGTTCCTAGCGTTGCGGTCTAGGACGCCGTTCAAGGGCTCGTGGAGCGTCACCGGAAGAGGCGTGCGTTCGGCCCTGACTGGGGCTCCGATCTCACCTGCCGAGGTGTTGTTGTACTCGGGCGAACTCGTACGCTTCTCCAATCTCGTAGACCCCGACGTTGGCGGCGTCGGACGAGATGGAATCATCGACACCGTCTCGTACAGCCACGACGAGCGAACTGCGTCTGTATCGATCGACAACACACGCAATGACTTCGAATCGCTGCTCGCTCGACTCGCCGCGGTCACGCAGGCGCGCTCACGCTACTAAATCAGGTACACTAAACGATATGTGTAGCCACAGCTTTGCCTGGCATGGCGTCATTCAGCCCTCGCGTTGTCCCCTATGCGGTGCTTGTTTGCACTGCGGTGGTCCTAACCCCCAGCCTGTTTACCCAACGCCGCCCGCGATCCCCGCTAACCCCTGGAGGTATCCGTGGTACCAGGGCGGCCCGATCTACACGACGACGGTTAGCACCACAGTGAACACGGAGACGACTTCCTCATGAGACGACTACGACGCCGCCCGAAGTGGCTCGTCATCGATGGCTGCCCCGCCCCCTACGATGTCGCCCCCTACATCTATCTGATTCTGAGGCGCGCCGGCCAGTCCGCGTCGAGTATCTATCGAGGCGACGACCACGACGCTCGGCCGATCCTCCACCGCCACGGCAAGCACACCCAGCGTGAGATGGAGAACGCGACCCCAGCGGAGCGCGCCGCCTGGGGAATCACGGGAACACCGAACCCGGCCGGCCGCTCGATGCACGAGCTACGTTCCGATGGTGTAGCCAAGAGCGGACCGGTAGGTCGGCGTCTCGAACCGTGGGAGGTTGGGGTCGATTCAGGCGTCAATAACGATTTCACGCGTATGCGGCTGAAGATGGCAGCGCGCCACTACGGGCTTGAGATCTACTTCCCCTACGACTCGGTTGTCGAGTACCACCATTGGGGCTTTCGCCGCCAGCCACGCGCGGACGGAAAGCACCTAACGCGAACTCGGGTTGCGTTGACTCGCGCCTATCTAAGGAGGTTCAAGTAATGGCCAAGCGCGTTTCCTGGAAGTGCGTCCTGCTGGTTTCGCACTTCGAGGGCTTCTCGGCCCGTCCGTATCGTGACTCTGTGGGCGTTTGGACGATCGGCTTTGGTGAGACCGAAGGCGTGGGACCGCATACCCGCCGAGTGACTCGCCTCCAAGCACTACGGCAGCTACGCCGCCGTCTCAACCGTGACTATCTGCCCGCCGTGTTGGCGGTGAACCCACATCTCACACAACGCCAGATCGACGGATTCACGAGCTTTGTCTATAACGTCGGTACGGGCGCGCTGAGTTCGTCCACCACGGTTGGTAAGCTGCTCCGCGGCGGTCATTGGGGAATGGCGGCTACGGCAATCCTAGCGTGGGACAAGGCCGGAGGGCACCCGTTGGCCGGCCTAACGCGCCGCCGCCGCGCCGAACGACTCGTGATCGTTCAGGGCTACGCAGCCGCAACCAAGTACCTCAAGAGCGGCAAGATCTAGCACGTGATTCGATAGAATCAAGTACTAGTCCTTCTATCAGGAGACGAAATGCCCGATTCAGTAGTAACCCCCGACGCTCCCGACACCGAGGCGATCCAGCAAGTCATCGCTGAGTTGCCGCAGGTGATCAAGGAGGCCAAGGCTGGCTACCGAACAACTGAGTTCTGGATCACCATCGCCTGGGTCATCGCTTCCCAACTCCAGGTCCTCCACCTCCCGTCCAAGTACGGGGACCTTTCCTCCATTGCCGCCGTGGTGGCGTACGTGCTCTCCCGGGGTATCGCCAAGAAGGGCGTTCCCCACGTAGAGTCCTAGGCCACCCACGCCGGGCAGCGCCCGGACACCTTCGGGAGGAGGTGATGCCAGTGACGGAAGACCGACGCCGCCGTGGTCGTTCCTAGCTGGAGGTGATCCCAATCTCGGCATTGGCCGCCCAACGAGGCGGCCTTTGTCGTTCTGCTACTCTTCAGCGATGGCCCGACGCCCCTCGCAGCGCCGCCGCTTCCATGGTGGGCGCGCAATGCTGAATCTGCCCGGTCACCATTCCACCGGAGCGCTCGTCGCCGAGATCGAAGACACATCTCGTTGGAAGAAAGGCAAGAACGGCGAAGGTGAAGAACTTCAACGCTGGAACGCCCGGCCCTGGATCACGCTCCAGGTCGCCGATTGCACGCGCAGCGTGTCGTTCGATTTCGACATCGCTGACCCTGACTCGCGCGCCAACGACCTCCACAAGGTCAACACGATGCTCGATCTGTTGACCAAGTTCCGTGACGGTCTCGTCGCCGAACAGGAACGCTACGTCGAGCGCCTCGCAGTTCTTCCGGTTGACGCCGACGATGAGTAGCTGCTAGGCTTCTCTAGCCGTCGATTCGGAAGCAAAAGACGCCTGCGATCGGTATAACTTCATCAACCTCGAAACGCAACACGGAGGCCAGATGTTCGACAACCTCACAGTCTTCACGCCCAACGGGCTAGATCCAGACGCGGGCGCGATCAAGCAGATCAAGACCTGCATGGAGGCCGGCGACGCGGTCGCTGGGGTCCTCTGCGCAGACCACCACCTCGGCTACTCTGCTCCCATCGGAGGTGTCATCGCCTACGAGGATTACGTGTCTCCGTCCTCGGTAGGCTACGACATCGGCTGCGGCAACAAGGCCGTGTCGACGAACCTATTCCTCGGCGATGTCAAGGCTGACATGCCGAAGATCATGGACGAGATCGCGCGACGCATCAGCTTCGGCATGGGACGACCGAACGACGAGCCTGTCGATCACGAGATCTTCGATCGCATCAACCGCGAGTCTCCGATGCCAGGCGTCCGAAACCTGCTCGGCACCGCCCGCGCCCAGCTAGGCACCGTCGGTTCCGGCAACCACTACGTCGATCTCTTCGCCGAAGAAGGCACCGATCGTATCTGGATCGGCGTTCATTTCGGCTCGCGCGGCTTCGGCCACAAGATCGCCTCCGGCTTCCTTGCGCTCGCACAAGGCAAGTCGTTCGACGGTCACGCCGACGGCGGCGAGATGCACTCGCCGCCTGTACTGCTGCATAAGAACTCGCCTCTTGGCTACAACTACATCGAGGCTATGAATCTTGCGGGCGAGTACGCCTACGCGGGCCGCGACGTCGTCGTCGACAAGGTCTTGGAGATCCTGGGGTCACCGGCCGTGATGCATGAGGTCCACAACCATCACAACTTCTCATGGTTGGAAAACGTGAACGGTGTGGATTGTTGGGTGGTCCGCAAGGGCTCGACGCCGTTGTATCCAGGCCAGCAGGGCTTTGTTGGCGGCTCGATGGGTGAAAACGCCGTGATCATCGAGGGCAAGTACGCGGAAACGCGCAGCCCGGATGACGACGTGCTGGTCGCTGGATACTCGGCCATCTGGTCCGCCCCGCACGGAGCAGGACGTGTGATGTCGCGCACCGAGGCCAAGGGCAAGCAGCGCAAGCGCTGGTTCTGCCACAACTGCGGCAACCTGCAACAGCGTGGAGAGCCCGCCTGGACGTACGGATGTCCAGGGTGCAGTGCCGTTGATGGCGTCGGCAAGCAGTGGGTCACTGAGCGCGAGGGCCGCGTCGACTGGAAGGCTGTCCAGAGGCGCCTGCGCCGACAGGGCATCGAACTTCGCGGCGGCGACGCCGACGAGGCACCCGAGGCCTACAAGCGGCTGCCAGAGGTACTATCCGCGCACGCCGACTACGTCGAAGTCAAGCACTCGCTCCGACCGATCGGCGTTGCCATGGCTGGCAGCGGCGTTGTCGACAAGTACAAGGACTGACATGGCGTCGCGTTACGTGACGGAGTGTGATCGTTGCGGTCACGAAATCAATGGCGAGTCGTACGAGGTAGACGATCGTGACTTCTGCCCTGACTGCAAGAGCGCCTTCGATCTCTTCATGGAGCCGCATAAGGCAGCCGAGTTGCTCAAGAAGCGCCGCAAGAAGCGTGTCGCTCGGCCGTGTCCGCATCATGTACCTTGTGCCGAACCCTGGGGATGTAGCGGTGACGAGGTCGTCTCGCTCTCGGACCCGAGACCATCACTAGACGAAATGGGTTTCTGAGAATGTCGCTGCCGGTCGAAATCACCAACAGCCTCCACGACGTCATCCGTGACGCCGCCTATGGCGCAGCACAGATGATCGGGCAGGCTATGGACGAACAGAGCTTCGGATCGCAGGACTTCCGCAACGAGGTTTACCTGAATCTCGAAGGGCAACTCGCTGACGTCGTAGTTGACATCATCACCGAGTCGAGTTTCGTCTTCGATGCGTAGACTACGATCAACGCTAGCGCGTTTCAATCCTTACAGGTATGGACTCGACGAATATTCGCGCTACTTCGAGGACATTGACGGCGAGCGCTACGTGATCGAGCCGTATCCGTTCGGCGGCTGGACGCCTCGTCGTCTGCGGTGCCGCTTGGCACAGAGGCGCGATGTCATCGCCTGGTTCGCAGCGACGCTAGTGACCGGCTGCCGCGACCTTTGGAAGTACTGATGCAGAGGATCACCATCGAACCAGCAATGGGCCAGGGCTACAACGCCTGGCTAGAGACTAAGGGTCTGTTCTTCTGGCGGCGCGAGCAAACCGATATCTACTACGGCTGGGGCTACACGCGCGACGAGGCCGAACAGAATCTACGCAATCGTATGCTCGCGCTCGAAGATCATCAACGCTGGCTTGATCAGCCAACTACCTACAAGGAACTATGACCACCGACGACTTCTTTGCTCTCATTGAGCCACACGCAGAGGCCGCGGGCGGCGAACTTGCTCTCGTCTCACGCACTGGCAGCCGGGCCTACGGAACCAATCACGCCGACTCGGATCACGATTTTCGAGGCGTCTACGTGGCTGGGCTTCCTAGGGTTCTCTCCCTGGGCGGCGCTAAGGACTCGCTCGAACTCAACCACATCGCCGAGGACGCAGACGTCGTCGTCTACGAGCTAGCGCACTTCGCTCGACTCGCAGCGAAGGCGAACCCAACAGCGTTGGAGATGCTGTGGTCCGACGACACCGTGATCGATGCCTACTCGGCCGGCGGCCAACTCATCAATAACCGCGGCCTCTTCCTCTCGAAGCGCATCGCCCACACCTACGGCGGCTACGCCGTGTCGCAGCTACGTAAGGCACGTGAGGGAACTGGTGGTTCTCGCGGCGCGAGTCACCATAAGCGCACCAAGTTCAAGCTTCACACGCTACGGCTGCTCATGGCCGGCGTCCACGCCCTCAAGCACGGCGAGGTCTTGGTGCGCTTACAGCCACTTCAGGTGGAGTGGCTCAAGGGTGTAGCCGAGAAGGATCTCGACGAGGTTGAGTCAATCGCCGAGGCCATGTTGATCAATCTCGACAACGCCGCCGCTGACTCCAAGCTCCCCGACGAGCCCGACATTGACAAAATCAACGACCTTGTCTATCGAATCAGGATGGGATTCTGATGAAGATCAACTTCACGCCAGACGGAGACACAGTGCGTAAGGCGGTCGCTGAGATCAAGCACCAGGACGATACCGTGCCTCGGTCGAAGCGGCTGTTCGACAACTACGGCACAAAGGTCGACCACACGATCCACGAGATCATCGTGTGTGCCTATCCGACCGAACGGTCGCAGTACAACTGATGCCGCCATTTAGGCTTCTTGATCAACCCGGTCGCGGCTATCACGGTAAGAGCTTTGCCATCTCAGGACCCGGCGACCTACATCTTGACGTTGACTACGATGACGTTGACCACAACGCCGTAGACATCCTCTATAAGCGCATGCTCGACATCCTGAATCAGAACTGGGTTGCCGTGGATGGATTTCGCTGCCCGGACTGGGACAGCGATGACGGCGGTGAGGATTGTTGGGGTTCACTCACCGAGAGTCCCGGTAAGTGCTCGTGCGGACGCTGGAAGGAGAGGATTCGGCTTGGCTAGTTTTACCGACCAGATAACGATGACAATCAACGCGGTCGCCGCCGGCCCGGTCGTAGAGTTTTGTCGGGCTGAGAAGGAGAGCACATTTGAGTACACGACAAGTCCCTGTCATGCGCCGGCAGCGGTCATCTTCTGGGGCAAGTTCTATCCAAAGAGCCTGCTGGGTCCTCGCTGCTGGGACTGCGCTGACGCTGGGTACCGCAAGTACGCGCATCGCGGACTTTCTGAGCAAACGATCGCACAGTCTGCGATCTTCGATCTACGAGGACTTCATCGTGAGCGTTGAAGACTTTGACTTTTCTAACCTGAGTCCCGAGGACATCATCGAGGGGGCGCGCCGTGGCTCGCTTCGCGACCGTGCTGTCGCAGCCCGCGAGGCTCAGGTAGAGGTTCAGCGCGCCGAACTAGATCGTCAGGACGCTGAGCTTGAGAAGGCCGCTTGCGAGTTTCTCATGTTTGAGCTTGACGTTCCGCGTGAGGACGTTGATGCGGTGAAGTTTGATCGCGAGCACATGGGCGGTAACCGTCTCAAGCGTCAGGCCATCTTCAGGGTCGACGGTATCGAGTTCCGCGTCAGGTATGGTTACGGAGACTCCGACGAGATCGTCATCGAGGCCTCGCGCACACCCGGCGTACAGAACTACACCAAGGTCGAAACGCTCGCCGACATCGGCAAGCTCATCATCAATTAGCGCAACAAGAAAGCCCTGAGGGTGGTTGCCTTCAGGGCTTCTTTGCGTCCTAAATCAGTACCCACTGCACGTCCCTAGTCGGGGAATGGTCCATACTCGATGATGAGATTCTCGGGGCGCATTTGTTGATCCAGCCAGGTCTCGCGCCCCAGGACGACCCTTGCGTGCTCGACGGCAAGCCAGCGACGGAACGCAGGGTCGGAGGTGCAGCGCTGGAACGCCAGCTTACGGTTCTTGCCCTGCGTTCGTTCGTCGGCAGCGTTACCAACCGCGCCGGACGGCTCATGCGTACACCGAACAGCGGTATCGCGCTTGTTGCGGTTCTGGCCGCCAGCGCCGCTGGCACGATAGTAGTCCCACCGGAAATCGTCGCGCGTCAGATGCAGTACTCGTTCACGCACCGAAGCGGCACTCCTTACGCGCCTCCTCAGAGCCGCGACTAGCACCACACATTGTGCACCGAACAGATGCTTGGCCGTATAGCCACGAGTGGGTACGCAGTATGCGGTCCAACTCAGCCATGTGGGCGCGGAACTCGTCACCTCTCATGTCGAGGACATTGCTCATCCAGCAAAGTCTACATCAATGAAGGTAAGGTCGTTGCGCAACTGCTTGACCTGCTCGCGTAGCTCGCCAATGTAGGGCGTGGTTACGAACTTGAACTCGACGCCGCAGTCGACATATCTGCCAAAATCGTCTAGCTCGTGTCGCACAGCGTAGGCGTTGCTGACTCGCTTGCCGCACTTGCGGCAGTAGGCGAACCACTCAGAGACGTCGTCCGACCACTGGACGATAATACAAGCCTCCTCACGGATGTCACTTTCGATGCGGCAGATGAGCCGCCGCTTGACCTCTTGGAACGCGTGCAGACGCGCACCAGACGCGCTGCTGAGACCGAGGCGCGACCAACCAGGAGGATCGGCAGCGCAGAACTTGTTCGCCAATGCGATCTCCTCAGCGACTAGGTCTTCGACGACCTTGATGGCGTCGTTGTAGTCAGGCATCGCTATTCAACCTCCTGCGCCCACACGGCGGGGCGCTCTTCTCGATCGATGTACTTCCACATCGCCGTGCGTTCGATGCGTCGCGCTAGCTTGACCGCTTCGTCTGGGTCGTCGTGTGAGACCAGCACGGTCGGATGTCGCCAACGCGCGAGAACATACCGACCGCGCATCGGCGGCGGGCTGCCGAATTCACTCAGATAGCCGTGCCATTCGCCGGCCGCGAGAAGCTCGTCCTCGCGTCGTAGTCGATCGATGCGGTTGATCCATTCGTTTACGTTCACAACTCCATCTCCTCTGGTAGGGGCTCGTTGCGGTCGACGGCGCGGCCGTGGATCTGAAGCAGGCGGCGGATCAAATCTCTCGTGTCCTCGTCCTTGACGTACTTGTGGCTGTAGTTCGCGTAGATGGCTGCGACCTGAAGCGGCGTATACACGACGCGACCGGCAACCATGCGCCGGTCGTCCATCAGCATTCTCACCATCAGATCCAACGGAAGCTCTGCCTCTCTTGGACACCGCTTCCCTGGGTACCACGATCCTAGCTCAGTCACTGAAGAGTGAACGAGCGTCGGAGGTTGTACTCGGGCCAGATACCGACACCCTTGAACCCCAAGTGCGCGGGCTGCTCCTCACAAACCCAACGACGTCGTCCGTCCTCACCATCATCGGGGTGGCGACAGAGAACTCTCAGCACCCTGTATGGTCGACCGCCGTCATCGCAGATAGACCACCTCTGGTTGACCTCGATGTTGGGGTTGTTGTACTTGATCTGGTCAAGTGTCTCCTTGTGAGAGATGCTCACGGTCTGAAATCTCCTGCGTAGAACCAGTCCAGGAAACCCAGCACGTCTTCAGGTCCGTAGCCTGCGTTGAGAGACTCATCGCTCAAGAACTCTTCGCGAACGAATCGTCCGAGCGTCACCCGCACGTCGCCTAGGTCCGCCGAGTCGATTAGCTGAGCAAGCTCAGTGCGCAACGTCTGATCGTACAGGCCGTTACTGCGGTCACCGAAATCCCAAGAGTAGAATCGCAACAACACCTGTATCGCCTCGTAGAGGGTCATGCCTTCCTTCCCGTTCCCTGACACGGCCAGCAATCTACGACCTCGCCGACGCCGCCGTTGGAGGCAAGGATGACGTCGGTTCCGTGGCCCTTGCATTTCGAGCAACGCTTTTCAGCAGGGATCGCATCGACGCGCGCCTTTGACCAGTCGTATCCGTTAGTGAACGGCGTGTATCTCATCATCGAGGCGTCGCGGAACCCGTTGTCAGAGTGGGAGGCGCTCAACGGCTGCTCGTGTGTGCGCCGACGAACCTCGTCGACCGTGCGCTCGAACGACGCAGGGTTGTTGAACGTTAGCAGCGCATCGTAGCCGCCGCGTAGGTTGATGTTGACGAGGTCGCGCATACCGAGCACCGGAGGGAGCACATCGCGGTGAATGGCGATCATGACGACGAAGCTCATCGACCGCCCCAATAGCGACGCCCTTGACGTTCATCGCGCCGCCCGCAGCGATACGCGAGTAGAACGAGTGCGATGTCGATAACTAACTTCACAACGACCTCACCGGCGGCCTCAAACGAACCGCACCCTCGGTCGATCCACGACAGAGTCCACGGTTGCTGTGAAGAACTTACCGTCGTGCTCTCGAAAGAGAATCACTACGTCGGACTTCTGTAGCAGCGCGGCGTGCTCTTCGGACCAGTCCTGGATTACCTCGTCCGGAGGAGCGCTAGTGTGGATACGCCACGTCCTCACGTCTGGCGCTGTGCGCGGCCAATTGTGAGAGGTTCGGTGTCTAGTAAGGTGATATGCGCCCATTGGTGGTCCTATTCGTTGTTGTCGATTCTGATGTGGCCGAGTGATGTATCTGCGTACATGTAGATCTTTGGTACGACGCCAACGGCGAGAAGCTCGGCTCTCAGTGTGTCGACCCATTCGTCGGCCTCGTGGCGGCTCGTCGCATGGAAGTAGTGCCAGTCGCCGCAGGGTACGCCGACCTTGACTCGGACACGCTGATTCATTTCACGGCCTCCAGGCGTGAGTCATCGCGCACCCAACGGCCGACCTTTGCGCACATCTCGTTGTCCGTCATGACGATGTCGGCGGTGTAGTCGTTGGACCCGCGGATCAGTGAACTTCCCACACCGTAGGCATCGACGGGCACCTGGAGGCGCTCGAATTCGCGTATCTTGGCGGCTTTGAAGCCTCCGGAGACGACGATCTTGACATGCTCGAAGCCCTCGTCGTCGAGCGCCTCCCGGACAAGCTCGACGAGCCGAGGATTGACGCCAGTCGGTGAGTATTCGCCGTAATCGAGATCGCTGGCGATCGAATAGTCGACGAGGTTGCTGGAGGTGTCGAGGCGCACGCCCCACAAGTCGTCGCCAAGTTCCTCCGCAACCCGGAGCGCTGTGCCCACGGAGTCGTTGTGGAAGTCGACGAGCACGGTGACGTTCATGGAGTCCTTGTAGCGTTGAGCAAACTCGCGCGCCGCCGCGACGGTGTCGCCGCCATAGGCGGCAATCAAGGCGTGCGGGATCGTGCCCATGCCGCGTCCGCCCCACCATGAGGCTCCGGCGTCGGTAGAGACGCCTTCGATGCCGGCCTGGTGCGCTGCGATTCCGTCACCGGTTTGAACTGCCCAGTGGTCGTGTCGCGCGGGGAAGAACCAAATCGGCTTTCCGTTCGCCGCCGCGATGGCCTCCTTGACGTTACGCATCACGAGGCTGCGGCGCGCCATCACGCCCAGCATCGTGGTCTCCAGATGCGCGAACAGCGTGTAGTCGCCCTCGATCTGAAGCACCGGCTCCCATGGCGAGATCTCGTCGCCCTCGTGAAGCGCCTTCACGGTTAGATCGCCCCAGCCGTCACGCCAAGCGACGCCGTCGCCTCCGGCCGGTACCCGCCGCCAGCGATACGGACACGGGCAAGAGGGCTCGCACTCGCCGGGCGCGTCCCACATGCAGCCTGTGTACTTGTAGTAGCCGCCAGCGCCGAGCTTCAGCATCGCGATGGCCTCGTCGACACCACCAGCGAAGCTGTGCTCTCGCTGGAAGACCTGCATCACGACGCGAGGATGACGCCCGTTGGCGATGAGGAGTTCACGAGCACGGTTGAAGTACGCGTCCGCATAGTATCCGTCGCGGAGCTTCTGCACCGGCAGGTTGAAGACTGCGGGATCAGTTCTGGTCATTTGAGTTCCTCCAGGATGAGACGCGCCCTAAGGCGGCGGGGATCTAGAACGTGATAGTCGTGAGCGATGTCGATCAGATCCTGCGCTGTCCGCCGGATAGCCGCGCGAAAGTTACGAACCTGACAGCCCGCGCAATCCTCAACCGTCGATGAGTGGACACACATGCCGGAGCGACCAACAGCCGCCCAGGCTACGAGATCAGGGTCTGGAGGGGGCGGTTGTGGGCATCGACAAAGCAGGCTTTCACAGAGAACACAGCCCACTACTCGAACGCCTCCTCAAGTATCTCGACCGTGCGCTCGCGGTTGCCGGACATGAAGGCCAACACGGCGCGATTGATTACGGCGCGGTCGACATGGTGATCGAGGTCAACGCCGAGGTTTAGCGCAGACTCAAGCAGCGCGCCAGCCGCACAGTAACGACCCTCGCTGCGCCGGCTCATGCCGCCCCTCGTGCAGCGCTCGGGGTCGCGCAGAATCTCCAGCGCGCCCTCGATGATGTCATTCTTCGTCGTCGACATAGCCCAACACCTCCAGGGTCTGACGCGCCATCTGGCAACGTGAATCGGTCGCAAAGTACGTCGAAGGCATCGCGGTTTCGGCGATGTCCAGCAAAGCCTGTGCTAGTTCAGCGGCGCGGGGCTCCCACTCAGTAGGCGCGCGCCGCCAGTAGAGGTCGGACCACCCAGCGATCGGGCGGCCCTCATCGGCGTATTCGACGTGCCGCCCCTCGTGGAACGGCTCACGCCCGCAAGTGCCGTAAACGATGACCTCGCCGTTGTCGCCGTACGCCCATTCCTGTGAGCCGCAGGTTCCCTTCAACGGAACCGCTCCTCGTAGGACTCGGCCCATTCGATCATACGCTCGTGCGCCTCGCTGATGGCGGCCTCATGGTCGGCGTTGTAGGCGTACTCGGGTCGAGGGTCACGCGGTTGACCCTCAAGGTACTGTGCGCGGCTGGGACTCCCCTCGCAGTACCTGGTCGGCAGCAAGTGCCGCGGGCGACCGAGCAGCATGCTCAGCGGGTCGCCGTGACCGAGTGTAATGTCGAGCAGGACAGCGTCGTTGGTTGACGGAACCGGAAGGCCGCAACGATCGCACGGACGGGGGTTCAGTATGACTGTCACGTTGTTGTGGTTCTTGTGTCGTTCGTCGTCTTCGCGGCCGTGGTAGCCATCCCAGGCAAGAGTGCTCACTCGTCCACCCCAAGATCACCCGGCAGGTAGTACATGTAGCCGTTGTGGGTGTCGTACTTGATCTGCCCGACGTACTCGCCGTTTGAGTCGTAGAGAAGGATCGGGTCAGGACGAACCTTGTCCATCTTCCTCACAGCGCCTAGCAGGTCGACGATTTCGCCGGCCTCATCGGCGGTCAACGCAGCCATCAGAGCGCCTCAACCGAGACCAAGTTATCCGCCAGCATGGCCGCCAATGGCCAGAACTCAGTGAAGCGTCCGGTTCCAGTCGAGAGCTTGAAGCTCTTCGGCTGTCCGCCGTTCTCGTCTGGACGTGTGATGATGAAGTCCCATGTCTGGGCCGGCAGCGCAAGGACGAAGACGGTGATTTTAGCGTCGTTGTCGAAGTCCACGCGACCAAGCCTCATCCACTCTGAGAATGGGTAACCGTCAGTGAGCAGGCCGAGGCGATCAAGTAGGGCTCGGTCTCCGCCGTAGCATGACGTCACAGGCAGCGCGATGCGTGACATCAGAGGACCGCCGCCGCCACACCGAGTTCGCCGCCAATCCCGCCGCAGCAGCCACACGTGGAGACGTAGTAGACGTTGCCGTCGTCGGTGGAGATGACAAGATCAGCGACGACCCGCCGGTAGACTAAACCGTCGCGTACGTAGAGGTCTTCCTCGCTGTCGCGGTGCTGCTCGCGGATCTCGTCAACTTCTTTGGGATCGATCCACGGGAGCGCCTTCTCGACGAAGACATCGAAGAGCACAGAAGAGACAGTCTTACCGACCAGGGGAGAGGTGCGCGTTGGCGTCATGTCGACAACCCTAGCAGGGCTGGGCGGGAAGGTCAAGGCCGGGCGTCGGACGCAAAGAGGCCGTCGGCCACGCGCTCAGCCCTCCGGCCTACTCTTCTCGGCCAAAGCGTCACGCGCGATTTCGACCGCGACGCCCGCGCCGTGCGACTCAATGCGCTCCAACGCAGCGCGGTATCGGTCGCGCTGCGCCCACGCCTTGCGCAGACGACGGTTCGCTTCTTCGATGGTCGCCCGGTGCTGCTCGCGCGACACGTTCTGGCCGTCGAAGCGACGACACGGGCACCCCGCGATCTGGCAGCCGAGCTTGTCGAGATGGTGGTTCGCAACGTGGCCGCAGGCGCACGTCCGGAGTGCGGGATGGACGCTCACCGCTCGCTCTCCGGCCTGCTGTTCTGGCCCGATGCGTCAGTCATATGGGATCTCATCGTTGGCGCTCCAGAACGCCGCCCAGCGACGTTCACGGTCCACCGACGGTCGCGTCTCCTCGTCCTCGCGGGCGTCCATCGCGTCGAGATCGAACTCGGGTAGCGGCCCCCATTCCGTGCCGTCGTCGTAGCGACGAACGGTCTCCACGACCATCACCGCCCTCGCCCGGTAGGCATCCTCGGTGCGACTGGCGTCGGCCGCCGCGACGGGTTCGCCCCCGTCGAACAACCACAGCATTTTCGCCACGCGATCGACGAGACTGTGGCGGTCGCTTTGTTCTGAATTCGTCACACCGCGAACCTTAGCCGCCGCGGCCGACAAAGTCAAGCTCGCCTACTAGCCCCAGGCGTTGGGATTGTTCATGAGATCGGCGATCGTCGGGACCGCAACTGTGCGCGTTCGCGCGACACCATCATCAATGATGTCGACCTCGTCCTCCCAGACGAGGAAGCCGCCGCTGGACTCCCCGACGATCGAGTCGCCGCCCCCGTGGAGGGTCTGGATGTTGGGAACCCCGGAATGGACGACGCCCCAATGTGCGAGTAGTGCCGCGGAGACTTCATCGTCGTGGCCGGTGGCGGCCTCATACTTCCACCGACCACTATCGCTGATCGAGTACGAATAGGACTCGAACTCTGGCAACATGTCCTCGATGATGAAGGCGTGGCCGCGCTCCAAGTCTGCCGACAGAAGCTGCACCGCCGACGTCTTCCACTGCGGCGAGAACTTGATGCCGACGACGTCATAGCCGGCCTCGGCGAGGTCGTCGTAGATGACGTCACCGACACCTGTGGAGTCCACGACAAGCGTTACACCATCGGCGGTCCTGAGGATCTCATCGACGGCTTCGTTGATGAGCGCACGCTGCTTCGGCCACGAGACTTGATTGAATCGATCGTGCCAGCACGGCTGCCGGTCGCTGGCCCTGACACCGAAAAGCACCGAGAAGTCGTTGTGCTTGGCGAGGTCGATACCGAGAATGACATGCCCCTGCGGCGGCTGAAGCTCGACAATTACCGGAGAGCGGAAATCGTTAGACTCTTCCCCGGTGTCGGGGTCGCGGCCTTTCGGAAACCTAAAGACGCTGGCGGCGTTGGAGATGAACTCCGCCAAGATCTCCTGCTCGTAGACTGCTAGTGGAAGCTCGGCCTCCATGCCGTCGAACTCGGCCGGGTCGATCGTTGGGTTCGTGCGGCTCGGGAATCGCCACGATCGATACTCAGGCTGTTGGGGGTCCTGGCCGTTCATCCACATGCGGTAGAACCAGTTCTTGCCGCGCGGCGTGGAGATGAACAACGCCTTGCCCTTGCGGTCTGCGAGGGTTGCTCGCACGATCTGTGTCCAGACGTGCTCAGGCATGGTCGCTGCCTCGTCAAGGATCATGAAGTCGCAGCTACCACCGAGCATGCCCTCTGGGCGCTCGGCGGAGTAGAACTCCATGATGCTGCCGTTCTTGAAGTACAATCGAATCGCGCGGCCGGCGTCAAAGCCTGACGATGGCGGCGCAGGCTTCTGGAGAAGCTCGTCCGGGCACTGCTTGACTACGGCTTCGTAGCCGCGCTTGACGACCTTGTAGGTCGGCGCAATCCACCAGATGATCTGGCGCGGCTTACGAGCCGTGCGAAGCGCCTTCGCCGCCCCGATTTGCGACTTTCCCCACCGGCGACCTGCACAAAGTACAAGAAATCGCTCTTCAGCAGTTAGTACTTCCTTCTGTCCCTCGGAGTGAGGGACCAACATCTTGCCCATGACCTTCTGGACAAGCTGCTGAAACGCCTGCGGATCGGCCTGAGCGAGAGCAATAAGTCGATCCATGCGCGCGTCATTTTCCTGACGTGACTCCTTGGAGCGCTTCTTATGCGCCTCCTGGATGTTCTTCCGGCCCTCGTCAGAGATCATTACTCGTCAGCGTTGGGCTCGCGCGTAGCGTTGTGCCCGCCGCCCAGGAGTAGCTGCTGTAGCGCGTCAGCGAGGTCCGGCGATTCCTCGACAGCCTTGATGGTCTCCGAGACAGTCTCGGCACGGTCAGCGCCAGCACCCTCGATTGGCTTGATGACGTTGCCGAGGAACTCCTTGCGGATCTTCAGCAAAACCTCAGTGTCCATCTCCTCGGCGTCCTGGAGGCGGCCCTCGATCTCCTTGTCGATCTTGCGCGTGATGCGATTGACGCGCTCCTGCGCGAGGCGAGAGACGTGTGCCTGGACGCGTGGGTCACGCGTCCAGATCGTGATGGTGTCCTTGTGGCAGGCGAACTCGTCTGCCATCTCATCACGAGACATCCCGTTCACGTAGGCCTCGGCGACGGCCTTGGCGAATTCTGGGTTAGCGAGCTTCGAGATTCGAGCCATTCACGTAATTTACCGCCGTGAATGACAAAAAGACCTGATTAGGGCTTGTTTCGCAGCAATGGAGCGGTGTTACCGAGGTCCGTGTTGGTTCGGAAAGGTCGGCTCTCCGCATCAGGACAGGTAGGGCTCGACCCTACCATCTGGCCACGACAGGCGACACTCTGAGAGGTGCGCGTCGGCGGCGATGCACAAACGGTCCGCAAGGTCTAGTGACAGGGTCTTGGTTGTGCCGGCCAAGACTCGATACACGGTCCGAGTCGATGTGTCTGCCTTCTCCGCAATAGTCGCTACCGAATCTCCTTCATCTTCTTGATCCGGCCTGACCACGCGGCGTAGGATTACCTGCACGTCCTCGGTCAGCACCCGAGGCTCTGGTTCTGCTCCCTTCCTTCGTCGAGAGATACCGTTGACTCCATGTTTGTCTTCAACGGCATGGGGTTAGCGGTATTGTACACGATTTGATCAGCCACGTTGACTAACCCAGAATCGTGCAGTGAGCGCAGCCGCCGCGAACTGCGTGCAGTCCTGGTTTGTGACACGCGCACTGACAGAACAGGTAATCCGAAAGTAGGGTAACTCCGCGTGGCGCTGAGTCCATGATGGCCTTGATCTTGAGATCAAAGATGTCGGCGTTGAGTTCGTACCTTGCCATATCGGATGGGGCCATTCGAATACCGGCCAGCCCGCCGAGCCGGCGGCGTCGGAAGAGATGAGACTCACCACATAGAGCGTACGCGGCCTCAACGAAGTCGTCAAGGCCGGGTACTGGTTCATATCCGCAGTTGTCGAAGAAGATCACGGATCAGGTACCTCGTTGAGCGGCCGGCCACAACGGTCGCAATCCAGGCCCTTGGCGGCCTCCTCGGTGAAGAACGCCATCCACGTCAACGTCATCTCTTCGTCGGTGGCGCAGTCGAAGTGAATGCATTCGCCGCGCACCTTACCGGAGATCATCGAGTCTCCACCCACCAATCGAAACCGCTGGCCTCCAAGACCTCGCCGAGACCTCTAGCCATGTTGGTGAGCCCAGGACCATCAAGAGAGTAGAAGTACACCTCTGGAGATTCGTCCTCGTCGTCCCACACCTCCCAGTCGGTCTCGCCGCGGAAGGTGATGTTACTGCTCGCTGACCAGCACAACCGAAACTCAGTCACCGCTCGATACTCCTTCTCCAGTAGCGTTCGTAGCTGACGTCAAGCCAGAAACTCCAGTCCTCGGTGTCGTCCGAGGCCAGCTTCCAATGGCGATGCAGCCAGCGCAGTGCCGCCTCTGGCATGACGTACGACAGCGGGCGGCACAGCCTGTAGAGGTTTCTGTACTCCCTACGCATTAGCACCATCGCCCTCCATTTCGACCGGCCGCGCGCCGCGCTCGATCGCCAAGTAGTAGACGCCGTGCCGGATCGCGTCATTGGCGTGGCGATTTTCGTTCAACGGGGACATGAACAACGACTCCGCCCCGGCGGCCTCGGCGCGTTCCTTGATCTTTGCGCCTTGGAGAACCCACTCAAGGCCCTTCACCTTACAGATCAGGGTTAGTGCACCGATAAGCCGCGCGGTCCTAACCTGGTCCCAATTCAGGGTTCCCTTCTTGGCCTCCCATGGGTAGATCCGAAAGTCCTCGCACACAATACGCTTGATGCCGTTGAACTTCAGGGCAAGCTCGTCACCGACGAGTTCCAGCACGGCAATGTCGTCTTCGTGCGTTGCTGCGTAGACAGCCTCACCGAACGGCCACAGCTTCTCTGTGCCGGCATCGACGAGGTCGCCGTCCTCCCAGAGAGCCCAACCTGTGTCCTCGCCGGGGTCGACGGACAGCCACCTCACAGGAGCGAACCTTCCAGGAACTCCAACGCCTTGACCTCGGCGAGAGCGCGGGCTCGCTGCTCAGCACGCGCCACAGACATCGTCCGCAGACGATCTAGGTCCAGCCGAAGATCTAGACGGAACATGACGGTGTCACTGAGTCCACCTAGTTCGGACGCGTAGATGGCGCGCTCCTCTTCGTCAACCCATCCGGTCTTGTCCGGCTCAAGGCCGCGCTCGCCCTGCGTTGGCGCTGGGTCTTCCATGTCGCCGCTGCGCCAATGGCGAACACTCAGGCCGACTCGCTGAGCGGCGTCGCCAGCAAGCATGTCCACCAACGCCTGCGGTGACTCTTCTACCAGCCTCGATGACGCCGAACACAGCGCACGAATGTTACGAATCAGAAGGATTCACCACCACGATCCGGTCGCGTAGATCGGCTCGCACGTACTGCGTCAGAACCTTGATCTTGTTGTCCTTCTTAGCCTTGTCGTCGACCTCTACGAACCCAATCGGCTGGCCGTCAACGGTAAGCGCGCCAGCGAGGATCGCGGCGCGCGCGCGTCCAGCCGTGCAGCGCGTGCGTAGCCGGACGTAGTCAACGAGATCGATCAGCGGTGTCGGGGTCACGCGCATGGCCTTCACGAGGCGGACGCGCTTCTTGTCCTCGATCCGACGCTTAGCCATTACTCGCCGCCCTGACGCCGCGGCTCCGCGTCACCCTCGGACTTACGGCGTCCCCTGCGGCCCTGGGGTACCTCGCCCGCTGCGGCTGCGTCCCTAGCGGCCTTCGCGAAAATCTGCTCAGGCGTGAGGCGAGCCCGCTCCTGCTGAGGCGTCTCCACTGGTGTGCCCTCGGGGAGATCGGCCGTGTAGTCCTGGCGCGCCTCAATGATGCCGAGCGTTCGAGTCGGTCCGAACTCGGCCGGCGACACGATCAACTGATCGCCGCCGCCGGTGACGATCAGAACCTCGTCGGTCTCGTTGTGTGTTAGTCGTGTCCCTACCGGAAAATATGCTTCAGAGCCCATTGCTTGATTCTACCTTGTTTTCGATGTTGGTGTTGCTAGTACGTGCCTTACCGTGCTTGGGTACCACAGCGCTCCGCCCTGAGCGGTTCGAATGCGATCCTTGTTGAGTCCGTCTGCAATTGCCGCCAGCGTTGCGCCTTGAGATCGCTCATCTGCAATACGGTTGACTATCTCCAACGGAATTGAACGAGGCCTGCCGATCCGAATACCTGCCCTTCGTGCGCGTTCAATTCCTTCCTTTGTGAGCGACGAGATGCTATTTCTGCCGACGCCGTGAGCTAAGCCATGACACATAGAGCACAAAGGGACCGTAGCTGTTCCGCCACGTGAGCGTGGTACAACATGGTGATTCTCTTCAGCGTCACCGCCGCACTCTAAGCAGCGCATCAGTCTGTATTGCCGCTCGGTCGGCTGTAGATCTGGTTACGCTGATGCGGCGCAGGCAAGTGCTAGAGAACCAACCACGACAAGAATCAACATGATCATCGCGATGATGTCGTCGTCACGCATCAGTCGATGTTGCTGCGGTTGGGGCCGGCGCAGGATAAGCGCCCGGAGCGTGTACCGACCTTGAGCGCTTCTCGACACTCGTCGTAATAACCGCAGCATGACGCGCCATGTGCGGCCGGACATTGATTCCGCGGCTTGTCACCAAAGATCCGCTCCCACGACTCGGAGGCCTTGCCGGAAATGGCGATACCCTTGATGTTACCGTTCGCGTCAGGCATCGAGCAGTTCAACTCCGTAGTTGTGGCCGTACTTGACAAAACCGAAGCGGCCCGTGAACTGACCCATGACCATCCGACTCACCGCCTGGTCGAACTGCTTCAGGAACATCGTGTATCGACGTCCATCGTTGAGCGACACGAACTCAAAGTACGCGGCGCTACGCCCACGGTGGTAGGTCACGTACTTGAGCGTGTCCTTGAACTCGTACGGCTCACGCCACTCTACGCCGGCCTCGACTCGGTTTGCGGGATTGTCGCAGTCGTCGTTGTAGGCCTCCCATCCGTTTGGAAAGTGAACAAGCCTTGTTCGCTCGTCGGCATAGTGAAGCTGATCGCCGGAGTAGTCGTCGAACGGAACCTTGTATGACTTCTTCTTCGCCATCACACGCCTCCGTAGATTGCGTCGATCTGTTCTTCCGCTGACCGCTCTGGAGTCCAACCCCTGGGCGGACGCGGGGCGTCGAACTGCGGGCAGCGCGTCCACGTGATCACGACCTGCTGGCCGTCACCATACGTGCAAGTCGGGCACCACTTCGTTGACCCGTAGTCGTCCTCGTACCGACCGATGCAACCTCCGTGACCAGGTGGCCCTGGACACGGAACTGTGCTGCGTTCGCGCCACCTCGCCCGGCCTTGGTGGTCCCACTCCATGTGTCCCATCAGGCGGCCTCATAAGTCGGTACACCGGGAGCACCAGCGACGCCATCACGGACAAAGTCGATCACGAACGTGCCCTTCAAGTCTGTGTGTCGGACCTGTGGCTTGTAGGCAACCTCGATTCGATCCCAGTTGCCGTTCTTGAACGCCTCACCCTTCAGGCGCTTCTCGGCCTCCACCGCCGCATCTTCGTAGGTTGACTTGCGTGCCACTGTGAAGCGTGTCTCCAAGCGGATCACAGGACCTTCACCTTTACAGATCCTACCTGCCCCTCTACTTCATCGTCGATGGAACCGTACGCCACGCGTCGCGTGTTCGACATCGCGATACGCATGATCTCCATCAGCGCTGTCAACGTACGGCGATCACCGCTGATCGACAGGTCATTGTCCTCGTGCTTGACTTCAAGCTTCATCTGCGTCCTCGGGCATTGTGTTCATGGCGTCGATTGCCTGCTGTAGCCACTGAACCTGCGACGAGTGACGGAAGGCCTCGCGTTCGTAATCGTCGGCCTCGGCGCGCAACGCATTGGCGTGGCTGCTCGCACGCTCGGCGCGCATCGACGCCTCGCCCTGCATCGTGTACAACAGGTCCAACGGGCCGTCAACCGGCATCTGTGCTCCTATCTAGATGTTCGACCCAGGCGACGGCCACGGCGGCGACCTGGATGAGTTCTTCGCGCAAGTTACCGTGACCGTTGGCGATGTCGCCGAAGATCTCCTGGAGGCATTCAGTCGCAACCTCACCTGTCTCCTCATCGAGGATGAGCTTCCAGGTTGCGTTATCGTGGCGCTGAACACCGAACTTGGCGTCCTGGCGGGCGCGCTCGGCCTTGATGTCAACCCAAATCTTGTTGGGGATTCTCACAGCCAGAGCTTCGATCGAGCGGCGCGGACTATTACAGGCTGGTTCGCCCGGACAGAGTTCATGCCACTGCTCGAACCCATCGTCGTGGCTGTGATAATGGTAGGTGCCGTTACAGTAAGTGTGCATCGTTAGCTAGGCCTTGAACTCCAGTCTGTGCGGTACTTGGCCTCGTACCTGTCGAGCCAGTATTCGACCCTGTCTTCGCGTGTCGCCTCGATCATTGCCCTCGCCATATCACGCCAGCGTCTACCTTGCTCCAATGGATCTTCATCCCAACAGTCGTACTCGTCGGCCATAAGCTCAAACAGCGCTACTGCGGCGGCGTCGATACGGTCTTCGAGACTCACTTCACGTACCGGCGCTCAACCTGCGCCCACTCGGGATCAAAGTAGTACTTACGGCCAGTCTTACGGCCGTCCTTGTCGCGCTCTTCGAGCGGCTTGGCGTCAGACCAGCGATTGACAATGTCGCCCTCCGCCTCAAGCGGAACCTTCTCGGTGATCATGGGGTGATCGGTTAGCGCCTCGATGATGGTCTGGCGGCACTCCTCGGCGTCAGACTCATCAACATGGGCGATGATTTCGTCGTGCACGCATCCCACGACCGGCACGCCCTGCTTGTGGAGCTTGATCAGCGCGGCCTTCAACAAGTCCGCCGACGTGCCCTGAACGAGGTAATTGACGGCCTTGTAGGAGTCGCGTGGGTCGACATGGAACCGGCGGCCCCAGGCGGACTTGATGTAGCCGGTGTCGGCGAGGCGGTAGGCGATGCGGTTCTGAAGCCGCACGACCTCTGGGTAGGCGTCCTTGTAGCGCTGAAGCATCAGGCGGGCCTCATCCTTAGAGACGCGCTGCTGCTTCATGATGGTGTTGACACCCCCGCCGTACACTACACTAAAATTGAATGTTTTGCCGCGCTGACGAGCGGTCTCAACTGCGCCGCCGGCTCGCTTACGATCGCGGATACCAATCATCTCGGCGGTCAACGTGTGAATGTCGCCGCCTTCCTTGATCGTCCGCAGCAGCGCGCCCTCACCCGCGTAGGCGGCGAAGACGCGCATCTCGACGTTCGAGAGGTCGCACGTGACGAGCTTCTTGCCCTCTTCGGCGCGGAAGTTGTAGCGCAGACGCAGGTCGTCTCGCGGCTGGTTCTGGAGGTTGGGGTCAGAGCACGACATGCGGCCAGTGACTGTTCCGACCTGACGGAAGTTTGCGTGGATCGCGCCGTCAGGGGCGATGAAGGGCTCCTTCCACGAGCGCAGCGCCGCCGCATACGAGCGATCGATGTACGGAAGCACATACGTGCCGTGCACCTTTCGCTCCGCCCGGTACTCAAGGATCGCCTTGGCGAGTTCATCATCTACGGCCTCAAGATTCTCACGGTCAGCAGAGAGCTTTCCGTTCTTGGTCACCATGTAGGTGAGGTCGGCCTTGCGGCCCTTGAGCGCGTTGATGATCTGCGCCGTGGAGTTCGGGTTCAGCCCCTCAACCCCGCCCTCGGCGGCGAGCGCGATGCAGAGATCCTCAAGCGCCTCAAGGTTCTCGGCCGCCTCGTGCAGCAGCATGTGGTATCCGTGGTCGTCGACTGGGAACCCGCGACGCTCAACATGCCACAGCGCGTCGAGGACTTCATGCTCGAAGGCCACGATGTCGGTGAGGTCCTTGGACTTCGCGATGATTGGCTCGTAGGCGTCGCAGACCTTGCGGGTAAGGACGATGTCCTCTGCGGCGTATTCGGCCATCAGGTCGCGGGGGACATCGGCGTAGGTTGGCTCGACGAGTTCCGTGCCCTCCTTGTGCGCCTCGCTCTTCCGGCGGCGGCGCTCAGCGGTGAGCCAGTCCTTGACCTGCTTCTGGAGGTCGTCCGAGCCTGGTCCGAGAACCTCATTAGCGACAGACTTCAGCGCGATTGAGCGGTTCTCATTGATCGCATGCGCCAGCAGCATGCCGTCGTGCCAGGCGCCGTCGCCGGGGATATCGAAGGGTGAGATGTGAGCGAAGCTGCGATCGAATTTCGTGTTCCATGCCCGCAGGCCCTCGTCGGCACCACGATTGAACCACCACTGGATACGCTCACCATCGACGAGCGGATCGAGCACCTCCACGGCACCAGAGTCGTCGCCGAACTGATACATGAACGCGCTCTGCTTCTGCGACCACGGCTGAAGGCCGTCAGTCTCTACGTCAAAGTCCACCATTTCTATCTAGAATCCCTTCTTACCTTGCTGGACGGACATGTACTCCTCTGCGGCCTCAATCGCCTTACGGACCTGAGCCTTGCGGCGCGCGGCAACCATCAAAGGCTCAAGCGCAATAAGTAGCGGCAGCGCGGTTTTGTGGGTCGACAGTGTCCACATGTACACATGCTTACCTGCTCCGCCAGTTCGTTCATACGGGCCGTTTACTACGCCACCCGCGATCGACTTCACGTAGTCGAGGACATCCTTATCTATTGAGGACCCGTTGACTCGGATGCGCGTATACCGCTTATCGTTGTAGGACTTACCTGAAGTGACGACAAACGATCCTTCACCTTCTAGCCAGCCGGCAAGCCAATGAAGCTCATTGTCGGTCACTCAGCGCCCTCGTAGATGATGTCCATGGCGCGCTCCTCATCCTCGATGAACTCAATGTCGTAGTCGAGCCCAAGCGCCTCGAAGATGTCACGCGTGTATGGCCGATGACCCGAGTACAGGGTCTTGCCGGTTTCGTCACGGATAACCTCCCAGTCATCCATGTCGTAGATCTTGTACTTCATCTAAACCATTCCATTCCCTGGAAGATCTGGGTCACCGTAACCTGAACTGTTGAGACCGAATTCGGACAGCAACTCACGCGTCGGTACAAACCACTCACCGATCAGGTTGTACTTCATGTACTTTGAGTGAAGCCGCTTCTCATCGTCGGGCGTCCCCTTGATCTTTCCGATCACTGAGAGAATGCGAGGATTGCCGGTTTGCAGTTCAGTGACGCGCTTCTCGGGGTTCACAGAATAGCCGACCTTCACTCCCCACGCGACGCCCTGAGACTCACCAATGCAGTACACGTAGCCCTGCTTGCCCTGACGCTGTGCCCGCGCGTCCCTCAGAACCCCAAGAGCGGCCTCGACCTCAGGATCGCGGGGCAACGATTCTCGCGCTGGCGCTGAATGGCCGGCCGAGTGCAAACGGGCTGTTGGGGTTGCTGCTCCGTAGTTGACGTGGTCGCAGTAATCCTGCGCCGCCTCCTCGGCTGTTGCGCGCCGGGGGCCACGCCAATAGTCGTAGTTCGGGCCACTGCCCTTTACGCCCTTGGAGGCGCGGTAAGGCTTGGCCTGCCGGGTGTAACCGCCACGATCGACGGTTACGCCGCGAAAGCCTGACCGCCGACGATCGTCCTTGATGTCATCAATGGTGAGCATTCGTTACTTAGCCGGCGTAAACGTTGTCCCCACCAACGCGGCCTCGATACCTGTGGCGAAGTTGTTGAGATCGGTATTGTTGTCGATGACGCGGCTGATGTAGTCATCGTCGAGCGGCTGCTCCGAAGCATGGCCGTCAGTGTTGGGACCGAGCCGTTGATCGGCGTCGATCTTCCATACCTCACCGCCAAGCTTGAGAATGCGGGTAGCCTCGTTGGGGAACCGGACGTCTGTTACGACTGCGACATCGGGACGCACGCCGCGCCAGTCCTCGAAGTTCTTGTACCACAGCGGCGTCAGGCTCGTGGCCTCGCCGTTAGCGGCGCGAGTGAGCGGCTCCGATGATGTTCCCGCTGGGAGCAAGTTGTCGACCCAGAAGTTCGCGCCGAAGCTTGAGCCGAGGTCATCTGCTCGGTGCGCCTCGGTGCCGTACAACTGCCACAGTTCGCGGCCGGTGATGGTTCGGCTCTGCATGTCGCCGGTGTCGTCGACCCAGGTAACCGTTACTCGTCCGGTTTCCTTGATCTGGTTGGCGACCTTGACGGCCCAATGTGCTTCGGCGGCGGGATCGGGCTTGATGTCCTTGAAGCCAAGCGCGCGCATACCAGAGATCTTCAGCGGATCAGCGAAGGCGCGGCGCTGCGCAAGCTGACGGCGGACCAACGCCCAGTTATCGATGAACTCAAATGCTGTGTCCTTACCGGCGTGAAGCCGTGCGTGTAGTCCAATAAGCCTCAAGTGAGTTCTACTCCTCGTTCAAAATCGACAAGCTTGCCGCGGTCCATGATTCCAATTGCGAAGCAGCGACCGGTCTCTCTGTCGATCTGAGTGATCAGTTCGACTTCGTAACCGCAGTACTTGAATTTCTCGAAGCCTGGGTCTTCGGTTGACCAGCCAAGGTCGTACTGCCAGGCGTCGTAGTTGGTCTCCTTGCTGCGGTGCAGGTAGAGACGGAAGTCCTTCACCTCAGTGCTCAATCGAGGCCTCCAATGCGTCGGCCTTGGCGCGAAGCTCTGCTGCTTCGGCGAGGAGTGAGCGGCGGCGTAGTTCCCTCGTCGTTACGACATCCTCAAGTCTATCAGGAAAGCGACCGCCGGTTTCTTCGGCCGAGGCCGACGCATACGTGACGTCATAGCCGATCAGTGAGAGGACCTCGCCGGCCTCGATGCTGTGGTTCTGTGTAACGAGGCGGCCGTCAAAGTACAACCCTTCCCAGTCACCGCTGACGTCGTCGTAGACAGAGACGATTTCGTCGGGATGCTTAGTCATAGTTCCTCACTGTCATCAACTCGACTCTCTCGTACTCGTAGTCTGATCGGGCGTCGAGAAGTCCCCACGCTGTGGGCTCGCGGCGGCCTGACTTGTACTCGCGCCATGTCGGTCCGTTCGCGACCTCTTCGGCGATCGCGTCATAGGTTGCCTTCTCGTCCTGCCATTCACGCTTGGCTCTGACCCAGCGGTTGTACTTAGTCGTCGCGACCTTCTTGATCTCCGGGTCGGTGATCTCGCCGATCTCAGCAACCGACATACCGTCGTAGATAGGCTCATCGCCTGGGTCGTGGTAGAAGTGGCCGCTTTCCAGGCGTTCACTTAGCAGGCCGTGAGCGTTGCGCGCCCACGCCTCGTCCGTTGATGCGTCCAGGTAGTCCGTGTAGTCGTCGGCGCGGACGACGATGATTTCAGCCATCAACGACCCCGGCCGCTGTGAGCGACGGGCCGCGCTGGATCTCTACGAGCGTAAACTCGTCTGGCGCTGTTTCGAGGAAGCGGTAGATCGGCATTCGCAGCTTGTACGCCACGTAGGTCTCAAACTGCGCGCCCTGCGAGTGCTCCCAGCCATCCATGACGATGACGCCGACGCAGTTCGTGGCGGCAACGACTTCAATGTCTCTACGTAGACAATCAGCCCACGTCTTGACGTGCTTGAGTCCGCGATGCCGCCCGTCTGGCGACGACTCTGCTTCCTTGCGTTCGATCTCCTCATCTAGCTCAGCCGGGTTGACCAGGTTGTATCCCTGAGCGCGCAAGATCCCTGCGATGCGATGGAACTCAGGGAAGTTGAACGCAGGGATGTTGGTCATCGGACCAGCCAAGTAGAAGTACTCAGCCGCCGTGTCGGCTCCGCCTACTCGTCCATCAGTGCTGCCCACAGAGAGACCTCCATGTTCTTATCATTGACCTCGTCGGCCTTGACCTGCCATGCGTCCTGCTCCGACCAGGACAACTCGTCCCAGGCCGGAAGCGTCGTATGGCCCATGATCTCGCGATCGAGATCGCGCTGAAGCTCGTAGACGTCGCGCGCCTCCAGCATCAGAACTCCATTCCTGCGCCGGCCCCGGTGTCGTCGCCGGTCGGGACAGCCAGCCGGTAACGCTTGCCTGTCGACCCTGTACCGGTGTGAACACTCGGCATAGCCTTGACCTTGCCTTGATCGACCAACGCCTTCATGATGTTGCGGATCTTGTGCTCCTTCTCGTCTGTCTCCGCGACTAGCTCGCCGATCGTCATCGGGTCCTCGTTTTCGGCGAGGACGTCAAGGACCGCCTGCTCGATCGCGTCGAGCGGCACGTGGCGGTACCACCAGTCTCTGTGCTGCCACTCCATGCGGATCGGCAAGATCTTCTCGCCGCCGCTGTAGCGAATCTTCGAGTAGGAGATCTCGCGGTAATCGCCGCCCTTGGCGATCTCAAAGTTCTCCATCGTCGCGACAACGCCCTCCAGCACCGTCGACCCTCGCGCAGCCGACATCTTGTCGTCGTCGTTGCCCGCGCCGCCCTTCTTCTCGTGGTGAGTGAGGATGACACCGCAGTTGAAATCAGCAGCGATGCCTGAGAGCGCGTCGGCCACCTTGGCCATATCGGTTGATGAGTTCTCGTCACCGCTCCACAGCCCTCGGAAAGGCTCAATGAAGACGATGTCGGGTTCCCACTTCTCGCATCCGGCACGTACGTTGTTGAGGGCGTTGGGGTCGTCGAGCTTCAAGCCCGAGTAGCCACCGTCACCCCAGATCAAGACGTTCTCCTTCACCAATTCGCGCTGTGGAGGCGTCAGGTAGCCATCAGCGTACATCATGGTCTTGATCTGCTTGTGGAACATGCCAGCCGCGCCCTCGTTCTCAATGATCAAGGTCTTCAGTGGCTGAGTCGGTGCCAGCACTGGGACACCGTTGGGTGTCTTGACATCCGGGAATAGTGGCATCCCGGCAGCCCATTTGAGAATGCGGTTCAGGTTGACCTGAGTGTTGTGGGTGACAATGTAGTCATTCTGCATGTACAGATGTGACTGACTGTCAACCATGATGCAGGTTGTTTCAGTTACCCGGCTGGGCTCAACAGCCTCAATAGACCGTGAGTACCTAGACGGACGTCTCCAGTTAGCTGCCTTCCTCGATAGCAGCGCAGGATTGAAATCGACAAGGATCGACACCGAATATTCAGACGTCATGGCGTCTGCAAATGGCGACTTTCGTGACCTGAACGACACCTTAGATACGCCGCCAAGAGAACGGACAAGCGATGCTACATCGTTTGCAAGCCTCTCAGACGCCGTGTAGAACGTAGTCCGCCCATTTGACGTACGCACATGACCATCAGTGTCAATAAGACCGCGCAGTAGGTCCCGTCTGTACTCGATCGGAGCAAATAGGGCGTCGGCGGGGATGAACTTCTCATGACATAGAATTCCCCATAGGCCCATCTTGCGCAGCGTCGAAATTGCTGGATTTGTGTGACCCTGTGACGGTCCGACGATTCTCCAGCGGAGCGGATGCTGTCCGCACTTACGCAGCGAGCACCCGTCGGTTAGTCGCTCAGCGACGAGATCAACTAGTTCCTGCTCCGAGCTTACGAGGTTCAGATTGCCGTTGCTCAGGCCGCCATCGCCAAGCAAGACGCCGAGAACATACCCATCGATATCTGGGCTTGCGTTGTAGTACTCGACAGGCCTCGTTAGTGGCAGGAACCACTTGTTGTCGCCGCGCGAATTAGTCAAGTCATCCTTGAACTCGCGAAGCTCCTTCACGTAGTAATCACGATTCCACTTATTGACGGCCCAGAGATGCGTATCGCTGCTCTCAGTAGATGTGCCGTCTGAGAGCGTCACTCTATAAACCTGGCGGAGCCCCTGCGGGTAAACGCCAGACACACGCGCGGCACGACCCGTAGCCGGGTCAATGACTCGATCTCCGACCTCGACGTCGCCGAGCGCCTTCCAACCGCCCGGCGTCAACACCGGGGTGTCGTTGGGAGCGTCTTTGCCCTTCCCGGCACGACCGACGGTGCACATGATGCCGCCACGCACGAGCAGGCACGGCTCAACCAGAATCGGCGGGACCGGAATGTCACGTTCCAGATATTCTCCGAGCGGCGTGATCGGCGGCTCGAACGCCTCTGGTGCCGCGGCCTGCATAGCCATCAACTTGACGCGCGAGATCAGCGCGTCGCGGGCGTCTTCGTCAGCTGTGGCGAGAAGCTGTGCGAACTCGGTCAGCCTTACGTCCGTCACTACTTACCTTCCTCGGCGCGCTGGCAGTCCCAGCCGCAAAGCGCTAGCCGTCTAAATGGTTCCTTGATCTTTCCGTCTTCTCCCCGCTCCCACACAGAGCGCCAGTAACCGTACTCAGGTTGGCCGCCACAGCGATCGCAGGACATGACATCGTCATGTCCGTTTTCGGTCCTGTAGACCTCGACCCACTCAGAGTTGATGAACTTGTAGAGAATGACGTTGCGTCGATACTGAAACGCGCCGAGCGCGTGGCTTCTCTGTTTGTGGCTATTGAGCTTCGGCCGCCGCTCAGGAACGTAGGTCGCCCAGATCGGAGCCTCAGGCGCGTTGAGGTTGTTGGGGTTGAAGTCCATCAGCCGTACTGTGCGGCCAGCACCCAGCCGGCGTCCGAGAAGTCAGGCAGCGCGTTTGCGCGACAGAACTCGACCGCTGTGTCGGTCTCTTCTTGCGATGGCTGCTCAGGAAGATCGATCTTCTCAGCGCCCCAATCAACGCTGTTCTCATAGCCCTTCAGGGAGATCACATACTGCGGGCTGCCGTACTGAAGGTCGCCAGCGTAGGCGATCTCAACAGGTGCTGCGTCCTCAAGCTCGCTCTTCAGGTCTCTCCAAGCATCGATCAGGGCATCAAATTCCTGACCTTCAGGATCTCTTGCGAGCCACTTCTTGAACTCATCGTATGGGCCGTATTCGTCGCGCTCCAGATACGGCGGGTATGTCTTCCATGGGTTCTCATGGCCAGCGCGCGCGGCCAAGTACTCACCTAGGTCGGTATCGTCAGTAAGTACATCGAACTCTTCCTCGGTGAGAGGATTGCCTAGGTTGTCGACCGTCTCGTAGTCATCGTTGTAACGAGCGAACGGGTGCTGCTCATGGTCGAGCGGCACACCGAAGAGAAGCTTTGCTGTGGCTGAGCAGCCCATTTACTTTCCTCCATTTGAGATGGGGCATTCTGGATGTGCGTAAGGCTGGAAGAGAGGATCATCGCAGCCTGTGGATGTGTACTGTCCGCGAACGGCGTTGCGGTACATGTGGCGAAGCTCTGACTCTGGGATCGGATCAGGTGAAGAATCGTTGATCAACGAGAGCAACTCAACTGATTCATCCTCTGAGTACAAGGCGCAGTTGGCGAGTTGCTTGGCCAAGGCGAAATACACGACCGCGCGATGGCCAGCCACGATCGGGTTGTCGTCGCGCTCAGCGATGACGTGCTCACAGCACATGTGGAGCGTTTGCGAGGTGCCGAACTCGCGACCTTCGGCGGATCGCTCCTCAGGGCTGGGGATGCCGAGCCAGCGGGCGCGCTTGATCCAATCCTTGGGGTCGTTGAGGGCGTGTTCGGCCTCCATGATGAAAGACTCCAACGACATCGGATCGTCAAGGTCGACATTGGTCTCTCCGTCTTCTGAGAGTCCCACCACTGGTCGATCCTTACCATGATATGGCAAGTTGATGTAGTTCCCTAGCATGTCGTCTTTGAGACGGTCTTGCTTCGGGAACACCTCGACGAACTTCCGCCCGACGGCAGCGGTGGCTTCGCGCATAATGCCGCGCGCGATCCAACCTTCGAGCGGCTCGGAGAAGAACGAGAACACGTGGGCATTGCCCGATCGGCTGCGCTCAATGAACTGGGTGCCGGGCAGAAGATTGGCGATCTCGCAAGCTGTGTCGAAGTCGGGCTCGTCGAGATCGACTGCGGCGAAAACGACGGTTCCGTCACGGCGCAACGGGCCGATTCCAAGTCCTGGGCCGCGTCCGGCGAGATGCTCTGAGAACTGAGCGCGCCTTGGCTGCTCTCTCACCCACTGACCGCGGCCGGTGCCGTAGGCGTCGTCGAGGCCGGAGAAGAGCTTCATAAACCGGCCGACGTATGGGTTGGCTTCAGACATCAATGATCCTCCTCTCTTGGAGGTACTTCAGACTTACCGCGATCCCGGCCGGCCCTAAGGCCGGTCCGGGTCGCGTGTGAGGGGAACGGCTGGGGTGCTGTCGAGCTAAAGCTCGATGCCGCCGTTGGCGTCTGGCGCAACCGTGGGGCCGTCGTCGGTCTCGCCGACGGTGGTAACGGACTGGTTACGCAGCGCGGTCGCCAACTGAATGGCGGCCTTCTTCTCGTCGGGCGTGGTCTTACGCGACGGCTGAACCGTCACCACGTAGTACGCGCCCTTGTTGTTCTTCTGCTGTTCGCTGCCCACAGTGAAGACCTGATCCCAGAAGCGGCCACGAAGGACTGCATCGAGGAGCGTGTTCCACTTACGGGCCGCGGGAGCGGAAGTGCGGCGGAGGCTGAGACGTACCGGCACGTCAGAGCCAACGATGTAGCCGGTGTAGTTGAACGTTGTCTGAATGGTCGGACCGTGTCCCCATTCGATCTCGCCGGCATCGACGCGTGCCTTGAACTTCTCCTCTGCGTCCGGGTGCTCGGAGAACGGCTTGCCATAGAAGGGGTCGTCCTTCCACGGAACGATCGGCGTGTCGTAGGCGACTAGTGTTCGTTCGCCATCACGTCCCGGCTTGAACCGGCCCTTGCCCTTACCGGCGACGACGAACTCCACCGGCGGCGCGAATGCCTCACCGGTTAGGCCGAGTATAAACTCGCCGGCCTTAGCGGTTCCAGAGGTGACCTCGTCGGTCAGCGGCTGCGCGAGCTTGACGATCGGGATGACGAACTCAGAGGCATCGACGTCGGCCTGATTGGCCGCAATGAGCGCCTCCTCCTCGGCGGAGATGACGTCCAGGTCGGTGCTGGTCTCGTCTAGTACTTCAAGTTCCTGCGACTTTGCTGCCATGTGTTGAGAAAACTCCTCGTTGGGTTAGTAGATGAAGTGTAGCACAACTAGCTGTCAAATACTGTGGATATACCACTCAAGTGCCTGTAAAGTGGTACTTATCCCTTCCTCGAAATCGTGAAGAATCGCCTCTCGTAGTAGTCGATGCCTTCTGGGAGTTCCTGGTTGGATTCCATGCGATCACGGACCAACTCATTGAGACGGCGCGCCTCAATCTTCGGTGCGGTCATCTCCTCAACCAAGGCCTCTGCCTCCAGTGCCTCCAAGGCTGCGGCCTTGTCGATGACACGACCGTAGATGGTTCGACGCGGCTGGAATCGAATAAGTCCAAGATCGCCGCCGAAGTCGAACTCGACCGTTCCACGCAACGCGGATTCCTCGATCGTTTCAAACAACTCAGCCTCGTAGGCCCGATACTCGGACTCGGAGTTCTCGGCGGCCTTCTTGTCAATATCGCGCTGCTCGCGTAGCTCGGCGAGGCGTCGAAACTTACTCTCTAGTGCTGATAGATCAGACATCCTTCCTCCTAGGCGCGGGCTACGATCGCAGCCATGCGCAGCAACAACGCCGCCGCCGTTGCCTGACGGAACGTCACGTGATCGACGCCCGTCGGCAGCGCGTTTACGGTCATCGCGAAGACCAGCCCGCCGCACAAGCAGAGCACGAGATTGGTGGCCATGAAGACCGCCGCTGCCCACGCTGCCCCAGTACCCGGCGCTGGCTCGTCGTTGTGATCGAAGCCCTCATCGTGTGCGTCGTCGTCAAAGAACGACATCACTTCCTCCTCCGCTCTGCGACGTCATCCTTGGTAATGACCGAGGAAACGATGAGCGACTTGATTGCGTTTGTTGGCGAGATCTTCTGGGCATCAACCGTGTCCTCGGCCTCGAAGATAAGGATCGTCACGGCGTTCTTCTGCCCGTTGCGATGACAACGATCCTCGCACTGTTCATTCACCGCTGGTGTCCAGTGGCGCTCAAGGAAGATCATGTTGCTGGCCGCTGTGAGGGTGATGCCCTCCTTCATCGCGCCGATCGTTCCAACGAGGACGTCGATCTCGCCGGCCTGGAAGTCGTTCTCCATCCGAGTTCGATCCTCGGATTCAGACTGCCCAGTGAAGGCCTCGGCCGCAATTCCCTTCGCGCGTAGACGCTCTACGAGGATGTGGCAGGTATCGACGAACTCAGAGAATACCACGAACTGCGAGCCCAAGTTGTCAATGATGGTCTCGACGGCTGCGTCGAGCTTGGCCGAATCGTCCTCGCCGCCCAACAAGGCCGGCGTGGACGCGATCTGACGCAGACGCACGATACGCGCCGCGCCATTCGGGACCATGTAGACAGCGGCTGGGTTCGCTGAGACCTCCTTAGCAAACTTCAGCGCAGATCTATCGCCACCCTTGATGGCCTGCTCGACCTCAAACCAAAGCTGCTTCTCGGCCTCGTCGTAAAGCTTCCGCTGCTTCTTATTCAGCGTAATCGGGACGAACTCGCGCGTCTTCTCGGGAAGCTGATCCAGCACCTCATCCTTAGTGCGACGGACCAGGCGAGTCGAAAGCTCGAACCGCAACGCGTCAGCGTTCTTGACGCCTGTAATGATTTTCCCGTACTGGCCCTCGTAGAAGTCCACGTACTGATCGAAGAACCGCCAGTACGAGGTGTATTCGTCTGGGTACAACCAGCGCAGAATCGACCACAACTCGTCCGGCGAGTTCATGAGCGGGGTACCCGTCAAGGCCATCTTGAAGCGCGCACCAACGCGCCACAGACCTTGCGTGGTCAGCGCCTTACGATTCTTTGCGCGGTGCGCCTCATCAGCGATGGCGGCCACCCAGGGAGTCTCCTCAAACAGTGGCTCACGGAGAACCGTGACCTCCTTGTCCTTCTCCTTCCAGCCCAAGAATTCACCCGTCAAGGCGTGCACCATACGTGTGCGGACCTTACGGATCTCCCGCTTGACGCGAAGCTGCTCCCAGTTGATGACCGCCCAACCGGAGTTGTTGATGGCGTCGAGAAGCTGTGCGTTGCGGCGCCTTGGCGTGGCCGCCCCGTCGATGACGAAGATGGGCTCAGCCTGACCGAGCCACATGCGAAGCTCGCGACCCCAGGTTCCCTTCACCGACGCTGGCGAGATGATGAGCTTCGGTCCGTCTTCGACGGCGGCCCACTTCAACATATCGGCAGCGCAGGCGAGGCCCTCGACGGGGACGCCGTTGGGGTTGTTGGCGAGCATCTCGTAGAGGCCGGCTGAGCGCATTAGCCATTCGATGATTGCTGAGGAACTCTGAGCGCACTTCCCACACCCCATATCGTCGGCTAGCAGCAACGCTGCGTTGTCGTCGGACTTGTCCGCCGCGAAATCAACAAACGCGCGCTGGAAGGCGTACAAGCCCTTGAATTCCACCTGGTTTGTCTTCGGCCCAACGAACTCAGGCTGCCACGGAACGCGAGCGTTGGCCCAAGGAACGATGAGTTCGGCGTCGTCGGGAAGCGGTGTGACGAGTTCCTTCTGGCTGCTCTTCTTGGAGGCCTTGATCCAGCCCAACAGGTCAGGCGAAAGCTCAGGCTTCACCGTCACCATGAGACGCTCTGCGATCGACGGATCTTCCGGGAAGCACCACAGCTTGCGGTCACCGTCGAAGCGACGGCCCGGAATCGCCTTGACCGCGGCCAGCGCGGCCTGGAAATCCTCGGCGCCGGTTAGTGATAGTTCTAGCTGGTCCTCGCCGCGCGATAGCTTAGGCACTAGGCTTCATCACCAAACATCCGCTGAAGCGAAAGCGCCTGCTCGACGCGATCAACGATGTAGTCGATGTGTGAGTTGTTCTTCGCATCGACTGCGATGAGATCGTGGACGACGCCGTGCTCGATGAGCAAGTTACGGATCGGAGCATCCAGGGCCTCGGCCTCTTCGCGCGTCTGATTACGGCCCTTCTCGTTGTAGGGGCGCTCGTGATCGCGAAGTAGGAAGAAGTCCAGGCGCGGTACCTTGAAGTACTCGCTCAAAACCCAGGACTTGAACGCCGGTGTGACGCCGTTCTCTTCGGTGCCATAGATGAACGAGTACAGCGTCGAGGTGTCGGTGAGGATCGCCTCAACCTGGCCATCTAGTCGGCGTTCTCGCCACATCTGCTTCGCCACAATGTATGGCTGATAGGCGAGCGCGGCTGAGCGTTGCTCCCACGTCAAGTCCTTCGCATACTCGTGTGACATCTCGACGTTGCGGCCTCGCTGCTTGAGCGCGCCAAAGACGAGCGCCGACGTGGTCGACTTGCCGGTGCCGGGACCGGCGTGGAAGCCAACGCGCAGCGTGCCGCTAGGACGTCGCATATCGCGAAGTAGCTGCTCCTTCAAGCGCCCGGCCTCCTCTCTCCTCATCGAGCCCCCACGGCGGCCTCAAGCCACTGCATGTAGTAGTCGTCGAGGTTCTTGACGTTCGTGCCTTCACCGTAGTAGATGTCGGTTGCGTTGTCAGGCAGTCGGTCGTCGGTGACGCCGCCCTGACGGAGCAGATTGCGAATGCCCATGCCGCCGCCGAAGTGCCACGGGTAGGTCATGGTTTCGCCGCCGACTTCAATCTCCGCCGCGAACGGAGGATGTCGATCCCACTCACGGAGTCCGTGCTGACGGATGCCTTCGCTGACAGCGTGAAAGAACGCAGGGTCCTTGATCTCACGGCGGAGGACGGCGATGCCCTCAGCCTTGAGGTCGTCGGGCACTGCGGCCCACACGGAGTCGTAGAACTCATCCATGTCGAGTTCGCGTTCCTCGCCCTTGTTGGTGCCGCCTTGCGTGAAAATCCTCTTGATTCGTCCCATTAGTTGTCCTCCAAGATCGGAGCGATGTTGGCTCTTGAGTAGGTCGGGCTCTTCAGGATCTTTCCGTCCTCGCGCCGCTTGACATACTCGCCTGTTCCGTTACACTGCTGACAAGTGCTGTCCTCGACGCCACACTCGCACTCCCAGAGCTTGCTCATGTTGGAGCGGTGCGTTTCAGCGAACACCTCGTCAAGCTTTTGCCCGAGGTGCATGTCGAACCCGTGCAGGACGTATTCGAGATCGGAGAGTTCCTTGTAGCCCTCAACGAAGTCTGGGTCGGTGTCGTACGGCACGCGCTCGACTGTCACTGGTCGACCAAAGGCCTCCATCACTTCAAGGTACTCCTCGGTGAGCAGAGTCAACCGGAAGTCGATCTCATCCGACGAGATCTCCGTGAACTCATCCCGTACAGGCAGTCCGAAATAGCGGTGGAACTCGCGAACGAGTTCCCCATTGTTGGCAGCCAACCTAGACGACGTCTACAACGACAGCGGCCACATTGGGCGATGAGACCCACACGAGCCGGCCCTTGAAACCGTTGGTGACTCCGAAGTTGCTCCCAGAGCCGTGCGATTCGCCATCGATGAGCGAAATTCGCTCAACGTTGACGATCTCGATCGGGTCTTCCGGTGCGTCGTTGGCCGGGTAAATCCAGACCCTCACGCGGCAACCAACTGTAGGCGGCGAACAGGCGACTCAACGCCGGCCGTGTTGACCTGCTCAGCGAACGCGGCCTGTGAGGCCAACGCGTAGCCCGTCGGTGTCAGCGCGTGAATCGCGGCGCGACGACCGGACTTGAGCCGCTTCGTGTCCACTGCCTGAAGCAGCGGTGGCGCAGTGCGCGTTAGTTCCGCGCGTCGCGTGCGAATGCCAGAACTAGACATGGCCTTATCGGCCACGTGGTGCACGTACACGGTCAGGGCCGTGTCGTCCATTGGTCCGAACTCGTAGAACGCGCGCAAGACATTGCGCTGCCCATCAGTGAGCCCGCTCAGTACAGGTGTCAAAGGGTCTGTCTCCCTAGTAGTGAGGATGTGATGAGCCGCCGGACCTACACGAGACGCCCTGAGGGCGATGTCTCCCAACCCGACCTTTGCCTCGGTCAGCGGCTACCACAAGACTACCAGATTGTCAACCTCGGCGTCGGAGGCGGCGTTCGCGCTCAAGCTCTCGATGGCCGAGCGTGCGCGAGCACCATACGGGCGAGCGCGGGTACCTGACGCGCAGCCAGTCTACTGGGCGCATCATGACCTGGCCGTTGAAGAGCATCATCTTCCCAGGCTCGACGAAACGTGACGTGACGATCGGAACGCCGTATACGGACGCCTCCAAGGCGCTACGCCTTCGGTGGGTTCTTTGGGTCATAGACGGCGGCCTTACGGAGCATTCTCAGTCTGTGATGGATGTCCGTGGTCTGCGAGGCGAACGAGTCCAGTAGTCGCTTCTGCGCCGAGTTGTCCCATGGGTCTGCGTCGGGTTGCCCGCCCAGATCGAGATTTCGCTGCATGTGGGCGTTGCGGACCTGTACATGCGTGTCTCGTAGCGCGCGTTGAAGGAGCTTCGCCACAGAGGTCGCCTGATCGATAGCCAGGCCTGCGGCCTCGTAAGGCGTCCCGTCAAAAGTGCGAGACGGGTCGTGATATGTGTAAGTGATCGTTGACGGCCGTGTCGACGAGCTTGCTGCCATTGTAATCCTTTCCTGTTTACTGGACCGTAGGTCTTGATGCCGACCTCGCTGATACTATTTAGGCCTTGTGAGGGACCTTGACCAATCCGCTCTACGCGTGACCTATGAGACATGAACAGATGGCCAGTGCTACGAGACATGATGTTGTTCCTGGGCGGAATGACGGGATTTCTCCACGAGACATTCGCGTCGGGGCAGGAACGACCGACACTGATTCTTCTGTTCGCCGCCATGATGGGGTTGCCGGTATTCTTGAAGCCGCCCGGCGATGGGGACAACGAATGATCAAGAAGAGCTATCTCAAGAGCCATCGACCACTAGCAGTCTACGTGGTCGTCGTTTGCGCCCTTGAGGTCCTAGCGCTATTCGCGGGCTAACAGCCGTCGCGACAGCCGCAGCGTACGCGTCCGTCGCGGTTTCTCTTACAGAACCAGCAGCGCCAGCGCCGTACTGACGGACGTCGTAGGCGTTCCTCATCGTGAGGGCCGCAAGAGAAGAGCGTACTCAGTGCGGCTGTGATTGCCGCGTCGGCCGGAGCGTATACGACCCCGCCGATAGCCATCTAATGAATCGCTGTATGGATTCCAGCGCCGATTACGATCAAAGCCGCTGAGACCATGATGAGCACAGCGAGTAGATGAACGATTCGGCTACGCATTCTCGTTCACCAAATTTGGCGTACCGAAAGGAATGCGCCCCACGACGCTCAACAAGGCCTCATATACGGTGAGAATGTCATGATCAGCTTCGCCCTCGATGAGGGCATCGTAGCTGACCCTTCCCAGCACCGACATCACTGACCGCGCCTCGCCGGCACTGAGATCGAGAGAGATATAGGCCTCGGGCATCAGACACTCACCGCTTCTTTCCGTTCGAGGCCATCAAGGCCTCCGTCGGCTGCGCGGCGGCCATGTCTCGATTGCGTGTGATGCGCTGATTGAGCGGGCATGTAGACCAGTCATTGGCGCTGCGCAGCGTGAACGAGGCCCGCGTCGGATCACACTCAGGCGCTGACTCGGGCGGCACCATCACGTGAAGACGCGGCGCGCCGTTGGTGCGGCCGAACTTGACGCGCGCGGCTCGATTGTCCTTCACGACCTGCGTGGCAAGCTCGCGGGCCGACTTATCGGTTAGAGTCAACGTGATTCCTTTCATCGTTTTAGGTTACAGAGCGTTCGATTTCGCGCCAGAACTCCTCCGGAGCGATATCGATGAGGGCCTCGCGGTTCGCATCAGGGTCAACCGGCGACGCCTCCGGTTGAAGGCGCCCTCGGACGAGCGCGCGCCGCCACATGTCATCGACGTCTGGGTCGCCGTGCTCGATCACGTCGAGCGGGACCGTCGAGGTCGGGCGCAGGAACAGCGCGGCCAAGCATCCGGCAAGCCATCTACGCATCAAAAGAATTGACGCTCGTGTCGAGTAGGGCTCTATTCACGATGCGTCTGATCGCGGTGTTGGAGTTGTTGAGGTCTTTGAGCCGGACCCAGGCCGGCAGGGCCTCCTGAATGTCTCTAATTGAGCGCAGCGACTCCTCAAGACGAGCGACGCGGCTGAGCAGGTCGGCGCTTTCCTGATCAGGCATTGGCGAACCACTGATCGTTGGGGATGCGGACGTCGTCGTCAGGTTCCTCGTAGTCCTCGATGTCGACATCGTCGGTCCAGAACCGAGAAACCCGCTCGACGCCAGGATGCTCTTGAATAGCTGCGATCAAAGGCTTCAAGGCATCGAAGATCGCGTCTTCGGCGGCCTCGATGACAGTGCTCGCGTATCGTGAGCCACCGACGAAGCCGATGCGGCGGCCCATGACGAGGATCTCGGCTTCGGCTGCGCATTCGTGGCCGCTGGGGTTAGCGCGCACAGAGATGACCTCTGTGAAGTCAAAGGACGCCATCAGGCGCGTCCTACCGTGGCGGCCTGCTTCTCGAACTGCTTTCTGATCAACTCGTTCCTTTCTTATCCGAACCGCTGGCGAGCAGGTTGTGTAAGACTCCGCGCGCCGGGGTGGTGCTGCTCAAATTAGGACCGGACCTGCGCTCCCCTCGCTCCTTACCTGGAGGTCGCGGCCAGTCGATTCGGAGACCTATAGAAGGTTACACTGTTTTACCTAGATGTCAAGCCTAGGGTTCGAGAACAGCCTCAACGGTATCGACCTCTAGGCCGTTGCCCTGATAGCGGCCGAAGTTGGCCCCTGTGAGCACACCGCCAAGATACGTAACTGGGCGCGTCGCGTCAGCCAGGACGGTCGTGTGGTATCCGAGACCAAATGCGTCAAGCGCGGTCTGGCGGACGCAGAAGTCGAGTGCCAGGCCGGCGACGAAGACCTGATCGACGCCCTCTGCGCGAAAGTAGTCGTCGAGCCCGATATCGCCAAGCTTCCCAGCGAAGGCCGAGTATGCCTCCGCGTCACGGTCGGTGCCCTTACGGAACACGGGCGCGTCATTGAAGGCGTGTCTGAGACTGAACGCGATATTAGCGCCACTCAGGCCGGCGACGCAGTGCACGGGCCAATCGCCATCCGTGTAGGTCGGAGTCTCGCCTCGGGCGGCGCGTCGGTGACCAACATGGTCGGCGTCGTGCCAATCCTGCGTCATGACAACGACATCAACGAGGGCATTGTGCCCGAACTCGATGATCGGCGCAATGACCTCATCTCCGTCAGGGACAGCGAGCGCGCCACCAGGGAGGAAGTCGTTCTGAACATCAACCACGATGAGAGCGGTGCTCAAGGTCGTTGCCTTTCTCAGGCCTCGAAGGCCTGTCGGTGTTGTTCGAGGTAGCGGCCGATCTGCCCGAGCGCGCGATGGGCTCGAACGTCGGCGTCGGCGTTGTTGAAGGAGATCTCCTGAAGCGTCGTCAACGCCAACCACAGCGCACATGTGTTGGGATCGGAGGATAGCTTCATCCGCTCCATATCGACGAAGTCGATCAGGCCATCACTTCCTGTTCAAGTTTCTCGATACGCCGCATAAGCGCATCGTGCGTCTCAACTGACACGAACTCCTCGCGATGCGCGAGTGACAGCTTCTTTGCCGTAGAGCGTGCGCGTTTTATCGCCACCTTGCGGTGACCGAACGGGCGACCGCTATTTCGTACAATCCCAGACGCAGCTACATAGTCATCATCAATGACCTGCCAACGCCAGCCGGGTGCAATCCTAGCGAGGACATCGCGTGCGTTCGGGTCGTACCAAACATTGATCTCCATCAGTGCGTGCGTTCCAGCCTGATCAACGCTCTGCGGTAGCGATCCCACCGAGCGAAATCCTTGTCCACGATCTGCGACGCCGGGATGCGGCGGGGATCTAGATTGTGGGTCAGATCAGCAATCTTCACCTTGCGCGCCAGGTAGTTATCGGCGGCACGTTCGATGGCCTCCTCGTAGGGCTCGTCCTTGCGCTTGGTGAGCGCATCGAGGGCTTCGATGATCCACGACGGAAACGAACGTTCCAGCCCGTAGCGAACAGCCCGCAGGCGCGACGGCTCGCAGTCTTCGAGGACGTCGTGCAATACCGCTACGATCATGGCGTCGCGATCAGGCGCAACCATGGCCATGACGGCCAGCGGGTGAAGGATGTAGTCTTCGCCGGCCTTGTCGCGTTGGCCGCGATGAACATCGGCGGCAACGGCGATAGCATTGCCAAGCGAGTACTCGAACTCAGACATCGTAGACCTTCGAGCGAGACGCGGCCTTCAAGCGGCCTCGGTTGGCCGCGATATGAGAACGCGCCTCCTCGACGCTCGTGAAGTGCTCGGGCGAAACAGCGACCTCGCCGTCAGCACCGACGAGACGCCAGCGGAACCCGAAGCCGATGTTTCGAGCGTTCTTTGGCGGCACGTCGTAGTACTCGCCGAACACCTCAAACCGCAGGCCCTTCGGTGCGTCGCTCACGCCAGTGAGTACTTCGTCACGTGCTGGATCGCCCGCGGCGGCGTGATCTCGCCCTTGATGACGAGGATCGATCCCTCGGACCAGTAGTTGGGATCTGTGGCGGCGTTGGTCTCGTTGAGGAAAATAGGGTTCTGTCCGTAGTAATTGTCCTCAAGCCGAGACAGGAGCGTGGATTCAGGCATCTTCTCGATGCGCACGTCTTCGAGGCCGGCCGTGATCACGATCACGTTGGGCATGTTGGGGTTCCTTTCAGTCTAGGTCGGACATGATGCGGCGTCGCTCTGCGCCGCTGAGGCGACCACGGCGTCGGTTCTCATCCTCACGAGAACGACGATGACGGCCAGCCCCTGGATGTTGAAGCGCGCGCAGCGTGACCTCGGAGGGACTCCGATAGTCATCAAGCTCACGATTGCGGCGCGGCGGTCGCTTCACACGTTGAGCGTATCAAGCAGCCGCGCGGGCGTCAACAACGCACCGTGTGATCTGACTACCTGAGCCGCCAATGATGCCGGCGTCGCGATCGTTGAGCAGGGCTACGAGCTTGTGTCGCTCGACACGGATCGCCGACGCCGTTAGGGTTGCTGCGCTGGAGCGCGACGAGCCGCGCTCGATGTACTCGTCATAGATCGAGAACGCACGCTCCAAGGCCTGCGCGACGTGGTCGAGTCTCATTCTCCGTGCGCCTCGTCGGCCCAGAACTGCGCATCGGCGGCGGCGCGATTGGCGGCCTGCTGGAGGTCAAGCGCTCGATCGTTGAGTTCCTCGATCTCATCACGAAGCGCGCCGACCGCGTTGGCGATCTTCACCATCAAGGGCTCGCGGACAGTGATGGTCTTGGAAGCCTCGAAGCAGTCGATGAGAACCTCGGCAAGATCGCAGGTGAAGTCGTCCCAGCGGCTGGTCGGCCAGTTCGAGGTGTCGACGTCTTTGGCGATCTCGATCCCGCGCAGCGGCTGTGACCACTTCTCAACAGCGGCACGCTTAGCGGCTTTCTCGGCCGCGTATTCGGCGAGCCAGCGCTGCTGCTGTTCTTCCTGCTCAGCGGCCTTGCGGGCGCGGTTCTCCTCCACTGACGCCCAATCAGACCAGACGGCGTTCGTGGACACCCACTCCTCGCGCTCCTTGAGCGTTGCGGTCTTGCCTCTGTAGAGATCGTTGGGGATCTCCTGTCCCACGAGCCGTACATGGACGCGCCGTCCGTCACGCGCCAAGGGGATGGCCTTGATCTCGCGCTTCGTCGTGCTCCACGCGACCGGCTTGATCCACACCGAGACCGATGTCGATGAGTTGATGTAGTTGTCGATCTCGTTGGCCTTCATGGGTTCCTCTTGGCGATGTAGGTGCAGCAAGGGCTGAGGCCGCGCTCTGTGAGTTCGGAAAACGTCCATCGCCGCCCGCAGTTGAAGCACTGCCAGTTACGTGGCTCGGCGGCCGCCCTTAGGACGAGCGGCCCTAACCTGATGGTCCTCACGACGGCCGCAGGCCTGGCGGAAGTTGACGCGTTGGCTGAAGTTCGATCAGACGCCACCGCTCGCCGCGCTGACGATGTTCTGGCTCGGCCTCGGTGGGCGCGAACCGAACAACAAGATCTGCCTCAGGTCGGGCGTTCAGTTCGGCGGCGGCTCGGCGGGCCTCCTCGCGTGTCCTGAAGTAGTCGGCCATAGCGACTAAGTTAGTCGATCAAGTCGGCCATGTCAACGACAAAGTCCTCGATCTTAGTCCCCCAGCGTTCCTGCGGAGCCGTCCGAAGCCACCTTTGTTCGTAAGGCCGCCCACGGCGGTGTTTACGGAGACCCTTAGATTGGCGCTTGCGGATCGTCTGTGGATGCGTCGTGTTGCCGCGCCACTGGTCAGGTATTCTGACCCAACGTCCGCGCCTGATACGTGCGATCCGGGTCGACATTCCAGTAGGCTGCGTCGCCAAGCTCACCTGTGTACTCAACGCCGCATCCAAACCTCCGAGAACGGCGCGTCGGGCTCAGGCGTCACTTCGACACGCCCAACTTGATCACGAGCCCTGACCGGCACTCTGCCGTGCTCTCCCCGGGGTAGGATGAGACGGACTTGATACCGCCCTCGTGGTAGCACGCCCGGCGCAGCGCCTTCAGCGCTGCGGTCTTGGTCAGTGGTGGCGGCATAGGCGTCAAGGCCGGCGACGGGCGCGAGCCAAGATAACCCACCACCATGATGGCCACGATCAAGGACACGACGGTCAAAAAGCCGCTGAGGGCAGCCTTCACTGGTATACCGGCCGAACGAAACGCTTCTTACCGATCTGGCCCACGCGGCCGTCGATGTCGATGACCGCGCAGTCCAACCCCGCAAACGTCGTACCGTCGATGCGCAGGCCACGCTGCTCGACGATCCTGCGTGCCTCGTTGCGTGAGATCGAGAACGCCTCCGACAACAGAGCAGGCAAGAAGACCCGCTGATAGTCCTTCGGGTTGAAGGCGAACTCATCCACTGCGATCAGCCGATCAAGGAGACCATGACGATGGCCTCAGCGAGGATTGCGGCCGCGCCCAGCATGAGCTTGTGATGGAGGTGATCACACTGGCCGCGAAGGCAGGCACCTGTTGATGCGAAGATCGAACCCAGCGCGGCGTGTTCAACAATGGCCGCCAACATCAGCGACCCTCCAGACGTTCGTTGTCCAGGACGCCGATGTCGTAGCCGGCGAAGCAGCGGTGGCGCTCGGCGGCGACATGGTTGCCCGCGTAGGCCTCGATGGCGGCGTTCGAGATCGTGTGTTGGTCCTTGATCGACATGATGGAGTTCATGTCGACGATCGAACCACCTGACGGTGAATACAAAATGCCTCCTTGTGGGACGACCCTCACCAGCACGAACGCACCAAGCGGCGTCCGTCACGGGCGAGACGATAAATGCGATCGAGGTGTTCCTGATCTTGGAACGCGTGGTCAAGGACCGGCTCGCAATCAGCGATCAGGCGCTGCTCGATCACACGCAGCTTCTCATCAATCGACGGCGGAAACAAGCGATCCAGGTTCTCTCGGTACTTGCCTTGGCGTGCACGGCGGGCGCAGCGCGAGGTACTCACACACAAGCCTAGACGTTGATCATCAGGGTCGAGCGTGAAGACATCGCTGGGACGTAGCTGAAGGCCACACTTTCGGCAGTACCTCATAGCGGTAAGCTACACAGCGCTTTTACTGTTGTCAAGCAACTCACCGCAGCGCCAGAGTCCGTTCATGAACACCGCGGCCTCCGCCTCTGGGCGCGGCGAAGGGCATCGGCCTGGGCACCACGACCAAAGGGCGCGCCATGTGATCTTACAGCGCGCGCAGATCATTCGGTCCGCTTCAGAAAGCGTCGCAGCGCGCGTGCGGCCTTGGCGTCAATGACGACTTCAGCTTCGGTGCAGGCGTCGGGTGCCCCAAGACCATCGCCGCTGTCGACGTGGATTTCTAGCGAGCCGTCGGGATGACGAGACAGATTCACGAACGGCCACGACCCGTCGTCGTGCACGTCAATCTCAATCTGATAGTCGTCGAGCCTGGTCACTTTAGACATGATGCTCTCCGTGGAGTTGGACGCCATGCTTGTCGTACCAGATCACAGATGAGTGAAAGCATTCACTCAGCGTGTCTAAGTGTAGCGGCAAGCCCTGGGTGGGTACGACCTCTCGCTGCGCGTCACAGATTCCGTAGTCGACATCACTGCTCAAAGCGCTTCGCAAACAACTGCCGCCGCTCGCCGGCACTACATCCATACATGTAAGCGAATGCTGCGTGCTTGCGGAGGCGACGATCTTGGGAGTCCGGCGCTGCCGCCAGCCACAAGGCGAGCCCTGTTCGTCCCGAAGCAGCGAAGATCTCGTAGGCCTCGACCGCGTAGTACACGACTGTTTCATGCTGGGAGCCATCCTGTGTTTCCGCGTCCGTATTCGTGGGTTCCGTCATCTAGTCCGCTCCAAGAAGCCGCCCCGCCGCCCGAAGTCATGGCGGCGGAGGGTTCGTTGTGCTGCGCGTTCAGTCGACTTCCCAGCGCGGCGTCGTGATGCGCTTGAGTTCGAACAACTCCGCGCGGGGCTCGTCTCCCTCGTCCCAGGTCACCAGAACAGGGAAAGTGTCTGCGCGCAGCAACCCCTGAGCGTCATCACGCAGTAGTTCGCAACGATCACGCGCCGCCTGCAACGGCGAGCACGCCATCCGCGCTACCCGTGTCCATGAGCCCTTGTCGTGCGGGTAGTTCAGAATGAGGACGCTGTAGTTGGTCATCACGACCCCAGGTTGGGGGCGTCCTTCCAGACCTCGATCGGGGCGTCCGAGTAGTGCCAATCCTGCACGGTCTCATGGAGCGCTCCCTTGGAATCGAAGAAGAAGATGCCTCGGTCACCGCCCTCGTTGGGTCCGAAGGAGCCGTCATCGCCGATCGACTCCGCGGAACCCAGGTAGGCACACGCGCCCTGCGAGGACGAGCACTTGTGGTTCCAGGTCTGCACAGGATTCGTCATCTGCGACTGCACCGATGAGATCTTGCCACGCACGACGTAGTACCCGACCGGCTCGCGCGAGCCCATCTCGAACACGTAGAGGTAGCCGATCTTGTTGGGCTTATTGAAGCGCTGGAGGCGGTCACTCAACTGCCGACGCTCCAGGGAGTCGCGCATCGCGGTCTCCGGGTACGGGACCGCCTTCGTCATGGCCTCGGCGAGGCGGCCGGACTGGTCCTCCATCTGCTGCTGATAGTCGGGCTTCTCGGCGATGGCGGCGAACCCGCATCCGACGAGCACCGCTACAGCGGCGACCGACGCGTACTTCAGGATGTTCTTGATTCTGTACATGATGTCCTTTCTCGCTACTCGCAGGTAGCGACGGGATCGATGCGGGGCGGCAGATCGGCCGCCTTGAAGTCGCGCTCAAGGAACTTTCGCGCGCTGGCGTTGTAGTCGGCGACGTCCTGGTTGCAGATCTGCTGGACGCCCGTCATGTTGGTCTGGAGGGCCTGGTCGTGCGGATCGCGCTTCAGCGCCGCGCGGGCCGACTTCAGGTTCGGCACGTCGCGATCGGTGATACCGGCGTAGAGATCCTCGAAGTGCTGCTGCGCGAAGATCCGGTTGGTGGCCGAGTTGTGGACCTTGGTGGCGTCGCCGCGTCCCTTCACATCTGATGTCGCGACGCCAAAATACCAGACGCCGGCCGAGACGACGCCCACGATGAGCGCGATCCCGACGGCCCAGGCCAGGAGATAGCCGAGGCCGTGGGCGGTGTCGCGGCGGGGGCTACGCCCCCAGTCGTCGTAGCCGCTCATGCGGAGACCTCTTCGAACGAGTACACGAACTCTACGGGCGGGAGGTGGGACGTGTTCTTGAACTTCTTGACAACGCCGCGGTGCCTGACATCGAAGTGGGTGAAATGGCCGTCACGGAACGAGAGCAACTCGCGTGCACGGGCTAGTGCAGCTTCCTCGTGGGAGGCATGCTCGGGGCCGACGCTCATGTCTTCCTGTCGGCCGGCGTGCACCCCGATCTTGGGGTTGTCGGTCCAGTGAACGGTAACGTAGTAGTTGTCGTCATCAACGCCAGGGAAGACCTCTCTGAATGCGGCGATGATCTCGGCGGCCGCCTCTGGGGTGATGTTCGTGTAGGCGCGCCCACTGCCGAGGACGTCGAACACTGCTTCGCCGTTCGGGGCCGCGACTACCTTGGCGCTGTTCTCGATGCCGCACCGGCTCGTCCATGTGATTGTGCTCAAGCTGCTTCCTCCTCTAGGTGAGAGAACTCGTAGATCTCAACCACAGGGTTGACGGGCTCGTAGTTCTCCGTGTTGTGGGATACGTTGAGGACCGTGGTGGTATCGCCGTTGGCGTGTCGCACGTAATCGATCCCGTATTGCTCGTGGATGTGCCCGCAGACCACGACGCGTGGACGCAGCCTACCAGAGACGAGCCGCTCGCGCAAGGCTCGATCACCGACATGGAGCGATCCGAACTGCGGCGCGACGAAGTCCAAGATCCCGTAGGGCGGGCCGTGAGCGATCAAGATGTCCACGTCGGACGGAATGACGTCGAGGCGAAGCTCAAGCGCGCGCTCCGTACCATGGAAGGCCCACCTTGGGAGACCCGGCACCCATGGCGTTCCCCACACGGAGATGTCGCCGATCAAAGTGCCTTCGTCGCGGAGGTACGTCCACGGCAAGAACAGATTGTCGACCGCCTCAGCCAGGCGCTCGAAGACGAAGTCGTGATTGCCGGCGATGCCGATGACGCGAATGCCGCGCTCACCGAGATCGCTCAGCCACGGCCGGAACGACTGGTCCAGCCAATCAAGCTGAAAGTCCGAACCGTTGTCGGGCAGGCTGTAACGCTCCTTCTTGCCGATCGGATGGTCGGGGCAGACGTCGCCCGCGATGATCAGTACGTCGCAGTCCGGGATCTCGGGTAGCGTCCCATGCAGGTCGGCGGTGGCGAGGATCTTAGGCAACTATTCGGTCTCCAGGACGTAGAACGCAGAAGCGCAGCGCGTCTTGGCGGCAACTACGTAGACGTCGGCGAGGCGGTCGAAGTTCTTGGCGAACCCCCCGCCGCCCTTCGCGGTTCCCATGGCCTGCCGCCACGGGCAATCGCAGATGTCGACGAAATTGCCCACCATGACCGCCGCGGTTGTGGCGGCGACGACGGACAGCTTCGAGTGCTCGGCGGGACCGACGCCCGCGGCGCGCGCGGCTTCATCGATCATCCTGACGAGCCGGTCGCGGGGGATCTTGTATCTAGGTGTGCTCATATAGTCCTTTGCGTCGTCGCTGCGGGCGTTTGCGCCGCCCTGAAATTGATTCCTAGCCTCGGGAGGGTGTCTGTATGGGTTTCGGTGGAGATCGAATTACAGGCCTCGCCTGACCGGCTCTCACCACCTCCTGGGACCCTCTATAGGGTCCCCAGGAGTCAAGTGGTCAATCGCCGCATTCTAGAGCCAAATTTTTTACCCACATTCGACCCACTTGAACGACCGCCGCCGAGATTTCGATACCCCCACCCCTGAATTTTCGGCTCTGCGGCTTGGGTTCTAGAGATGTGACCCACTTGAATCGCTCAGATTTGGCTCAGTTACTTCTGGTACCCCTAGGGGGTATGGACCTACAGGCGGGCGATCGTGTCGGCCAACGCTGACCGGCCGACGAAGGCCGCGTCGTCGAGGTCATGGCACAGGGTCTCGGCCTCGGCGCGAGTGTCGGTTTCGGCGACCGTACGGCCGTCGCGATCGATGACCTCGAACCCGTACAAGGTCGGCAGGATGTCGAATCTCGTCGTGGCCTGCCTGATCTTGAGACTACGCCGCGATGAGTTCATTGTCCTCCGCCGACGCGCCTCGATAGACACCTGCCTCGCGGGCGGCCGAGTAGTCGGGGCCGCTCGGCGTAGGCGGCATCGGGCCGCGCCGCCGAACGTACTCGTGGCGCTTGATGAAGCCGGCCTCAAAGGCTGCGAAGAGTTCTGCGTCTCGCTTCAGGTACTCGGAGAACTCAAGTACTCGTGCGATGCCGGCGACGTCGCGCTCGGCCTTGGCGCGCGCGCGGCCCTCTTGGCGGCGTCGCTGCGCCTCTTCGGGAGACAGCTTGGCGCGGCTCGGTTGGTGGTTGGGGCAGTTCTTGGGTGCCTTTCCGCGCTTGCGTTCGCGTTCCCAGTCGTGTTGTCCCTCTTCGCAGAAGAGGGTCACGGTGTCGCTCAAATCTTCCTCCTTAGTGTCCTGGGTAGATCTGGATGACATCGTCTCGCTGAGGAACGTCAGTGATGCCGATCGCATAGGCCATCGCGTGCACGTGCGGCGCGAGTCGTAGGTAGCGGTCCTCGGCGCGCTCGGCGCGCGTCCGATAACGCAACAGTTTGTCGTGGAGGCGTAGAACTTCCTCGCGCGCCTCCTCGACTGACATTTCAGCTACGCGCGCCTCGTAGGCCGGCGAGCGTTGTGAGCGCGTGCTCACGCCGTCACCTCGTGCCAAAATACGACCAGAGACGCACGCGATGCCGAGTTCTCGCCGGGCGGCGAGTACTGCACGTTGACGTTCGCGTCACGACCAGCGCCGCTGTCGTAGGCGCGTTGGATGAGGTCTTCGAGGTCTCCGAGCTTGTAGACCGACGATCCGTCCAGGCGAACCCTACGCTCCTCGCTGAGGCGCTTCGTCACTGCGGCGCCTCGGTCGAGTAGTCGACGTGCGCGTCAGCGCCCTTTGGGATGTGGTCGTTTGCCAGCAGCACCTTGTAGAACGTGCGGCCGGGAACGTGAAAGGCCACGACGCCCTCGGGGTTCATGAAGCCTGGCGCTGCGACCGATCCGTTGACACGCAGGAACTGAACTACGTCATCGATCGCGACCGCGTCGAGGCGATCGAGCGTTCTCAGAACCGGCACCACGCCGACGCAGTCCGGTGTGTTGTCGTCGTTCCATCGCGAGGTATTGAAGAGCGAGAAACGCTTCTCACCGTTCTGGAGTCCGTAGCCGCGCTGGATACCAGAGCCCCACCACTCACCGAAATGCACGCCTGGACCGAGGCCGTCACGAAGCTCGTCCGCGTGCTCCATCACCCAGCGCGCGAAGCCGAAGTTGTCGGCCTCGGGCGTGATGAGCCGCTTCCGCGACTGTGCGCCAACGCGGCCGTCGTCGAGGATCTGGATCGCTGCGTTCGTGCCGTCGATCTTCTCCGTGATGATGGTCTCGCGATTCAGGCGCGCGATCTTCGGCCACGGAACGAAGTTGAACTCCGTCAAATCAAGTACTGCTTCGCTCATCGAAAGAGCCCCTCCGGGCGGTCGCGGATGATAGCAGCGATCTCCTTGAACGTATAGCCGCGGTCGTCGTTGTCGCCGGTCAAGGCTTGTGAGTAGCCGCCGTCATCGACGTACTCGCCTTCTGCGGAAGCGAGGCCGAACCAGTCACGAACCACCTCCGGGAGTGTGCCTACATTGCCGTCGTACAGTACTGATCCGGATGCGTCGCTGGAGAGTGTGAGGCCGCCCACTTCGCGCTGGTAAACCTTACAGGCGACGCCTAGGCAGCAGTCCTTGTCGTCCTTGTCGGTGAGGACGCAGGTGGTTTGCTGGAACTCGTCGCTCTCTAGGGCTTCGACCCAGAGATCGACGGGAGTCTTCGTTGTAGTCATTCGGTGTATTGTCCCAGATTCGTCGGTTGCTGTCAACCGCGGTTGATGGTCTTTGCTAGCGCTCGTGCTTCCGGTGCCGGCCGCGCGTTACGCGCCAGCAGTTGTTGACGAAGCTCCGTCGCGTACTCAAGTGCAGCGTCGTCCTGACCTTCGACGTCGGTGCGGAAGATCCTATAGTTGTGGTTGGGCGTATAGTGTCCTGGTTTCAGATACAGCGGCCACAACCAGGCGCGTCCTGTCCCCCGCATCGGGCTCGATGAGTTCAACCCTGACGGTGTCTTGATCAGGGATAGCAACGACGCGCCCGCGACTGTAGCGACGACCACGCGAGGCGATGGCGCGAGCGCGGTCGTGGTCGTAGAAATCACAGGTCTCCATGATCAGTGGGCCTGAGAGCGCTAACGCGATAATCCCGCAAACCAACGCTACCATCACGAGAAGATCACCGTTACCCCAATTGCCCCAAATGATTGACGGCGGTGTTGGCAGCAGCAGGATGAGCAGATAGACGATGCGCCGTAATGTGTAGACGTGCTCGCTGAGCGTCACTCGGATAGCTCCTCAATGAGCTTGCCGATCGCCGACTTAGCGCGACCATGGATGGGCTGGTAGAGGTGATCGGAGTTGAGTACAAGGTCTCTGGTCGGCGAATACAAGAGCGGTGTGATGTCATCGCGTCGCGAGCCCTCGATCACCATCCAAGCGGCCCGCTGACGGCGCGGCACGACAACGGTGTGGAGATCCTCAGGCTGCATGATTACCGACGAGCCGGGCATCATGACCTCGACATCGAAGGGCCGCATCAGGCGTGCGTCGCGATACGTGACTCCAAGCTCGCCGTCGATCCCGGATGAGAATTCGTGCTCATGCAGCAGCATTCGGCCGCGCCCGTCGGTCTCGTCGACCGCGGTGGTGACGTTGGCGTAGCAGCCCAGGAGTGGGATCTTGGCGATTTCGTAGCGGTGATTGTGCACACCGATCGTGAAGCCGCCGTCCTCGTTGTAGAGGCTGCTCAGTGACCCGTCGAGCATCGAGTAGTCGTAGTAGCGAATCATGCCGCGCCCGCCGAAGTCGAAGAGCACGATCGAGTCGAGACCGATGACGTGACAGTTGGCGGCGCTCTTATCGTGGCGTCCGAGATCATGTCCCGATCGGAGCAGCTTCTTCGCCATGTGGAGCGGATCATCGCCGTCTCGAAGCCGCTCGATGAGGTCGTCGGGGAGCATCACGACATCCGATCGATCATCGCGATAAGCAACCCGCAGAAGAGCGCGATAAAGAGCACTACCAGCGCCAACGCAACGAAGACCATTACACGGCCGCCTTTCTCGCCACGATCGACACCTCAAAGACGCTGATATCGAGGACTACGAGGGCGTCTTCGACGTCGCGCAGTATCATGCCTGCGTTAGCGACGGCGTCACAGTTTCCACTCACGGTGCGCTCCAGGACGAGGTAGTTGCTTTCGCGAACGACCTCGAAGTCGCTCTCTTCGAGGATCTCGATATCACGGTCGGTGAAGCCGTCCCAGTAAAGTGTCACAGTCACCACTGTTGGGTACCAACGACTGTCCTGCATAGACTTAGATCTCCTTACCGATCAGGCGTGCGACACGCTGCCTGATCAACGGGATGTCGGATCGCCATGCGTCCCAGGCTGTGTCGATCCGTAGATTTGATTGGTGAATCTTCCTAAGTAGATAGGCGTTGTGGCACGCCAGCGCCGTTACGGCGACCCAGATCATCAGGCGTTCACTTCTCGGCCGGAGCGTCTGTCGCATCGCCGCCGCCGGTTGTCTCGTCCCAGCAGCCGTCGGTTGTCTCGTCCCAGCAGCCGTCGCAGATCCATCGGCCGCGACCGCGCCACTCGCAGAGCCGCGTGAGCCCGCAGTACGCGCACCGCTTGAACAGGCGCTGTGTCGTGAAAGCGGCATGCCACTCGGCATGCGTTTCGAGCGGATTGCCGTCTTCCTCGCGCGGGTCGAGCATGACGGTCGCGCCGCACGCATCACAGGTGAACAGCGCGATCCGGGCACCCTCAGCGGCGACGGCCGTGAACGGCCGGAACGTCACGCCGCCGGGATAGGCGCTGTCATCGTCGCGGACAGTTTGTTGCCGGAGCGGGAGCCCGCTCACGAGGCCACCAACTCGCGTCGCAGGTCGGCCATGTCGGCGTCCCAACGTCGATCGCGTTCGTCGCCGACGCCAGTCGCCTGCTCGAACAGATGGCCGACAAAGCGCCCCTCACCGACCACGTAGGTCCCGATGTAGGCGTCGAGCGCGTCCCCTTCGACGACCTCGCCGGCAACGACGGTGCGTAGGATGCGCGGCTCGGCCGGCGCCTCTGGGTCTACGAGCGCGTACAGCTTCGGCCCGAGGGCGTCGGCGATCACCGAGAGAAGCTCTGCCCCTGCCGGAAGATGAAGCATCTGGCGCGGCTCGACCTCAAGAGAGTATTTGAAGATTCTCTTCTTCACTGAGCGTTCCTTTCCAGTCGGGTGTAGGTTTCGCGCCAACGCGCCGCCAAGCTGGGATCGTTGGTCTGGAACACCTCGCGCGTCTCATCGCCGACGGTGGCGTGGACGAACCACACGCGCCCGTGGGCGAGATCGCTGCGCGAGAAGATCCTGATGTCACGATTCGAGAGCACGTCTCCGAACAGATGGAAGGCGCGCTCCGGCGTCATGGCGATGACCCTAGCCTAGTTGCGGGCTGATGTCAAGGGAAGTTCCATTGCGGGAACGACGGCTCTTCCTCGCGAGCAGCCTCAAGTTCGCGCTCTTCGACAAATTGCGAGTCGCCTTCAGGCCAGCAGTGACGTAGCGCCTCCTCGCGCGTTGCGTAGACGCCGACGAACGAACTCGGTCCGGGCGGCACGTCGTGGCCGAAGAATTCGCCTCTATGAAAGGCCACGTAGACCTTCACGGATTTGGCTTCAGGTCGATCGACTCGACCTCTTCGTGGGTGGCGGGTTGATACATCGGCGTGCCCAGGGCGACGAGCAGCGCGTGTAGTTGTGCAAGTGCTTTCGCCAGCCGGTCTTCGATCTCCTCGTCATACTCGATTGGCAACGCGTGCTTGTAGTTGGGGTTATACATGCGGTAGAACCCCAACGGGGTCTGCAACTCCGCCTGCGCGTCCATGACGGCGTCGACGACAGAGTTGAGATTGACGTAGGTCCCGCCGCGCAGGTGCGAACACACGGTGCCCGGATGTCGACCGACGACCTCGCCGTCACGGGCGAGGACGACGTTGCAGTTCTCGCACGCCGTGATGGTCCCAGAGATCGCTGGGAATGAGCGGTCGTCGGGCTCGATCTCGAACTCTTTGACCATGTCGTCGATGCGTGGGCTCGACGCAAGCAAGGCCTTCGCATATGTTGAGTACACGCCCACGAAGTGCGGCGGGCTCGCTCCGTTGTAGACATAAGCTGCGTAGACCTTCATAGCTCCTCCTCTCGATATGGCTGAGCGGTGACGTCGGCGATGCGCTCAGCGTCGTTGAGTAGCTCGATCGCCGTGACCTCTGCGCGCTGACGCGGCATGCCAGCGCCGACGAGTGCTGTCGTCAGCACCCACACAGCGGTATCGAAGGCGATGACGCGGACAGGGACGCGTTGGTTGCGGTGGCACTCAGGGTGCGTGTTGAAGTCGTGCCCGCCTGTGTAGTCCTGGTCCTGGTCGACCGTCTCACAGGCCGGGCACACGTAGAGCGTGAGCGGAAACTTCAGCGGCGCGCTCATTCAGTCGTCCTTCTCGTGCCAGTCAAGGGTAATTCCTTGTGCTCGCCGAACCGCGTCCTGGGCTTCGCGCACGGCGACCACGACAGCGGAGTCGTAGCCCTCAAGTGACAGGAGGCTCATGAAGGCCGTTCCCAGCGCTTCCGACGCTACGTTGAGCGCGGCTGTTGCTGAGCCGATCTTATAGGCGCGATATGGGTCTGGCGTGCTCACTTCATGTTTTCCTTTCTGGGGCAGCGGGAACGATTGGATACCGCTCGTACAGGTACCGGACAACGCGAACAGTCGCTGGGTCGTCAAGGTTGTTGAGGGCCAGCACGCAAAGCCGTAGCGTGTCGATCTCTCGGTCACCCGTCGGTGTCAGCGTGTACGTGACGTCTCGCCTGGACCGCGCCTCGATCGACGGGGTGTCAGTCATTGGCGACCTCGATGAACCCACTCAGCGAAAACGCAGAGATCACGTTCTCGGCCGTCACGGTTCGTCCGCCCGGCATGGTGATCTTGAAGTCGTCCTCGCCAGCCTCGACGGCCGCGATAGCCTCTTCGGCGACGCCGACATAGTAGGTCGGCCAGGTCGGGTTGATGGTCTTGAGATGCCGCCGCAGGGATAGCTCGCGCTGGGCGACCACGTCGGCATGGATCATGTCGGTCATCGAGGTCTCCTGAAGGTGAAGAACGCTGAATAGGTTTCGTTGTAGCCGGGCTTGTCGTAATCGACGACCCAGCCCTGGACGCGGTAGGCGTCTTCGACGTCAAGCCAGTGGTTGTCGAGGACGTCTTGCCGTTCCACGGTTAGCGCGCCTGAGATTGCGGTCACGGCATCGTCCAGAAGGACGTGCGCCTCGCCGTCTCTTAGGTTCTTGACGATCAACTCGTTGAAGACCTCGAAGACCTGATCCGGAATGTTCGGTGCCGCCGCTGCCTGGTCAGCGGCCTCGCTGGGTGTGATGGCGCGGGTCATTGGTTTCCTCTCAGGTAAACGCGCACCTCTCGCTGGAGGGCGCGGTACTCGTCCTCGTGCTCGTCGATGTAGCCTTCGTGGACGCCGAGCCAGTCCTCCATGCGGCTGATGAGGTCTCGCTCATACGTAGTCCTTGATTCATACGTGGTCTCGGCCTCGCGCGTAACTACGACGACATCCACATACGTATAGGTCTGATTGAAGGTGGTGATCGTGTACACGGAGTGCGATGCTGACACGACCTCTCGGCCCTCTTGGGTGAGGCGATCGAGCACCTTGCCGATCTCGACGACGTCGTCTCCATGCACGATGCGCTGAAACGTGAAGTGGTGCACGGTCATGCGCTGCGCGCTCCTCCTTCCTTGGTAGCGAGCCACTCAAACAGCATGAGTGCGTCCTCTCTACGAATGGTGATGTCGGCCCATCTGTTGTCGTCAGGGTCGCCGTCTGAGTGATCCATGTAGACGCTGAACGAGCCGTCGCGTTCTTCTTCGATCTCAAGCTCGTCAACGATGTCGTCGTAGCGAGCGCCGGTCTTGCATACCTTGATCCGCTTGATCTTCAGCGTCCGGTCGTTGGATGTGGTTTCGTAACGAATCTCTCTCATTTCGGCACCTCACCGCCCGCGTCACGGATCGCGATGCCGAGACCTCGATAGAGGTCGACTGCTTCGTCGACGTCCATGACACCGGTTACGGTGTGGCCGTCGTCTTGGATGCCGATCAGGACACGCGCCGGGGCCGTCCCCACCGGGGCCGACGTCTCGGTGCGCGCGGGAACCGAGTCAGCCCACGCGCGGCCTCGGAGCGTTTTCGCCCAGAACATTAGACCGGCACCGCCTGGCCGGCCCGCCAGATGTAGTTGACGGGCTCGTCGGACTCAGCGACGCGCCACTCCTGAACCAGTGCCCAGCGGCCGGCAAGATCGTGACCCGCAGCCTCTGCCTCCGGGGCTGTGGCGAAGCGAACGGCGTTGCTGTACCACTTGCCGGAACTGTCTGCGATCACCTCGACTTTGAAGCTCATGATTGGTTCCTTTCGTTGAGCGGTTAGGCGCCTGGACCACGAAGCAGGCGAACGCTGCTGACGCATCGCCAGCAGGCGGCCTCGTTATCGGGGTCGAAGTGCTCGCGTGGCACCGCGACGACGTCCTCGCCGCAGAGGGAGCGCGCCTCGCGCGCGAACGTCAAGGGGTTGCGGACCACGGTGCCGGGCGCCACGGCGTGGACCTTCTGGCCGCTGACCGAGACCCCGGCCTGGTACGACGATGGCGGAGCCGACACAGTCACATCGCGCCCCTCTCGACGTAGCCCTCGACGTCGCGCTCATACCACGCGCCGTTGGAGACGAAGAGGTGGGCCTCGTCGCGCCAGACGCGATCGATGCGGGCGTTGAGACGCTCAGCGTAGGCCCCGACCGCGTACTGGGCCAGCATGCGCGGGTTGTCGACCTCGTTGGTGTCGATGTCGATCGCGACGTCGATGTCGGTATTGTCGTCGAAGACGAGCTTGGCCATGTATCTCACAGGGTGCCCCTTTCGAGTCCGTCGTAGAAGACTTCCAGACACGGCGACACCAGTATCGTCGCGCCGTCGATGAAGACGTCGTCGACTTGTGCGCCTTCGTCGAAGGCATACTTTTCGGCTGCCGCGCGCGCCGCCTCGGGCGAGGAGACGTCATCGTGGATGTCGATCGTCACCATCGTCGACACGCCATCCGCGTAGAGGAGTCGTGCCTTGTATCTCATCGTGCGTTCTTTCGGGCCGAGGCCAGTAGTGCTTGGTCGCGCTCAGCGAGATCCGAGTAGGCGATCACGGCGTAGCGATACCCTGTCCGCCGGGTGCGCTCGAACGCGGTCTTGCGTGCAACCTGTTCGTTGGGCTCAGAGCCCCACATGGCCCACCCTGTTCCGTTGATGTAGGTCAAGAGAATCCACGCCCGCTCGGGATCGAACCGACTGTAGACGACCGAGCGGTGAGCGGCGACGATGATGTGATCGAGTTGCTCAATCGGCGGCGGATCAGCAAGCGTGAATGGCATCACTCATCGTCTCCCACGATCGGCCATTCGGCGGTCCAGCGACCTACGGTGTTGCCGTTGTCGTCGCGTACGTAGCCATCCGAGTCGCCACCGTCGTTGAGATGGTCAGCGAGCCGGTACAGGGACCGAGCGACATCTCTCGGCGTTCGCATCGCTTCGTTACCGAGTTGGATGGTCAGGGAGAACAACTCAGAGTTCCTTTCCGGTCCGAATTCGACGCCGCGCTCCAATCGATGTAGAGCGGGCGCATCACGTCATCGTCGTAGCGCTGAGCTTCGACAGCACTGAACGCCACGGCCCCAGCCTCCACGATGGCGGCGATCTGCGCCTCGGAGTAGCCCACGTCGCGTCGAACGCGTCCGTCATGTGTCATGAGGACACTGCCCACCCAGCAGGGGCCGTCCTGCGGTGCGCGCTCCCCGCGAGGGACAAACCAGCGCGGGTAGTCGTCGCGGTCAGACCAGTCGATGTCCTCGGCGAGCCACGCCTCGCCGGTGCTGTCGGCGACACGCTGAAAGTCCGTGGACAGGCTCTTGCCGTAGCGGACCTCACCGTGAGTGCTGGTGAGCCGGACGGTGTTGCTCATCAGTCGAGCCTTCCGCCCGAGTAGGCCTGAACGCCTTCCTCGCGCAGCGCCTCTGCCATCGCTTGCGCGTGAACAGACTTGCGCTCGTAGGACTGGTTGTAGGCGCTGATCCAGACTTGGACGCCGCCCCTGTAGTGGGGCCGCGCGAGATCCTGCTTGGTCAGCCAGCGCGCGAACGATGAGTTGCCCGGATGGATGGTGACCCAGGCGAAGCCACAAACGCCGTCGGCGACCGGCTCGTACTGCCGCACCACGGGACCGGGATCACCGCCCATGATGTCGGCGAGCGGGTTCGCGCGCTCAACCACTGTCATCGGCGTCGGGGTGTGGGCTTCAGCGGCCGCGACGCCCGCCGCCCACGCCCGCCTCCACAGCGCCCCATGGCGAGCATCGCGGACCGCCTTGGGCAGCTTCGGAGCGCCGGTCGCTCCGCGTGCCTGGAGTTCGTCGATCGCGGCCTCGGCGAGCGCGGCGTCCTTGAGGCGGTCGAGGTAGCTGGAGGCCTCGGCGTAGGTCAGGCTCAGCGGCCGGACGTCAAGACCCGAGGCGAAGAAGAGCGCGCGAGTCTGAGACTTCGACGCGGCCTTCGAGTCCTGCGCGCCGGGGTCCTCGAAGTGCGAGTGCGTCGGGAATGTGGGGCTCATGGTCTGGACCTCCTTTGGTGTGGGGAACGACTGACAACAAGCACTCTATGACATCGCGGGCACGGTGTCAAGTCGCGTCGTTGGCGCGCGCTGAGGCAGCGCCTCGATGTCTTGCGCGCCGAGCGCGACGAGATGCGCCACGGTCTCGGCGGGATCGTCGATATCTCCGGTCTCCATCATGAAGACGTCGCGCCGACGGTAGATGATGGTGATTATCAAGACCTACCCCTTTGGTGAGGCCTTGTGTCCGCTCAGTCAGACTGAGCGGACACGCAGCATCTTCCCTGCCCCTCCGACTACCTGGCGTCTTCGGTGTCGCTGATGCCGTGGTAGTTGGCTGCCCATCGCGTTGCCTCTGCCTCATCGTGGCGGCCCTCGTAGGCCAGCAACGCGGCCATCATGATGGAGCGCTCCTCCAGGGCCGTGAGGCCCAACAGGTGCGCATCATGGGTCTTGGTGTACAACTGGTCCCTTTCCGTGGGATGTGTGGGGGGTCTTGGACCCTACACACTGAAAGGGCGGCTTTCAAGGCCGCCCTTTCTCGCGTTTTGCGGGGAAAACCCGCAAATGTTCGCCCTCGGACTACGACTGGTCAGGCTCCTGACCGTCGTCCTCAAGCCCGCCGACCGAGGCCCGGACCCCGGCGGCGACCAGGTCGGCCACGTCGGGGCGGCGCTCCCACTCGGCGGGCATCTCGTCGGGGATCGTGCCGGCCTCGGCGAGCAGACGCTCCTGGAGCGACTGCACGATGGCCGACTCGCCCGGGTCCACGAGGTCCTTCGCGAGTTCGCCCGAGACGATCAGCGCGGCCCGGTTGCCGGACATACCGACCAGGGAACGCTCGCCCTTGGCGTCCTTGTGCCAGTCGAAGACGTCCTTGGCCTGCGTGATGTAGCCCCGCATGGCCTCGGCGGTGACCTCGCCGCGCGCCATCGAGCGGTCGATGACCGTGCCGCCGAAGATGGACAGCGACAGCACACCGAGGTTCTTCAGCAGCAGGAACTCCTTGTGGTTCTGCCACTGGTCTTCGAACTCCGCGCGGACGGCGTTCCAGAAGTTCCGGATCAGCACGTACTGCGCGTTCGGGTTGGGCAGGTCGTGGATGTAGACGGACTTGTTGAGCATCCGCTTGATCCCCTGCTCCAGCGTCACGAACGACACCGGCCGTTCCTGCCCGGCCGCACGCGAGCCCTGCTTCGAGCCGCCCATGTGGACGAGGTCGTGCCACGGCGACTCCGTGTCCTCGGAGAGGCGCAGCGCGAACACGCGCTCCGGGTGGTCGCGAAGCTCCTGCTCCTCCGGCGTCAGGCGCGAGCGCAGGACGTGGAGGTGGGAGGAGTTGAGCCCCTTCTGGTTGGCGTTCACGTCGGTGAAGAGGTTGGCCTCCTGCTCCGGCGTCAGGCCGACGTGGATCTGGAACGGCACCACCGTGTCGACCGGGGCGCGGTTCTTGTCATCGCCGTTGCCGAACCAGAGCCGGTGGTTGCCGTCCATGCGGGACACGGCGATCCGGCCCTCCTTGATGGCGTCGTCGATGGCACTCAGATCGAAGGCGAACTTGATGACCTTGATCTGGCGCTGGCGGCCCGTGTTGATGGCCTCGACGGACACGACGTCCTCGTCTCGCACGTTGAGCATCACCTCGGGGAACGCGCGCGGGAACTCCGGGTTCGGCTCGCGGTTGGCGTAGTTGTAGGCGTCGCTGGCGTGCTTCGGCGACAGGTCGCGCTGAAGGCCGCCGGGGTTGGCGACCTGGTCGAACACGTCGGCCTGTGAGATCGCCGACAGCGCCGACAGCGGTGCCGACCCTCGGTAGCACGTCGTGTCGATGTTGCCGCTCTCCATGGCGACGAGCACGACCTGCCCCTTGGTGGTCTCGGTTGCACTCTGCGTGGACATGTGAGGAAACCTCCTTCTCTCTTTGGATGCGATATGGTTTCCTGCTTCGCCGTTCCCTCACAGAAAAGCGAGCAGTCTGCCCGAACGACACCTCTCGGTGTGCGCCTCCCTTGGATTTCGGGCGGACTGCTCGCGGTTGAGACTTAGGTCCGTGACCTCTTCGTTCCCTCGATTTCCGCCCTCTTTGGCTTCCCTCGTGGGTCGTTCGGTGTGGACAAATATACCCCCAAAACTGGGGATGTCAAACGCTTCGCCACCGAACCTACCCATTCGGGCAGGAAATGGCTGCAAATAAGGGCTTTACGGCGGCCTAGGCGGCCACCAAACCTACTCATAGAGGAGCGCTGGCGCGCCAGCTTAGGCCTCACAGAGGCACGCAAATAGCGCTCTCAGGCGCGGGATGAGTAAGTCTGCTCAGCCCGACGGACAAGCGCAGCGCCGTCGATGACGAGTGCGCAGAAGGTAGGCATCCAGAACCTCGTGGCCTCTTCGAGGCGGACGCGCTGCGGACGCAGCATGCTTCCCATGACGTCCAACTCGGTCTCTGTCCAGCCGTCGTGAAGGAGTGCGATCCGCAGGGCTCTTTGCTCAGCAACGCTGATCAAGGAGCGCGGTTCCATGTTCAGGTCCGCTAACAGGCGATCAATGGGGACGCCGGCCGCGACGAGCGCGTCGTTGCGACGTGCGGCGGCGGATAGCTCGCTACGAGAGATCACGAGGTCTGCGATGGTGGAGCGGCCGACCCACGTGGAGACCGCTCTGGCGGGCACGGAACGCATCGTATGCGGCTCTCCGTAAGGCCTCATAGGCGGCCATGTCGGGTTCGCGCCTGGTGGCGGATCGACGGCGGAGAATGTCTCGGTAGAGCCTTCGCATTGCCCGGCCTCGGGAACCCGAGAGGCGCCCCTGTGCTGGGCGCCCCTCAGGCCCCGCTGTTGGTCCACACGCCGGGGCGGGTCGGCCCGAGCGCATGCCGTGTGCAACCTACCAGGCCGAGGCGACGCGAGTCAAGTGCGTCGAACGCTGCATTGAATTCAGCGCATTCTGATGTAACGACCAAGTGCGCGAATCACGCGGTCCTTCTCGCGCTCTTCGAGGGCGTTGAGTTCAGGTATGCCGTAGGAGTATGTGAGCGCGTCGGCGTCTACGATGAGCGCGTTCAGGGCCGCGGCGATGCGCTCCGCCGACTCCGCCGACGGACAGGAGTCCACCAGCCCCCACCCGCGGCATATCACGGAGGGTCCATAGATGTGGTTTGGGACGACCGCGAATCGACCGATCACGTGTTCTGTCTTAGCGATGCGATGACCTCCTTTGGAATCGTATCGGTGAAGGCTGCGAAACACTCAGCCTGTTCACCTATGAGGTGTACAACGTAATACGGCCCAGGACATGGATGTGCCGCCACGGGCACATATACGATGTTGGTGTCGTCGGCCGCTACCTGCGCGAAGCGCAGCACCCATCGTCCGTGCGGATACCGCTGCTGGCCCGTGAAGATCACCGTCATTGTAGGTGACGTCTGCTGCCCAGCGACTGTGACGCCGTAGTTGGATACGGCCGCGCCCTGACCCAGTGTGTGCCGCTGCGCCAGCGTCGACGAAGGCAGCAGCAAGAGGCCGACGAGGCTGAGAATGATGATTCTGGGATAGCTCATCTGTCCCGCAGCCTCCTCTGCCAGCATACGAGCCCACGACGGCGGCACAGGACCTTCACCTGAGGCCATGTACGCCGCCAATCGAGCGCTCGTTCCCAGCACATGATTTGCGTGTTCGACATAAACGTACCGAACGGACGCATGAAATCGCAGTACGCGAGGCGCTCAGGAAGTGGCGCGGCCCGCTTCGCCAGCGCCTGGCTCAGTGCTGGCACGCGCTCATCCGAAGACACAGTGATGGTCGTTCGGTGATCACGCACGTAGACCACCGCCGCCATCACGAAACAAAAGACAGCCGCGACCAACAACAACCAAAACAACAGCGAGCGCCTCATGTTGGCTCCTTGAACTCAGGGAACAAGGTCTGGAGGCGCGCCACCAACAGCGGCACGATCTCCTCGTTGTAGTCGAAGTGGCCGTCCCAGGTCTCGGCGGCAAGGCTGATTCGCTCGTCCTGGAAATCGATCCATCCCTCGCCGTCCAGCGCGAGGTTACTACGAAGCCGCCGCTCGACATCACGGCGGGTCAACTCCGCGGCTGCCTCCTCGACCTGCTCGACCACATCGTCATCGCCAGCGTCGACGACGCCATCGATGAGGTTGGCTGCGGTCCAGACGAGCCAGTTGAAATCGATGTGATGCTCGACGCGCACAACGGCGCGCCGAACACCATCCTTGTAGTTGTAGACCTTCATTGCTCCTCCTCCTGGTTGTCGGCCAACGTGGGAGCCGCGAATGTCTTCGCCTCGGGCGAGATCACGGCCGCGCCATAGTGCCGATCCTGCTGAGCTTCAGGCCGCGCGACGACGTGCCATGCCGCCGACTCGCCAGTGCGCGCGATCGACTGGACACCGCCCGTTCCCGTAGAGGCTGAGTTGCGCTCCGCAAACACGGCACACCTCAATCGTGTAGTCGTGCGGATCATGCATCGCTCGGCCTGCCCTTCTGGCCTGATGCGCCTGTCCGGTTCGGCGCGAGCTTGCCGCTGATCCGAGCGCCGCACCACGCCCGCAGCGCGCCGTGCCAGTCGCCCGTGTCTGGGACCTGCTCAAGCGCATCGAGGAGGTTCGTGGCGACGTAGTCGGACCAGTCGGGGTGGGCCTGATCCCCCAGCAAAGCGGAGACTTCCGAGAGCGGTACGTAGACCCGGGGCTCCAGGCCGCCGCAGCGGTTGCAGGGGTAACCGTCGCGCCAGGCCGCGTACCCGCAGCGCGCGCAGATGGTGATGCGATCGTGGACGAGAAAGTCGAAGGCGTCGCCTCCGCTTTGTTCTGGGAACGTCGAGCCTGTCACGACACCACCACCAGGCGACGCCCCCGACGCACGATGCGCCCGCTGCGGAGCCGGTCCTCCACGGCTCGGCGCGCCTTGGCGGTCGGCGCGTACAGGTACGCCGGCCGCCCGGCCTGACCCGTGTGGTGAACGGCAACCCGCTTGATGAGCTTGTTCTCCAGCAGCGACAGCGCCCGGAACGTGGACAGTTCGAGCGCCTCGCGCGTCTGAGGCGTTGCCGACGCACACAGCTTGGTCAGCACGTCGAGACTCCGCTCGATGTACGGGTTCGGCTGGCCGGGACGCGGGGACTTGTTGTTGATGATCTTGTGCATGCGGGATGATCCTCTCGTTGTTGGTGTAGATCAGGCCGCGAGCGCAGCCTGACGACGCAGCGCGCGCTTAGCGCTGTTGATGATCTTGGGAAGCTCGACCGCCGCGTCGATGACGACGTCGTCGGTGCCGACGTAGGTGGCCTCGAAGAGGCGTTCCAACATCCCGGCCTCGTTGGTCATGGCGTCGTAGCGGGTGTAGTTGTCGAGGTCGATACCATGCCGCCCGCAGTATCGCTCAGCGGCTGCGTTGAGCGCCTCATAGGCGACACGCAACGCGGGGCGACTGGCCATGAAGTACGGGCGCTCGTGCGGGTAGGCTCCGGGCAGCGACCAGGCCAATTCGCGACGCTCGCGGCGAACCCCGGCGGCGAGATAGAGCGACCCCACGGCGCAGGCCTTGTGCCCTCCGCAGATCGCGCCCTTCTTGGCGAGTTCGTAATCGACGATATCGGGCGTCAGGTATTCGCCCCGCATGAGCATGTCATTGCGGACGATGAGGGACATCTTGTTGAGCGCGTCGAGGGCCTGCTCGATGTGCTCCTCCGTGGCTTCGATGGCGGTGATCATGTGTTGTCCTTTCTGTTGAACATGTCGTCGGCGATGGCGACGATCTTGGTGGCCCTGCCGACGTCGTCGGGCGACGACTCGTCGAACGCCGCACGCAGGCGGTCGTAGTCAGCCTTCAGGAATGTGCGCGTCACGGTCTCGACCTCGTCGCCGGTGTCGAGGTCGATGATTCCTTCCGGGACGTTGAGGTACTCACCGTTGTCGCTGGTTGCGGCCTGATCGGCGAGCGCCTCGTTGATGTCATCGAACAGTGTGATCTTCCCGTAAGTCTCGTCACCCGCGATAGACGCGTACCGGGGGATCGGGAGACTCTCGTCGTGGTCTTCGGCGAGATAGGTCTGCTCGAAGTCCTCGTACATGTCGTCGTAGTCGCCGTAATGGCGGCGATGGTAGACATTGACGAGGTCGTTGAGTCGGGTGCGTCGATCAGGCATCGTCTGTGGTGTTGTAGAGGCGCAGTGTCGACACGAAACACGACTCGTCTGTCATCTCGTAGCGGTACAAGACGCAGCTGTCATCGGTTCCGTCCAGTGCGTGGGTCAGAGCGCGCAGAAGTTCGTAGCGAAAGAACGACCGCTGGCGCTCCGTTTCGATCAGCGTGTAGCACTCGAAACGCTCAGCAGTCACCCACCACGAGATGAACGAGTCGATCTGCGAGAGCGCCTTCTCCTCGACGTTGACGGCGTCGATGGCTGCGTCGACATCACCGGGTTCGACCATCGGTAGTGAGAAGTTGATGGACTTGATGACGCGGTAGCCGTCGTAGCCGCCTTCCTCGGCGGGCGAGTCGCCGTAGTAGCCGGTGAGGCGGAGTCCGAAACTCATCAGCATATGGATAGCTCCTACTCGGCCTTCTCAGCGTATGCGCGCAGCGCCTGCTCGGCTTCGCTGTCTTCGAGATAGAACGGGTCAACACCACAGCATGCGTTGACCAGTACCTGCATCACCCGCTGGTCGGGATGCGCGCAACACGCCGCGCGCAGCGCCAGGGCGACCCGGTTGATGGCGTCGTTGCTGCTCATGCGCGCACCGCCCTCAACAGCGTCCCCCGCACGTTGATGCCCCAATCGAAGCGCAGCGACAACGCCACGATCGAAGCCGCGTCAGCGACGGTGCGGGTTTCGGTTCCGTCCTCGCGCTTCAGCGGGATCATTGGCATGACGCGGTCGCGCGGCACGAATTCGCTGGCCTCCTCGCCCAGCGTGAGCGGGCGGTCGAAGTCCAGCCACAGCACGCCGTCATCGGTGAGATGTGGCCACGAGCCGGACTCGTCGGCGACGGCGAACCGCCCGCCTCCAGCGAAGACGCGGTGGCCGCTGGGCAGATCGATGACAGGGTTCCAGGTCGTCATGGTGAGTACCTTATTCCTTTCCGTTGGTTGTGTCAAGCCAAGCACAGCGCGGCCAGGTAGATGAAGATCGCGCATAGCCCAGACAGGGCCAGCGCAGCAAGGACACGCGGCACGGGATTGAGATCATCGACCGAACGCACGAATGCGTCGCCTGCGAGGATCAGCGCCCCGCTCGCCACGACGACGCAGAAAATGCCGAGAACGATCATCAGTCCGTGTAGGGGGAGAAGGTCTCGTACTCCCACACCCAGCGTACGCCCTGCTCGGTGCGGTCGACACCGCGCAGGTGGAAGCGGTGAAGTCGGGTCGCGTAGTACGAGGCCTGGTCGTCACCGCGTTCCTCGTCGGCAACGAAGCCACCGAAGATGAGCTTGCAGAGTTCGAGCGCGCGCTTACGACGCAGGCTCAGGGACCTCTCATATGCCTCGTCGCCGACCGCGTAGCCCAACTCCTCGGGAGTCATCACGTACCCGCGATGGTCGATGATGGTGAGGACGCCGCCTCGGTAGCTGCCTCGGTAGGCGATGGAGCGGCCAGTTCGCTCCACCGTGATGGTTTCCTCAAGTCTCATCATTGCTCAGTCCTTTCGTTCGTTGAAGTGCCTGGTTCCGTTCACGAAACCTGCGCAGATCGCGATGTGCTCGACTAGATACCGGACAACTCTCACGCCGTGGGCGCCCCCGCAGCGTCCATCCAGGCCCGCCAGATCAGCGACCATAGGCCCACCGGGCGCTGATTCCACCGCCGGTCGTGCTCGTCGTCATCATCGATGATGCTCTCGCTGAGCCAGCCTTGGATGAAGTCCAGGAGAAGCCTAGGCCCGTGCTGGACGACCTCGGCCTGCGCCTGATCGACGCCGCCGTCGGTCTCGCGCTCGACATAGACGCCACCCAGGGGCGCTCCATCATTCCGGGCGATCCCTCTGATGGTGTACTTGATGGTGTCGATCGGCGTCTCGATCCACACGACGACCTCAGCTACCTCCTGCGACACGCACTTTCCCTTCCTCGATCAGTTCCTGCATCCGGCGCCCGTACGAGCCCTGGAGATGGTAGATCACGTCGGTGTCCAGCAACTCCTGGAACAACTCGACCTCCTCGTCGTAGGAGAGTTCCTCGTTCTCGTACGCCGCCAGGCGGGCGGCGATGTCAGCGAGTCCCATCCTGGGCCTCCCTCTGGAGCCCGTAGGCCATCGTGAGCGTCGCACGGACGTCACGGAACGTTCCGTTCGTGACCAGCACGGATAGCTCGCTGGCGTCTTGAGGCAAGACGCGCAACGCCTCCTGCATCGCCTCGTCGGCGCGATTGATGGCCTCCACGTAGGCGTCGTACTTGGTGCTCATCTTGGTGTCCTTTCGTTAGGTTCGGGAGCGGTCTTCGACCAGCGACCACACGACCCCGAGCGGGTCACGGTAGGTGTCGCCCGGCCGCTGCAACGCCGCCGTAGCGGCATGCACGACCTCCAGCCGGAAAGCCTCGCGCGTGTCCTCGGACGGGTCCGGGATGTGATCCGCGTTTGCCTCAGCGGCGACGGTGTGGGACTCGGCCTCGATAGCCTCTTCGAGCGTATACCACGACTCGTTGATTGGGTAGGGCTCCGCGGAGTACACGGAGAACGTCAGCAGCATCACACGACCGTCCGATCGACCGGCAACTCGCCGCCAGTGTTGTCATCGAAGACCCTGACGTACCGCTCTTGGTAGGCGGCGGCACGATCGTCTGAGTCCATCTCGTCGAGTTCCAGGACGGCGTCCGTGCCGTCGTTTTCCTCGCCGATATCGATGATGTAGTACTCGGTGACTTCGATCCTGACGCGTCTCATCGCAGATACCCCTCCTTGATGTTGAAACGCAGGCGCTGAGAGGTGTCACCCTCGCGACAAACGTCGTCGCTGAGCAGCGCCTGGAACTCATCGGCGGAGAACCGACGCGACGAGAACTCAATCTCGTCGCCGACCTGAACGTCAACGCCTGGCGAGACCATGAACATTCCATCGCCGAGCGCCGCGACGTCAGCACCGACGCGGCGACTGAGGCGGCCCCTCATGCGCCAGAAGTAGACGCCGTCCTCGACGAGGACGGGGCACTCGCCCGGCTCGACCGCGACCTCGTCCGAGTACTCGTCGTCGGGGTCGATGTTGTAGATCCTGAGACGCAGGATTTCGACGGTGCCGATCTGTCGGCCGGTCATCGCGTCACCCACTCGCGCAGCGGAACCGAGCGGCTGCCGTCCTGCGCGCACACCATGAGCGTGAAGCCCTCGGAGTCGCCGTCCTTCTCGGCCTCGTAGTGGCGGTGCGCTGACGACCAGGCGCGCTCAATCTCGTCTTGGACCTTCGAGCCGTCGCCGCCATGGATCAGCATCAGGTCGGCCAGCGCATCGATGAGTTGTGTCTTGGTGTCCTCGACGAGGAGGATTCTCTTATCGTCTTCGTACTCATCGGCCATGCTGAGCCTCTCTTTCCATGCGGTCTCGATAGATGACGAATGCGTTGTACATGATGTCCTTTCTAGGAGAGGGCGAAGCTGAGACTGACGATGACGTTGTCCGTCCTTCGCGTCAACGGCTCGACCACGTATTCGTTGGCGTAGTGGCCGAGAAACGGCAACGCCTGCCGCTTGGCGTCCTCACGGTCGCGCGCCTTGACGAGCACGACGTCGTCGCAGTCCTGGGTCAGGCGAGTTTTGACCAAGAACATGATGTACTCGTTGTTCAACATCGGATAGCTCCTCTCAGTAGTAGAGGTCGTCATCGTTGATGACCGGAACGTCGTTGGTGTGATCGAGCACCGTGCCGAGCGAGTCGTCGTAGACCCACGGGTTCCAATCCGCGCCCAACGAGGCGTAGCCCTCCTGGAGGAAGTAGGCGCGCTCGTCCCAGCCCGGCTTCCGGCCGTCCTCCCAGATGTCGTCATCGTCGGCCTCGCGAAGCGTGATGACCTTGTAGACGTGCGGGTACTCGTCCGCCTGGATCAGCGCGTCGCGCAGGTTGTCGGCGTCGATCTTGACGGCGTGGTAGGTGGTGCCGTCGCAGTCCGTGTCGGAGCCCAGCCCGACGAAGATCGGACCGAGCACGAAATGGTCCGGTACCACGTTGGGGTCGACGATGTCGAAGACGTCCGAGCCGAACCGATCGGAGCCGCCGTGGAGGACCGCCCCGCATAGCTGACGGTCGTAGTCGTTGTTGCGGAGCAGACCGTCCGCGAAGACGGCCAGCGCGTGCTCGTAGTTGGGGTTGCTGACGTAGCGGCGCTGCATGCGGTACATGTTGTTTCTCCTTAGAGTCTGATGCCGAGGCCGTGCGTGACTGCATGCCACATGGCTCGCGCAAGCTCGGCGGGCAGTTGATAGCTGTAGAACGGACCGCGCACGACGATGAACTCGCGCAGGCCAGGATGCACGGTCTCGCGCAGCGACACCAGCGCTGAGTCCACGTGGTCGGTTCCCTTGTAGTGCCGCTCGACCCGGAAGTCGATCGGATTGATTCGGATGACTCGCCAGTCGTCGGCGTCGTAGATGATGGGGTTGATGGTCATGCCGCCACCTTCTTGTAGTACTTGGTCTGACGCCAGTCTCGGAACCCGTCCAGGACACCCATGCGGAGCGGGAATCCGCGCGGCGGCGTCGATCCCCACGGGAACTGGCAGATGCGCTCTACGCGGGGATAGTCGACACCTGGGTCGGTCTTGAATGGAGCGTTGGAGGCCTTGCGTGCCTCGCGGTCTCTGAACAACAACTCCAGCCCGTCCGCACCGTAGCCGTACCAGGGCTTGATGTAGTAGTCGCTCTGCGGGCGGTGAGTGACCCGCCACCACGTCAGCACCACGCGCCGGTAGAACTCAGGCCCCCTGGCGAGCCGCCCGCCGCCGTCGTAGGCCCAGGTGCCGACGCAGAGCACCCAGCGCGTCAGGTACGGGCGACGCAAGCGCAGCGTCACTGTGACGCCGTCGCGGTGGAAGATGCGCAGCCGCACCGGGAGCAAGACCGGCACCCACACCGGGACCAGAGCTTTGAACCCAGGGCGTCGGCCCAGGGTTAGCGACGACCCCTTGCCGAGCCACCACGTCAGACCAACGCTCGGCTTGTACTCCAACTTGATCGGCCCAATTGACCAGCGCTGGTTCGAGGACTCGTCGCTCCAAAGCGGCTGCTCCTTGAAGCGGCCGAAGAGCTTGTTGATGATCTTGGTCATGTAGGGTCCTTAGAGTCCGTGCTTGGATAGAAGCGTGAACAGCGCGTACGCGTACAGGGGCGGCTGGGTCTCGATGACGCCGCGCGCCGCCGCGACGTGATGGTCGATTGAGCGGCGCTGATCATCTCGCAGGTTGTCGTCGTTGGGGTTTCGGTCGATGGTCAACGAGCACAGCGACGCAAGGTGCAGTTCGTCGGCCGCGTGGTTGATGACCCGCGCGAGCCGCCGCAGGCCGTCGCGAGCAGCTTGAATTTCCTGAGTAGTAGGCATGCTTAGGCGAAATGTCGGTTGTAGGTCTTCTCGTCGAAGTCGCCACGCGGCGGGGGACAGTATGAGGGGTGGCGGTAGATATCGCCACCCTCGGAGCGGTTCGCCATACGGACCCTGACGATGCAGTCGTCGAGGATCGCGGGGCCGCCTGTGGATCGAGCGTTGTTGACCAACAATGGAATCTTCTCGTTGCCGGTGGAGCGCCCGACGTAGCCCTCGACGTGATACGTGTCGCCCCAATCAGACCCGACAGGCGAGCCCAGCGAGGCGGGCATCGAGGTCACGGTGGTTCCGTAGTGGACCCGGATACGGACGCGGCGCGCGCGCGCCCACTCAAGGGCCGCGATGACACGTTCGTCGGTGCGGTCGTGGTAGGTGGTGCCGTTGACGATCATGTTGATGTCCTAGACCCGGACGGCCCAATCGGAGAACCGGCGGCCGTCCGGCAGTTCCCATGCGCCGCCCTCGTAGACGGCGATGGTGACGCCGTCGGGACCCGTGCGGAGGGCGCAGTAGGTGGCCTCGACGTAGTCGACGACCTCGACGTCAGCGGTCAGCGCGGCGCGATTGTCTAACTCCATGAAGGAGTCTGAGGATGTGAAGTGAACGACAGGCATAGGTGTTCCTTTAGTTGTAGGGCTTGGATAGCTCGCACTCATCGAGGCCAAATCCTATGACTTGGCCTCTGATGGCTACGCGCTGTAGGGGTCGAATCCGCCGGTACGCCGCCAATGATCGAGCGCGATGACCAGTTCGGCGAGACACATACCGGCCTCCGCGATCTGCGCGTCGGCATGCGGCGTGCCCTTGACGATGAGCGACATGATGTGCTGCGCGACCTCGCGCTGCTCGTTGATGTTCGCCACAGGGTCCAGTTGTTGAGGGTCGGAAAGACGACGCGTGTGTGATCGCCGATAGCGAGGACGTTGGGGTCCTCGTAGGCGTCGGGGTAACGGTCGAGCAGGAACACGACCGCATGATGCGCGATGAGAAGGCAGTTCTCGTCCGGCTCGTCGGACGCCCACTCGGCGTAAGGATCATGTCGCAGCGCTACCGCCATGATCGTGTCCTGCGTGATCGCGGACTCCATCATCGGTCCTGGTAGTCGCGGAACGGCCCGATCAGATCGATCGGGATAACGAGCGCACGCCCCGACGACGTCGTGACCTCGATGGTCAGGTCGTGGTTCAGGTGTGCGGCCCGCAGCTTGCTGTCAATGCCGGCGACGTCGTCCTGGACGCGAACGCTGTCACCGATGCCGGGCACATCGACCCGGAAGAAGATAATGCTCTTCACGACGTGGATAGCTCCTAGTTGATGGGGTTCTTGCGCAGCCAGCGATGGAAGGCGTCACTGACAGCGTCGAGGGATTCGGCGAAGTCGTACGCGCCATCGACGAAATAGACTGCGCGATCAGGCGGCACGACCGCCATGTGGGTGCCGTGACGAGTCGGATGGGCTCGTCCCTGCCACGCGATGAGCGCCGCGGGATAGCAGCCGTCCTCGTCGGCGAGGTCGAAGGCCGCGACAACGTTGCCGTCGAGGTCGCGCGCCGCCGCCTCAGAGATGGCCTGGAACTTGATCGAGTTCATGGCGTTGCCCCTAGCTGAGTAGATCGGTGATGTTGAAGTCGTTGCGTGTGCCGTAGCCGACGTCGTCGGCTTCGACGCCCCAACGCGCGCCCTCGCCCGGGATGCGCGATAGCAGCTTGCCCTCGACGGCGCGACAGAAGTACTCGGCCGGTGAGGTCCGCCATCCAGGGTGTTCGCATGCCTGATACTCGTAGCAGCGAACGAGGTCCCGGACCTCTGCGTCGGAGAACCTACGCGTGCGCATGTACTGGTACGGCTCGACGTAGTAGGCGTCGCCGGGACCGGGCAATTCACCGGCCTTGACGTCATCGTTGGGGTAGCGGTAGCTGACCGAACGCACGCACTCGTCGACCAGCGCCTGTCCGACCTCGTTGGCGGTAGCGGCGCTGACTACGCACCACCTCTCGCCGTTCCAGTAGTTGATGTTCAGGTCGATCGCGGCCGTGATCATAGCATCGATATGGGCCTTGCTGACGACGAACGCAGACATTGGGTGTGCTCCTAGCTGTTGGTGATCTTGGTTGGTACTTCGTAGCAGTTGCCGTCCGCGCCCCAATAGGTGCCCGGCGTCAGGACGTGCGCGCAGCAGTCGAGCCCGTCGATGACGACGCGCCCGTCGGGGAGGCTGATATAGCCACCTTGGTTGAGGACTTCGAAGTCCTCGTCGGTGAGGGTCACTGAGTCGTCGTCCTCCGCGTAGGGCTGAAGCTCGACCAGCGTCCCCCGCAGGGCCGCCGACCACGCGCGCTCCATGCGCTCAAAGGCCTCTCGCGCATCGGCCTCGCTGTCGTAGGACACCGCCAGAGGCGACCTCATGCCGTCGACCTCGTTGGGCGCCATCGGCGGCTCCCACGGGCGGCGCGGGCACTCACCGAACAGCGACGCGTAGACAGCCATCGAGATGGCGTCGTCGCCACTGCGCGAGCACGCCCACCACGTACCGGCGATGCCGTGCGAGCGGACGATGTGGTAGCCGCCACGACCGCCAGGGGCCTCGGAGACCTCGACGTTGGCGGTGCGGATGTCGTTGTTCATCATGTACTCCTAGAAGGGGTCGCTGTCGGCGTAACCATGGCTGAGCGGCTGCGCCTTGTAGCGCAGGGTGAGGGCTTTGGGTCCGGAGCGCTCGCCGGTGCGGACATCGAGGCGGTAACCGTCGTAGACGATCCTCTCGACGGTCACGGCGGGCTCGGTGTCTGCGCCGCAATCAGCCCCCAGGATGACCGCCACCCGCAGATCGGCGGCGGAGAGTTCGTCGGTGTCGATGTAGACGACAAAGGCCTTCATGTTGCTCCTAGATGTAGAACTTGGATAGCTCGCTTAGCGGCTGGTTCGGGTTGCGCCGCTCGCGATGAGGAACCGGTCCCGATCGAACCGGGGGTTGTCGGCCTTGAATTCGACGGCCAGCGCGTACGCGACGTTGTCGAGCACCTTGGCTGCAACGTCGTTGTCGAACTCGTCGCCCATCGAGCGCGAACGCTCCGACAGCAGCACCAGCGCGATCGACTCGTAGTCCTTGCGTGTCATGTTGTCGTCCTAGCCGTTGAAGGGGTTGATGGAGCGCGCCGGGAACCGCTCCGTCGTCAGCGTCGCCCACTGTGAGCCGGGCGCGGCGTCCGGGAAGAGCAGGCGGTCCCACGGTTGCGGCGTCGGCAAGTCGGGGTCAGCGTCCAGGGCGCGTACGACGGCCTGCGAGAGCGTCTCGTCGCCGACCGTGACAACCACCCGTCCGTGATAGCGGACGACTCCCTGGTAGGTCAGCAGGACGATGTTGGGGTCCATGTTCATGTGCTACGCCTTGATGTGAGCGCGGATAGCGCGGTGCCAGCCTCCTGGCTGGCGCGCTGGGTTGTCGTAGTAGAAGTCGAAGACGCTCTCCAGTAGAGAGGCCTGGGTCAGTGCGATGAGGTCGATGATGCTCATGGTCCTAGCCGTGGATGATGTCTTCGAGCCAGGCCGCGCCAAGCTCGGTCCAGTTGACCTTGGATAGCTCGGTGCGCCTCAGGTCACCGAACCCGCCTCGGTCGTCGCGGTTCGCGAAGACCAGTTCGCGCAGCGCTTGGCCCGCACCCTTCGCGGACCAATTGGTGGTGTGCTCCTTGTAGCCACGCACCACGTCCAGGGCCGTCCAGTAGAGGCTCTCATCGTTGGAAAGCCAGACGTTGACGTTCCAGGTCGGCCGGTTGGTCCAGCCGTTGTAGGTCTCTGCGATCTTAGGCATGTTGTTGTTCTAGATGTAGTCGTTGACTGCGACGTCGTGGATGAATTCGTTCCACGCCTCGTTGATTCCGTCATCGACGGCCTCTGAGATGGGCAGGGCGGCGAAGTCCTCAAGGGCGTCCAACGCCTCCGAGAACGCCCGCGGGTGGACCGACTCGCGCACGTCGTCGCAGTGGGCCTCGCTGCGCGTCGCGCCTTCGAGGTTGTTGAGGTACTCGCGGGCTGCGGCGCGCCCGCAACCGAACGCCTCTTTGTAGGCGTCGTCAGTGAGGACGGTGCGCTCGCCGTCTGAGTTGTAGGACATGGATAGCTCCTAACTGATGAGGTTGTTATTCGCCGTCGTTGCCAGCGAGCGCCTGACCCAGCGAACGGGTCAACATGAGGGCGGCCTGCTCCTCGTCTCCACGGGCGCGCCAGTAGTCGCGCATCTTGCAGGCATGGTCGTCCAGATACTGCCAGTACGCAGGGCCTCCGTAGCCGCCGCGTTGAGCGTCGCGTGCCGCCTGCGACTGGTACATGAGAGCGGCGGCCTCGCGCTGGATCAGGTCTTCGCAGAAGCGCTGCGCGTCGGCCTCAGAGCCAGACGCGTAAAGCTCGTCTCCGGCCTCGTTCTCGACCACGTAGGCGCCGCGATCGAGGTTCAGCGCATACGTCAGGTACACGCCGCCAGGTTCACCGTAGGTCTTCATGTTGCTCCTGTTGTTGTAGAACAATCTGTGCTGCGCTGGGATAGCTCGTTACTCAACGCTGCCCCAAACACCGGAGGGTCCGTAGAACTGTCCAAGGTCGCGGTCCCAGCCGTCGATTTCCTCGACGTGAACCATGAACTCGCGTCCGTCGAGAGCGCGGACGATGTAGCCGCGCGAGCACTCGAACCACCCCTTGCCGCCCTCATCGGCGTCGTGGTCTTCGACGTCGTCCTCGCCCGGCCCGTCGTACTCAGGGGCGGGGTCGTTGACCCCTCGCAGGTGACGGACGACGGTGACTTCCTGGCCCGTGTAGTCACGCACCAGAAACCACCGCCCATGGGAGTCGACGGTCTCGTGCAACATCTCGGAGTAGAAGACACAGCGATCACCGGCCCGGGGCTGCGGACGGGTGACCTTGCGCGCCTCGTCGGGCGTCATCTTGGTGGTCATGGCGTTGCTCCTGTTGTTGTAGAACAATCTGCGTCGCTGGGATAGCTCCGTGGCTACCCATCGAGGGCACCGGAATTGTCTCACCCGATGCCCGCGACGGCTAGTCGCCGGGGTACCTGTGTCGAACCGACTACTGGCTGGAGCGACGGCTCAGGCGGCGATGCGCGGTCCCGTGCCGGGCGCCTTGCGGGCAATCGACGCGGACCGGCGGAGGTTGGCGGCGCGCTTCAGGTCCTCCGCGTGGGCGGCGTTCGCCTCCGCGCGAGCCTGGGCCTTCAGGTACCCCATCGCCGCCGACAGGGACGTGAACGACTGCGACTTGGACATCAAGTACCTCCAGTTGTTGATGGACATGCAGTGCGTGGGATAGCTCGCACTCATCGAGGCCAAATCCTATGACTTGGCCCCTGATGGCTACGCGCTAGCGGTTGACTCGGACGTGATGGCCGCGCCCGCAGACACCGGTGCGTCCAACGCGGACGCACGCCTCAGACGAACAGCGCGGGCACTTGATGATGAAGAACACGACAGACATGGATAGCTCCCTTAGTTGTCGTTTACCGCCCGATCGGCCGATCGGCCACGCAGGGGCGCAGCGCCACGTACTCGGACGGCAGGATGCGCGACCCGTGACGCACGCCACTGTCGCACTTGATGTAGGTGACCTCGGTAGGGGTGCACCAAACGATCCGATCAGCGACGACCGCCCACACGGTGCGATCGGTGCGGCGGTCGCGGAACTCGATCAGGATTGCGTCGTAAGACATGGATAGCTCCCCCGCCTCACCCGTAGATGACGTCACCGAGCACCGCTACCTGAACGATCACGTCGGCGTCGTCGGAATCGAGGTTCCCGGCGTCGTTGTCACGGTCGGCGATCAGGATGCGCGCCAAGTAGGCATCGCTGAGCCGAATGGATCGGTCGGACTTGATCCGCTCGATGGCGCGCGCGATCGAGTCGATGCCGACGGGGACGCCGTTGACGCTGTAGCCGGACTCATCGTCCAGCAGCGGGTAGACGATCACCGATGTCTCAAACACCGCCGTAGCGTTGTGCCCGCCGATCAGATCGGACCACCAACGGTAATCCGAGACCTGCGACCAGTAGCCGATGCCGCCCTCGACGGCCGTCACGATGACGTCGGCGAGGAACCGCTCGCGGTCAGGGGAACGCTTGGCCATGATGTTGCCTTTCTTGTAGGACTAGTTGATGCGCGGCCTGGATTGCGCGGCCTGGATAGCTCGCACTCGCAGGGGGCACCGAGAGGTCCGATGCCCCGCGCGGCTACGCGCTGAGGTCTTCGAGACGAATCCACTCCCACGGCGGACGCGAATCGTCGAGAGCGCGCTGCCAGCGCGACCAATCGTCCGGCCATGCCCCGCAGGCGTCCCATTCGGCGACAGCGGCGCGACACGCGGCCTCGACGCGGGCAGGATCGCCGCTCTTGACGGCGCGAGTGAGCGCCGCCTTCAGGCGAGGCAGCGAACGCTGCATGCGAGCGTAGTTGATGGACATGTCGATCCTCTCAGTTGTTGATGGTGTTCCGGCCGGGGTACGCGGCCGACAGTAGCTCCGCATAGGCGTCGAACTGATAGGTCTCGCCATCGACGGCGACGACGGGTCCGAGCCGCTCCCGGTTGGCCACATTCTCGGCGATCCTACCGGCGCGCTCGTCGGCGTAGGCGACTCGCCGGTTGAGCGGGAGCGACCAATGGCCGTCCGCGCGGTAGGGGACGTTGGGGTTGAAGAGGTTGTTGTACATCTTGGATAGCTCCCTGAGCTAGATGATGGACTTGATGACTTCGACGAGTGGCGCGATCACGCACAGCGCGATCCCGGCAATCATGAGAATCACTGAGACCATCTCAGCGAAGTCATCGCCGCGCGAACGTGAACCGCCGTGAGACTGAGACATACAGGACTAGCCTTTCTTGTAGGCCTTGGATAGCTCCCCTCGCTGCGCCTTAGCGGGCGGGAACGGGGTGCTCGACTGATGAAGGGTGCGCGCCCATCGCGGATCGGCGTGATAGATGCGCAGCGCCTCTTCGCGGTCGCCGGTGCGGCCTAGTCCGCGGACGCGTCCGTCGGGCAACTCCTCGGTGATCTTGTAGTACATGGATAGCTCCTCAGGGCTGTAGGACTAGTCCGCCGACTGCCGTACGTGCACCCATACGGCGGCCTGAACGTCGCGCGGGGAGTGACCGACCAGTGCGGCGGCCTCGCGGTACGCGTCCGCGATCAGCGCGTAGCGACGCCCCTGCGGGGCATCGGTCGCCGCGTAGTTATTGCCGGACTTACGCGGATGGGGCGTCCAGTTGCCTTCCGCGACGCGCGCGGCCCACGTGTCGACCGTGACGGCGTCGGCGTTGCCGACAATGTTTGCGTAGAACGCGCGCACCTTAGGTCCGTTGAGGACGTCCAACGGGCGCTCTCCCTGTGCGATGCGCCATGCCTGCGCGCGCATCGTCCGTGTATGCACCGCAGGGGGAGCATCGGAACCGCCGACGTAGGCATCGACGACGGCCGACGCCCATGCGAGATTCGTGGCCCACGCGCACCGCGGGGACAGAGCGGCGATCACACCGGCCACTGTGTCGGCGGACAGTGAGGAACCTTCAGCGATCGATGCGGCTGCACGGTTCGCGCGGTAGTACCATTCCTGCCCGGACGCAAGATCATCAGCGGACGCGTCGGCGAAGGTCTGAAGGATGCGCCGCCGCATCGCTGCTTTGCGCGCGGACTCGGAATGCGTGTACTTGTAGGTTTTGGTTTCCACTTTGGGTGTTCCTTCAAGGGTAGTTATAGGCCTAGGACCACGTCTAGGCCTAGGGATCAACCCTAGGCCTACACCTAGCCGCTAGCGCGGGCTGTCGAGGGTCGCGCCAAAGCGCGCCGACGCGTAACGCTCGAAGACGCTCAGTGCCGTGACGGGTGAGGACATCTGCTCTTTGTTCAGGCGAGCTTGGATGGAGTAGCCGCCCCGATTCCAGCCGCGCGCACCGTAGGCGTCTCGCCGATCCGGTGACCGCAAGTCATGCGCGTACAGTATCGCGCCATCCGAGCGGAGAGCGATCCTCACCTTATGGTCCCATCCATCGGTGTCGGTGTACGCGTTCGATGCCTGCGCGAGCTTGACCGACCCGCGCGCTGAGATTTTGGCCATTGCTGAGACCTTTCTAGGCGTATGCCTTGATACGGGGCTACCGGCGGTAACCGCGGTCGAGACCGCGCGTACGCGCGGATGGGCGACGCTTACGGATCGGCTCTTCAAGCGCTGGGGCGTCGCGGGAGTGTTCGGTCCCGCAGTGCGAGCAACGCGACCAGGGGGACCGAACAAAGCAGCTACAGAGGCGGCAGTAGAGACGCACCGAGAACCCCCTACGCGGCGCGAGTCGACGTAGCGGCGGAGATGAACCGCGCGGGCACCGGTACCGGCCCTATGACGAGAACCGCGTCCTGCGCCATCGTTGACGCGACCCATGCGGCTAGGTCATCGAACGCATCGGTTTGCTCAGCGGTCAGAATCTCATACCGCCGAACCGGTTCGGTCCCGGGGTGGTCGGCACCGGGAGCGAACCACCCGCCGACATGGTCGGTAGATGTCCAGCCCCCAAATCGGCGCGCGAACACCGCGCATAGGTGCCGATGGACGTCGGCGCGGTCGCGTCCGTTGTTGTCGCACAACGGTACAGTCAATGTGTACGCGTACATAGACGTTCCTTTGGTGTGGACGTTTGATCGGCCGCTCTTACTGCGCGTGACGTCCGCTCGGGTCACGCCGTAGATCGCACCCGCAGAAAGAGTCTTCGTCGCTGTCGTAGGTCATGACCAGTGTTGACCCATCGGAGAGACTCAGTGTCCACCCCGCGCGCGACCGATCTACACCGATAATGGTGAGACCGATCGACTCATACAGGTTGATTGCCTGTGCTGCCTCCCGTTCTGCCTCCTCGCGCAGGCGTCGCGCGCGATCCTCTGCCGCCCGTCGTTCCCTTTCGACCGCGACCGCGCGCATACGGTCAAGCTCGGCCACTGTGTAGGTATTGGTGAATTCACGCATGACACGACTCCTACATGTTGAGACTAGGACCACATCTAGGGGTCGGCGCTCGACCGACCCCTACATCTAGCCGCTAGCGAGCGCGCGACAGCGCTTGCACGCGCGCGGTTCGTTGCCTGTGAAGCGGTGTTGCGTCGGACGCACCAATGCCCCGCATAGGGCCGGACGGAACCGCCCGTGCGAGTGTCCTAGTGGCGTCGGATCGTTGGGCAGAGACTCAACCGCATGCACGGTCTCGCCGGTGCGGGTACGCCCCTTTAGGAGCATTAGTCGGCCCAGCTTGCGCAGATCACTGACCGGTGAGTCATGTTGACGAAGTCATGATGCACCCGATCGTAGGCCGCGACCGCGACGTCATGCCCGTGCGCGAACGCCGTCCAGTAGGGACCGAACGCGCCGATGCGCTGCACGTAGGGACGTCCCGAGACGGCGGAGTAACACTGGACGTCCGAACCGCGCCGATCGGCCGGAACGTGCATCGACGACCAGCGCTGAACGACCCCCGTCCAGTCCGGTGACACGCAATCCAGGGACGGAACCGCGTACCCGTAGCAGTGACCGTTCGGGTACCGCTGCTGAGTCTCGGCGCGCGCCATCGACGCGCCGACGAGACCGAACGACACGGCCCAGCATGCGCCGATGATGAGAGCAGCGTACTTGTAGGACATGATGCACCTTTCGAGTTGTGATGGAACTACTCATCCATGGCCAGCATGTAGGCCATGGCGATCGCGGCCAGTGAGGCGTACTCAGCATCAGTCATTCGTGACCAATGCGTAGATTTCCTCACCAAGCACGAGGCGTAGCGCGCGCCGCCGTAGACGGCCGATCATCGGTCCCGCCTGTACAGGACGTAGGCGGGAAGGATCGCCATTAGGAGGACCATCCCAAAGACGATTGCGGCGACGACAGCGCCAGACGCTGTAGTCGAGCCGGCGGCGGAACAGACGACGTCGGCGGAGGGGTGACAAGTCATCGCTCATCCCGCCAAATCGATCGACGCCAGGAACGCGTCATCGCATGACCGCGCGAAAGCGCTCAGCGCTTCGACTTGGTGTTCGAACGTACGACCATCGCGGATGACGTCGTCGACCGCGGCTGCCTCGAAGTCGTGCACCGCGTAATGCGGAGCGAAGTCGCGCACCATCAGAACGACGCCGCGCGGGGAAACGTCTTCCGACCAGTCATCGGGGACGTAGAACCCCAGAACGCGCGCCGACATTGCGTCCGCCGCATCGACCAGCCGAGCGTAACGAGAGGAATGCATACAAGTACTCCCTAGTTAGGGTTGAACCAAAAGGCGCCCTAGGGAATCGAACCCCAAGGCGCCGCCTGCAAGTTATAGGCAAAGCAACGTTTGGCCGGACCACCGACCATGACCTATAACTTACCGTTGGTCGGGCGCTACCCCGACGACATCCTGAATTGACGCTCTTGGCTTCCGTCAAGTCAATGTCATTGTCTACCTACTGTCATTGTCCGGGGTTCGCTCATTGAGTCGGTCGGTTCGCTCCTAGGGGTCGCGCGGCAGAGCGTCCAACGGGTGGGGGTTCGATCGGTCCGCCCATCGGCGGAGAGGATCGGCCATCCGTTACACGCGCGTGTAACCGTGCGACGCGTCCGTGAGACGCTCGACCGAATCGTGAGACGCTCTCAGCGGTCGTGAGATTCGGTAGTCAGTGCCACTGCCGTGATCGGCTCGACGTTGTCGATCAACTACTCGGTAGCCCTACGCCTAACGTCCGCCGTAGCGGGGCAGGAATGAAGGGGTTCGCTTTCGTCGCATCGTCGAGTGAGTGAGGACACGGTTGTTATGGTCATTGCTTTGTTGCCCACCAATCGGCTGCATGACGCGCATCGCACTAGGCCTAGGCCTACGCGTGAGAGGCAGATGGGCACTTCTACTAGTCATCCGTTCGTATCCTCCTACTCTCATTGTCATAGTCCTACGTTCGCTCTTTGTGTCCGGTTCGCTCTTTGGGCGCGCCGCTCTTTGTCCGTGATCGACCCCTAGGCGTTGATCGTGAATCCCCGTCGTTGGGGGTCATTGATCGTGCGAGGGGTTCGGGTCTTTGGCGTGAGTCGGCGCTGTCCCGTGAGACGCGCGTACGCGTGAGACGCGTAGTTCTACAACGTGATTTGGAAGTCAATGACATTGACTAGTCACCTTTGCTCCCGGAGTCCGTGCCTAGTTATAGGCATTGGTTACTTGACCGGGGCAGTGCGCTCCGCCGCACTGGCACGCGTTGCTTGCGTTCGCCGGACCTAGGGTCCGTGCCGACTAGCGGAGTTTCGATACGCGGGTCATCCGGGGGACTGACTCCCTGTCTGTCCGGTGTCACTGGGAGACGCACTAGGCGAGTGACGGCGGATGACCGCGTCTGGCATATGCCGATTCCGATGGAACCCCCGGGGGATCGCTCTCCCCGGTTCCGCTGCGGCCGAGATTGCCAGTCCAGCGGTTGCCGCCGCCCATTACACGCGTGAGAGCGCCCCCTGTACAGGGATAAGATGGAGCCATTGGCGTATAAGTACTCGCAATGCCTTGCCACGTAAGGGCTCTGAGCGCAACATGTAGGACTTGGTTTTCCGGCCATCCGCAACCCTAGGGTTGCTGGTTTCGCCTGCGGCGAAACGTCGTTGCTTGCGCAACTGCAACCGTTGCGGTCGCATTTGGCCTAGTAGAGCCAAATCTCAACATGTAGTCCTAGGCCTAGGACATCATATAGACAGCCTATGTAGGCGTCGGTACCTACACCCGATGGATGGGAAATGGGGGTATGGGCGGCGCATACCGGCTACTTTGGCGCGTAGACGCTCTGTTCTCAGCGAACATTTAGCCTGTGTTCGCCTGAGATGCGAACGCTGTTATAGGCGAACTCGACCCCAGCGAACCTATGTTCGCGTCGAGGTCAAGCGTTTGAGCCAAATCCGATCCATCGGACCAACCGCTATGACTTGATCCCAACGCAACCCATACCCCCAGAGGGCATCCCTAGTACCCGATTCGGCCGCCCATCTGTAGCAGTGACGGATACGAAAGCCATTCTCGTCCGCTCTAAGCGCACGGGATGCGTCGGCAGTAGGTACGGACGGCTGAGTCTGTCTATGGACGTCAGAGCGGGCGTCGGCGCTCTCTCAGAGCGGGGTAGGCGAGGGGCGTCTAGGGGGTCGAGTGATGGTTGCGTTGAGTCGGTCGTGGGGGGTTGTGGGGAATGTGGGGGACGTCTCAGTGCGCCCCCACTCATTCTCCCTTTACATGACTGTAAAGGCATACAGGAACACAAACTGGACCACTAAGAACCCCAACATAGTGGACATCCACAGGACCAGTAAGGGAAATGGCTCCATGAGCGGGTTTGGTTTGTTAGGGTTGTTGACTAGAAAAACGTCCTCAGCAGTGGGAGGGGCTCAAGGAACGCGTTGCTGGTGCCACACAGGAGAGGAAAAATAAGAAGTGGTACGAAGCCTCCACCGACAGGCACCAAACCGATACCAATAACGACAGCGCCCGATGACTTTCATAGGGGTCCATGAGCCGCCCGGAACAACAGTGTTGGCGGGCGGAAGCCAGCGCCCTGATCTCGACGGCGGGCGAACCAAACGAGCCCGACAATCGTCATCACCACGATTACGAACTCAAGCCCAAGGCCTCGATGCTCACGAGGCGGAGATGGGTTTTGACGAACTCGTCGAACCGAAGCGTACTATTCGTCCATGGCATGCACGGCGAGGAAGTTTCACCGACCACGACCGCTCACCACGGAGCGGCACCACGTCGTGCCTCAGGCCTGGCAGGCGGCGATCAACTCAAACGCGCTCTTCGATCGCGACACGGTCGAACTCTGCCCTACCTGCCACCGCAACGTCCACTACTGGATCGTCCATCTGATGCACTCGGTGTCGGACCTGCATACAAACGATCCGCTTGACGCCAAGCTTGCCGTCTTTGGTAGCAAGCGACTAACCACTGAGCAAGAGGTAGCATACAAGGCCCTCACGGAATGGCGAGCGTCGGGACGCGAGCTTCTCTGGCTCACCAATCGTGGCCTTTGGGGCGTAGCGTGAGCGCGTCGGGCGGACTTTCATAGGGGTACAGGAGATCGTCGGATGTGGGAAGCCTTCAAAACCACCAGCGGTGACGCACACGTCGTACCAATGATGGACGCGGCCTTCCACATCGCAGACCGTTATTGCCCCTGCTTGCCTAGCCGGCGATGGGAAAGCGGCGAAGGCTTCAACCTCGGCGGCTGGCTCGTTACACACAACTCATACGACGGGCGCGAGGCACACGAGGAAGGCCACGACGTGGATGGGCGCGAGGCGCACATTCCGTTCTTCGAGGTCAAACTATGACCATCAGCGACCCATACGAGTTCATGCGGCGTGCGTGCGAAGAAGGTGTGATCTGCGCAGCGATTCCTGCCGTCGATGACGACGGCCGCCCGATCGTGTGGATGACGTCGTCGAAGTACTTGGGCGGCAGCGACCCGATGCGCGCGTTCGTTGCCGCGCTTGCGATCACGCGTCGCGCCTACCGCGAAGCACGCAAGAACGGTATCGATACGCTAGTATAGAAAGATGCGTCTGCTCTCCGCCTCAATGGCCGGCTTTGCCTGGTACTGCGTCTGTGTAGTAGTGGGTCGGCCCTACGACGGCCTAACCGAAGCGCTCTGTGTTGCTTCCGCTGCGGCGGCGACGCTGGGCTTCTATCGGCTCGAACTCTGACTTGACTTTCCACGGAGGCCTGATAGGCTTTCGTGAATGCCGATCGAAGACGCGCTGCGGGCGTGGGCCGCGCAGCGACTAGACATCCCCGTCTCTGACATCTCCAACGTCGAATTCGAGGAGACCGACGAATACTGGTACTCAGACATCACGTGCGATCCAGCCACGAAGGGTGCGACCGTGTGGTTGACGCCAGAGGCGACACAGCGGACATGGGTCGGCACAATGTGGATCGACCTCGACGGTCTCGATTTCGGTGAACTGATCCGCGAGATCCTCGACTTCGCGCACGACAATGTGTCGGTGACGGCTTGATGTTGGATCTGATGGCCGACGTGTGCCTGTTCGTGGGCTCATGCGTGCTCGTTGGTCTCGGCCTGGGGCTGATCAAGGCCACGATTCGCGACATCTTCAATGGTTGATCGCAAGCCGCTCGTCGGCACCGAACTTGACGAAGAGCGCTTCACGTGCGGCGACTGCCACTACCTGGCGCGGGCGCTACACCTGCTGACTGGTTGGCCGATCGTTGCGTTTCAGGACTCCTGGGGCCGGCCTGACGTGCACGCAATGGTGAAGATGCCAAACGGGAAACTGCTCGACATCTATGGACCACAGAGCGTGAGGACCGCACGGCGTCACTGGTGTCACTTTCGTCGGGCGCGAGGACGACCAATCAAGGAATTCTCGTGGTCCATCTTCCGTGAGGAGGGATGGAACTCGCCCTCGTACGGTGAGTACACATACCGGCGGGCGAAGATCATCGCGCAGCGGCTACTTCGAGAGATCGGATACGCATGATGCGGATCGACGATAGCCGTGACGATCAGCCTCACGCCTCGGCGGAGTTCGCGTCCTTGCTGGCCGACGAAAAGATCAGGGCCGATACGGTCAAGGAAGAGATGAAGGCCAAGCTCGAAGAGCTTGACGCCGAATACAGGACCTCAATGTGCGGCACACGGCTCGACGAGGTCGACGCCGAGACCAAGGCTGCGATTGAATCCGTCATGCGGGCCGCGAAGGAGGAACTTCAACGTATGAACGAAACAGCCGACAACTTCTACAACAAGCTAAGCCGTGATCAGTAAAGGCTGGATTGGCGTCGATCTCGACGGAACACTCGCGGTCTACGAGGGCTGGCAGGGAATCGAACATATCGGTCGTCCTGTACCAGCGATGGTTCAGCGCGTCAAGGATTGGCTCGCCGACGGCATCGAGGTGCGAATCGTGACGGCTCGGGTCGGCGGGAAGGGACCTGAGCGCGAGCAGGCCAGGTCCTACGTCCGTGCGTGGCTGATCGAGCATGTAGGACAGGCGCTCGAAATCACCAACGAGAAGGACTTCGGCATGGTCGAGCTTTGGGATGATCGATCCGTACAAGTGATCCCCAACACAGGCATGACGGTCGAGGAGTACTACCTGCGCACGCTTGATAAGTTCAACAACATGAGCGAGGCGGCGTGACCAAGGTCATCGCAACCTCCCTGATCAGTGACACCGACGGCTCGCACTTCCACGACGTGCTCACGGAACGCATCAAGAACATACAGGGCGATAATCATCTAGCCGAAATTCAATTCTCGACCAGCCGCGCCGGTAACACAACAACACGTTACTCAGCACTAGTCATTGAGAGGGAACGATGAGCATCCTAAGGCGTAGCCCGCGCACAAGAGGCGAGATCGGCAGCTACTGGTTCGTGAAGAGCAGCGACTTCCATGACTTCAGTTTTCGCTTCAATCAAGTCGTCGAGCGCGTCCAAAAGGCCGGCGAGGTGCCTGAGGTGCACTATCAGGCGACTCCGCTAACCGCGGGCGGTGTTCTCTTCTCGGCCGCCGTGTTCGGGAGGAAGCGATGACGCTACTGGATGAAGACATCATCCTCGACCTCGGCAGCATCGAGGACGACGACGAGTTCACGCACTACTTTTGTGCATGTTCGCCGGATGTGGCCTACTGCGGCACGCCGCTCGACGGGAGCGTCATCGAGGGCGACAATGACCCCCCAGACTGCGTCGTATGCTACGCAATGCGCCACTGCTGTCCGCGCTGCGGGCTGGAGGATTAGTGCTGTCGCGGATTTTGTGCGCCATCGGACGACACGACTGGACACGAGCCTACCCAAGCGGGACCATCTATTGCGCTCGGCGTGACTGCTGCGCGCTCTGGACCCCGACCTGGATTGATTGAATGAGGATCTGCTTCACAGGCTCAAGACATTGGCGAGACTACGAGACGGTACGCGAGACGCTGGTCAAGCTTCAGCGCAAATGGGGCGACGGCCTTGAGATCGCACACGGGAAGTCGCCCGGCGGCGGTGCTGACCTGTTGGTCGAAACGGCAGCCGCGGCGCTCGGAATCAAACAGTGGCCATTTCCAATCCGGGGAGGCACGACCGGTGTCGATGGACCGAATCCGCGCGTCGCGCCGCTACGACGTAACCGACGGATGCTGAATTCGTTCCTTCCTGATCGAGTGATTGCCTTCCGCGCTACTGGGCGCTCTAACGGAACCGATCACACAGTCGAGCTTGCTCGCAGCATGGGTATACCGGTCGAGACCATTCACGAGGAAAGGACATAGAGGATGGAGATCATTCTGCGTTGGCTGCGAAGGCCGTTCTGTGGGCATCCGGCGTTCACGCACGACTTCACAGAGATGCACTGCACGCGATGCTCGTACACGGAGTATCTACGTGGGCGGTAGAAGCTGTTCTACCTGCGGCACCCACACCGGTACGCACTGGCCTGGCTGTCCCAACGACGTCGACAGTCGCGGCTGGTCACAGCCGAGCGCCGAGAGCGCTATCGTTCGGCGCACCGACGGCGAGCGCGAAGCCTATCTGAAGGGCTTCGAGGCCGGCATCGAGGCCCGCGAGAAGCACGGCACCGATGTCGCGCGCGAGCTACTGACGGTGATCCGCGATGTCGGCTGAAATCGAGTTCACGGTCCGTGTCTACCCCGAACGCAGACACGTCGCGATCGGCCGTAAGTGGCTCTGGGCCGCTGAGGCCACAGAGATCAAGCCAGCAATCGATGACGAGGGACGTCGTATTCGGCGGGCACGCTTTCCGCGCTCGTACGCGGTGCGCGGGCACAAGACCGAAGAGCGCGCCATTGAAGCGCTCCGACTGAGGATCGAACACGCGCAGGCCGAGCACGACTACATCGAAGCCAACACAGCGACTGCGAGGTTCACCGTTGTCCGCAACTGACATCAACGCAGCGCTGGATCGCGCTGCCAACCGAATCCGGGATGACTACGAGGAGCTAGAACGCTCTCTGGCCGGCTATCGCATGTCCTTGATCGCCGCCGACCGATATGCTGACTATGTGTACGAGGAGCTTGCGCCACTCATCGGGGCCTTACAGGGCGCGCTTGAAGACGCCGCCGACACCGTGAGGGCCACGTCGCCGAACTTCTGGGGCCGCCCGGACCTCGTCGCTCGCGTCAACCGCTGGAAAGAGTTGTCTAGATGATCAAGAAGCTTCTTGAGAAGACACACTACGAGGGCCGGCGGTTCTCGGTCAAGTGGGGTGTCTTCCAGCGCGAGGACGGAACCACGGTCGAGCGGGAATGGGCCGCGCCTGGCGATGTTGTCGCCGTGCTGCCCTTTGATGACGAGTTCTTCTACGTCGGCGAGCAGCCGCGCGAGGTCACTGGCCGGCGCGTTGTCTCGTTGTGTGCAGGCAAGATCGACCCAGGCGAGGATCATCTTGAGGCGGCGATGCGCGAGCTTGCCGAAGAGTTCTGCCTGACCGCGAAGCGGTGGTACTACGCGGCCGGTTTCTACACCTCCGAGGGCATCACCGACGAGTTCACGCACCTCTACCTGGCGACTGATCTATCGAAGGCTGAGGGTGTTGAGTATGACGTCGAGGAGGACGTCCGTAGCTACGGGATCGAACTACGTGACCTACGCAAGACCATCGACGAAGCCGACAACGCCAAGCTATTGATCGGCCTTGCAACTCTGGAACGTGAGCTTCGTGTCCGCGCGGCCTGTTGACACTAAACAGGTCGACGCCGAGATCGATTATCACGAGCCTCGCGACTATGGAGACGGACGAACCGAGCAGGACATCGACATCGTCGTTCCTGGTGTTGGTACGGTTGTGCTTCAGCGTGTGGGCGACGAGGTCATAAACTATGGCTTCTCGCTCAACATCGAAGCCTTCCAGGCGCTATACCCGTTGGAGTCGAACTCACCGTAATGTTCACACGCTTCTCGGTCGATGAAGTCTACGAAGCCGCGCCATCCAAGGAACTACTGAAGTTCGAGGACGCCACGCTAGTCTGCGCGGTGATGTCGCTGATGCGCATCGCAGGCGCAGACTCGCCTGAAGGCGGAGCGCCCGAAGTAGACGCGATCAGAGCCTTGAACGAGATTCGATATCTGCTAGAGTCACAGGGCTAGCCGGGCTGGCCGCTGCGGAGACGTAGAGGAAGTTCGGGGCATCCACGTCGGGGCTAACTCGACGTAAACGGCCGGTGGGAGGTCTTTGGCCGCTTGGACCACGAGAGCAAAGCCTAATAAGCCAGCAGTTCGCCGAGGCCTGGATGAGATCTCAAGTTCGACCTCCTGAGGACACCCGGAGGAGGTCATGGTGAGAGAACCGTCACGTTGAGAGATGACGGACGCCGCGAGGCGTAGATGGATGGTCAGCGCCGCGTCAGCGGAACAGAACCCCGGCTATCGAGGCTAGCAAAGCTTTTCACGCTTGACACGCCGATGCGGACCGGCTACAGTTCGCGACATCATCCACTCCTGGAAGGAGAACCTTGAAGATCCTACGCAAGATCGGACCGGCCTGGGGCGCTGCCCTAGTGCTGGCCGTAGCAGGTTGCGGCGGCTCACTTGCCGTCGCTGGCGCAGACAGCGCCGGAGACATCCTCTCGCAGATCGACGGCCGCTCGAACTCGACTCGGCCATTTGTTCCGGCATGGCCGTCTCCTGAGTTCAAGAACTACACGGCCGCTCAGCGGCTGTACGCGAACCCCAACACGATCGTCTGGTGCACCACCACGTGGGGCAACGCGTCTTCGCCGCTTGTGACGATTCCGATCGCCGGCAAGCTGACCTCGTCGAGTGTCTCGTTCTTCCCATCCACGCGAGCGTGGCGTGGCGATCACAACATCGATCATCCCGAGTACACGCCCGAGCGGCGATCCGTCGACGGTATGTATCACGGCTCGCCGCCGCCGTATCGCTACGGCTTCACTCCTGGCGGCCAGTACGTGGACTTCTTCAACATGCCCACCCTGTGCACGACCGCACTGACGCGCTTCCAGCGCCAGACCACCAAGGTCGCCGTCACGGTTGATGAACAGGCCAAGGCCGCCGATCAGGCCGCGGAGGCCGCACTCGCGCGGGGCGACCGAGCCGGCGCGCAGCGTGCTCTCAACGCTCTCGATTCGGATAAGTAGATGAACAACTACCACATCTGGAGGATCGACCCCAAGCTCGTGGCCTGGTGGGAGTTTGGCGAGGCCAAGGGCACCACCCCTGAGGACGCGCTACGTGAGACAAGTGCCAAGTCTGCGACCCTCTTCAACCACGGAGATGTCGTAGTGGTCGCAGATCACGCCGGACGGCACAACGGAGTCGGGATCTTCAAGATCCGCAAGGAGAAGACCGCTGTCGCGCCCGCGATCGTACAGGAGATCACTCTCTGATGCGCAAGATCATCATCATGCTGACCGTGCTGGTGTTCGGAGGCCTCGCCGCCACCGGTTGCGGCGGGGGCGAGCAGAGCAAGCCGCATCCGCCGAGCCAGGCTGAGATTTACAAGCAGGTCGCCAAGAAGGCCTCGCGTCGCGCGCCCTACCTGCCGAAGAACGACGTCGAGTTCAAGAACTACAACCACGCGCAAGAGATCTACGACGACCCGTCCAACATCCTCTGGTGCACGTTCAGCTTCAACAACCCGTCGTCGCCGCTGGTAACGGTGCCGGTGACGGGCAAGCTGACAAGTTCTAGCACCTCGTACTTCGCCCCTGAGGGGGTTCTCGATGATCATCCTGGCAGTTACTCGGACGCCTCGGTGATCCCGAAGCGCTCAGTCGACGGCCTCTACCACCCGAACCCGCCGCAGTACCGGTACGGGTTCACGCCGGGCGGCGCGTACGTAGACTTCTTCAACCTGGAAACGTACTGCTCGAACAAGCCGACGCAGTTCCAGCGCAAGTCCACGAAGATCTCGCTTACCGTCGACGCTAATCTCGGGCGGGCAGACACGGCTGCTCAAGCGGCGCTCAAGGCAGGCAAGCCGGCGCTGGCACAGCGCATCATCGAAAACGCGATCGGAGACCAGAAGTGAATCACGACGACCGCAGCAACGGCGAGATCTGGGAAGACCGCGCCGATCGGGCCGCGAAGAGCGCCGCCAAGGCCGGCACCTCATTCACGCGGCATCCCGTGGCATGGATCGTCGGCGTCGTGGTCCTGTTGGGCGCGGCGACACTGCTCTCGACGGCCCTCCACGACGGCGGGCAGTACGTGCACGAAGCGCACAAGAACACCCAGATGCCGCACGTGAGAGAGCAGACCGACGCAATCCTCAGAGACTGGGAGGACATGAAGCAGGCGGCGGCAACGGCATGTAACGCCAAGGACGCAGCGTCTGACGCGGACTCACCGACCCTGGTCGAGGACCCCGTGCTGGCCTACAAGTCCACGTATCGGAATCTGAAGGCCGACTACGACCGGCGGATGGAGAACTTCTTCGAAGCGGCACTGTCGAGGAAGGTCCCGCTCCCGTACGGGATTCACGCCCTGCCTCGCCGTGCGCCGTCGTTGGCCTCGGCGATGGCCGCCGCCAGAAAGAGCGGCGACTGCTAGGCACGGAGGCCTCAAGCGACGAGGGCCGGGACATCGCTCCCGGCCCTCTACGTTTACGTGCTTTTCGACTGCCATTCTCGTATGACCAACCAAGACATCGAAGACCTCAAGCTCATCATCCGCGCCGGCATCGTGCCGCCTGCGCATTTCGGTGGCGGCTATCTCAGCAGATTAGGAGCGAAGGCCGCCAATATCCTTCGCCGTCACGGCATCGAGACTAGGTTCAACGGCCTAACGGTGAGCTTCTATGCCGACCGCTGCTAGTCGCGAGGCACGAAAGGCCGAGCGCACATCGCACATGATCGGATTCGTCGTACTCCAGGAATATTCATACGAGGGCATGTCGGTGCCCGGCGATGATGACCCGCTCACCGTGTACGTGACGATCGAAGAGGCGCGCGCACGTCAGCGCGAACTCACCGGGCCGGGTCGCGGCGGCGTGATCGTTGGAGTGCGCGTGCCAGACGAGGCCTTCGTAGGAACAGACGTGTCTATCCGAACAGCATGACCAGCGTAACGCCGACCAAGTAACACACGAAGGCAACGCCGAGCACGAACACCGCGAACAGCCTACACTCACGCGCCAGCGACCGCTCAGGACGCGACAGGCCCTCACGGCGGAGCCAATCCTCGTCGTCAATGATGGCGCGAGGACGACGTGTGCGGCGCGGCCGGCGAGGACGCGGCTGTGGAGTGAAATAGTAGGGAGGAGCTTTCATGACCGAATCATACGCCGAATACACGGAAACGCAACCCATGCGTTGCGCCCGCATCGTCGTCGAAGTCGGCGAAGACTGGATGACGCGCATCTACCTGCCCGACGAGGACGAGCCGGTGACGCTGATGCCGGGCGATGTGATGACGATCGAGCCGCGCCAAGAGGTCACGGTGCACCGCCAGATGCCACCCCACGCGCGCACCTAAGCAGGGCAGCAGGACCCGAGACGGCAACCAATCGGCGCCTGGGCGGTCCTGGTTCCAACCAGTCGCACGCCCCGGTGTCCCGCTTATCCCCGGAGGGAGAGGCCGTGGGGATGACGTCCAGCCACTCCCCCGTCGGCCGCTGAGGTCCGTGTCGGCTCCGAGGAGGAGCAACCCCAGCGACCCCAACAACGATAGCGCACACCGCGAGCGCCGCAACCCCCGGGGTCCGGCGACGTACTTGACGCGCCGAAACAAGACGGACGCCTCCCCCGTGTGGTCGATCTCATCGTCGTGATTATTGAGATCGTCGGAGAAGACCTGGTACTGGTCTCTCTGTGTGTCCCGTCGAGGAGGACACATTTCGACCCTACCCTGCCAGCCAGGCTTCGCTCTGCCGAGCGCCGCCCCGGCCGAGGCGGGCGTGGCCTAAGCCTAGCACACGGTTCGCATACTCGTGGGTATGTGAAATTTTTGGCTTAGTAGAGCCAAATCCCGACGTAAATCAAGTAAATGTCTCAACGTGAAGATATCTCCTCTCCGCCGCCGCCTACCCACATTCGACCCACTTGAATCACTCATATTGTTCAACAATCGGTGCGTTTTTGGCTTACCTATGCGGTTTTAGGCGTGACACCGAAGGTTTGACCCACTTGAATACCTGTGATAGACTTCCCGCATGACCGATTTCGGGACGCGGAAGCACAGAATCTGTGACCGCGGACACTGTCACCCAGAGGATGAGCCCTTCGTGCGCTGCCGCTGCGGGGTCGTTCTCTGCTCCGATGACGACAACCGGCTCTGCCGAGGCTGTCTCGGCGCGTTGAAGTTGAACAACCCCTGCGCCGCTATGGTGCGTGACCCGACCGTGATGGAACGTGAGATCGTCGCTCTTCGCCGCCAGAACCAGCTATGGATGATCTGGTGCGCCGAGCTTCAGAAGACGCTGCGCGAGAACCGCATCCTCGCCGCTGTGCCGGTGGAGTTGACGTCCGCGTGATCGTCGATGATCCCCGCAGCTACTTCGCCAACGCCGCCGATGCCAACGAGTGGCTTGACTTTGACGCCTGCGGTGAAGAGATTGAGGAGAAGGCCTACAAGGAGAGCGATCGACACGCTGAGTGGCAGGGGTGGCGCGACGAGTGGGCAAAAGCCGCCGCCATCGACGGCCGCCGCCGCTCCGCTGTTCACGACTCGTATTGGGACAGCGCTCGATGACCGTTGAGGAACTCGTCGCCTATCAAGCCGCGCACGGTCTCGGCGACCGCCACGTCATTTGGTTGGCCGATGATGGCTTTCGCATCGCCCACACCGACGCTGAGCGCGCCGCCGGTGTTGATCTCATGTATTGCCAGGTACATCAGGCGCTACTTGATGCCGATGAGGCTCCAGCGCCGCCCGGCCTCTATGAGACGCGGCTGTGGCTCAAGGAGCTTCCGTGTGACTAAGCTGCGCTGGAACAGCGCCTTCGCCGCCTACAGCGAGTGCGGACGCTATATGATCCAATCTGGCTCGATCTACCACGGCCCCGGCGTTCCGCGCATGCCCGAGTACACGTTGTTCTTCTTCATGCCCGGAACGTCAGACGTCAAGACGGTCGGCATCTACGGTCGACGCCGAGACGCCAAAGCCGCCGCGCAGCACCACGCCGACGCCGCTGATTCAATCGAGGAGTGAAGTTGATCGATCAACTCGTTGTACGTGTCCTGAAGACGGTGATGCCGCCGCTGGAGGTGCTCGAAGTGCTCACCAATGATGAGGCCTTCGAGGCTGAGTTGGTCTCGTATTTTGAGACCACCGCGCCCTATTTGGATTGACGCATGTTGGGGATCTTGACGCTCTGCGTGCTCGTCACGATCACGGTGGCTGTGCTGATCTCACAGCGCGCTCCGTCTACGCCGATTCCGGAGGACCGCGACTGGGACTAGGAATGGCAGGGTCGGTCGTATCCTTGAGCTATGACCACCTACGCCTCCGCGAAGTCCGGCTTCACGTTCTCATACGGCAAGGTATCCGACCTCCTCGCCAAGATCGTTTCTGGCCAGGATCGCGCGGGTGCCCAGTTCACGATTGGTGCTCCAGTCGTGCGACCAGTCAACACAGTCGCCGCCTCCGGCGCGGCACAGACGATCGTCAACAACGCCTTCAACCACATCACGCTGTCCGCGAACTGCACGTTCACGTTCCCGACAGCCACTGCTGGCTCTGACATCATCATCGCTCTCAAGCAGGACGCGACCGGTTCGAGGCTCGTTACGTGGCCTTCGACGGTGAAGTGGCCGGCCGGTACCGCCCCGACACTCTCCACGGGCGCGGCGAAGGTCGACGTCGTCACTCTCCGCTGCCTCGACGGCACGAACTGGCTCGCCTCGGCAACCGCGCTCGACGTCCGCTAAGCAAGTCTTCTCCTGAGTACATAGGGCCGCCCCAGGGCGGCCCTTTTTGATGCGCAATCGGTCGTTACCTGGTACACTTCCAGGTCATGGCTGAATACGACGACGAACTAAGTGGCGTCCTCTTCCGCGCCCGCGAGAAGAAGTCCGACCGCTCCCCCGACTTCACCGGTCGCTGCACCATCGAGGGCACCGACTATCGCCTCGCCGCGTGGGCACGAACGCCCCGCGGAGGTGGCGACAAGTTCCTCTCCATCAAGTTCACCGCCCAGGATGACGCCCGCGACGGCGTGGACGCCGAAGGCGCGCTCGAACTGTGAGCGGACTACCAACGGCGCGTATCGCGGCGCAGCGCGCTCGTCGCTCCAGGCGCGCTCGATATCGAGCGAATCATGATACTCGCGAGAAGACCGCACGGCAGGAAGAGCTACGCGCTGAAGGTCACGCCGCCTGGGAGCGCCTGCTCGCGGCACTCAAGGAGGCCTGATGACCGTCGGCGATCTCATCGAGCGGCTTCAGACACTTGATCCTGATATGGAGGTCTGGAAGTCAGCCGACGACGAAGGCAACGACTTCGGCCCTGTGTCGATCGCCGTGGTTGAGAACGCCGCGCACTCGTGTGAGCTAAGCCTCATTGACGCCGACGACCTCGCCGGCTGGCTGCCCGACGAGTACAGGCAGGTAGTTGTCCTCTGGTAGACGAGGACGACGTCGCAAGCCTAATCGTGGAGCAAATGCGTCACGACCTGCGCACCGCAAGGCCAGACTGCCGCACTACGATGCTGAGCTTGGACGTTGTCGCTTCTGTGGTGAGCGCGTCGAAGACGGCCCAACAGGACGCCAGCGAAACTGGCACGACGGGCGCGACGATGAACCCAACTGCGTACTCGACTGGAGGGCCTACTACGACCCCCGCACAGCGCGCCGACTGCTCATCCAGCGCGACGGAAATCACTGCCAAGGATGCCGCCATCACCCGTTTGATCTTGTCGATGGAGAGCCCTGGGGAGGGAAGCTCGAAGTCGACCACGTAGTTCCGCTCATCGATGGCGGCGGTTTCGAACTCGACAATCTTCAGCTTCTTTGCACGAAGTGCCACAAGTCGAAGACGTCGTCTGAGAACTCGGCTCGCGCCGCGTCCAAGGAGGCACGACCGCCGGTAGAGTAGTTTCTACATGGCGGGCGAGAACTATCTGGCATCAAAGTCAACCTTCTACGGTACTCCCTACGAGGTCCGAGACAAGCTCTCGCGCCTAGACTCTGGCGAGAATCCTGACGGAACCCCGTACACTCCACACCTGCTGACACAGACCGACAACTCGGTCACCGTCGTCGCAGGTCTCGCTTCGGCAGTGAACTCAACCAACGCCGCCGCGAACGGCACGTTGATCAAGAACGCCGTCCAGGCCGCGGCCGGAAAGCGCGTCGTTGTTCCGCCGGGCGACTGGCCGTGCAAGGTCAGCTTCACCACCGAAGAGATCGACCTGGAGATCCGCGGCCGCCTACTTCAGGTGCCGGACGGGACGACATCGTCGGGGGCGCTGAATGTATTCCGTGTTCTCGGGTCGCCGCAGAACGTATCGGCTATCAACTACGCGTTCCAGATGGGGCCAAACGGCCCGTCGTTCACCGCCGCTCAGCAGACCGAAATCGTGTCGACGATCACGGTGCCCGACGTCACCGGAATCGCGCGCGGCGACGTCTTCCGACTGGACGCGTTCGACGCTTACGCGTTCGACGTGTCCGACAACTCTGGAACCCATAAGACCTATCGCGCCGAGTTCTGCGAGGTCAACGCCGTCGGCGTGCAGTTCACGCCAGGAGGCACAGCCACCATTTATGGTGGCGGCGGCAACGCAAGCTCCAGCCAGGGCGTAGCCTCTACCGCGCAGGGCGGCTCAGTAATTGTCGGCCAGACCAGCGGAGCGACTGGCCAGGTCATTGCCGTCATCACGTTGGTTAGTGGCGACAAGGTCGCGCTGATCTCAACCGGGGTAACGGGCGGTACATTCCAAAACGGAGAGACGCTCACCGTCGGCGGCGTCAGCGCCGGCACTGTCAGCGCCGCGCCGTTCCTGGTGCTCAATAAGCGCCTGTGCGATACCGGCTACAACACCAGCGTCAAACTGCGCTCGGTCCCCAAGACGCCGTGCAGGATCACGGGACGTCTGGGCGGCGACCCGTCGCAGCTTCCGGACAAGGATTACGATCTCAACCGCTCGACGATCATGGCGCTCGCACATCTTGTCGACGCCGAGATCGACGTCACGGTCGAGAACTTCTATACGACCGCTATCAACCCGAAGTCGTGCTTCCGCGGCAGGATCGTGGCGCGGTTGCGCAACGGCGCTAACTGGCACGAGGACAACGGCTTCGGCTACGGCGTCAACTTGCAAGGCTGCACCGAGGCGATGCAGATCCGTCTGTACGCCAGCAATGTGCGACATCCGTTCACCACGACTCCTTCGACATTCACGACCGGCACTACGTTGTCGACCGTCGAGTCGTCCATCTACAATGTCGGCCTACAGAAGTACAACGTGGTTAGCGACTCAGTCGCCTATGGCAACCTGGCGGCCGGTTTCGACACCCACGAGGCGTGCTACTTCACCACGTTCCGCAACTGCCGCGCTATCGGCGGCTACGGCGGCGCTCGCACCTACTCGCTATCGGCGGGATTCCAGGACCGTGGGTTCGGCACCACCTACGATGGCTGCGAGGCGCACGACGTCCATGTCGCCTTCCAGGGCTCGCACGACCTGCTGATCGACTCGGAGTTCGATCACAAGGTTCGCTACATGAACTGCCGGGCAGTCAACTGCCGCCGCGCAGGGTTCGCCGCGCTAGCGATTCCGGCGCACATGGAGTACGAGGCATCCAACTGCACCGCGACGCTCGATCCGACGATCACCTCAACCCAGTGGAGCAACTACGGGTTCTACTTCCCGTCCGTCGCTTCTGGCCGACAGGTCAATCTCCGTCACTGCTACGTCCGCAACCCCAACCACTCGGCGTACCGCTGGAACAGCGGCACCGACACGGGTCGGTTCACGATGCAGAACTGCGTCGCCGATTTCGTCGGCAACCAGCAGCAGACGACGTGCGCGGTCGGCGTCGACCACAACGCTGACGAGATCAACGTCACTGGTCTCGTCGTTCGCCTGGACTCGACCAACCCGACGTACGTCGCGTCAGCGTTCCGATCGATCACCAGCACGGTCAACCAGACCATCCGCTGCGGCGAGATCACTTGGGAGAACGCGTCGCCGCGGCCAGTAATCACCACGACCGGCAGCGCGGTACTCGCCGTCACCGCGCCGCGCCGAACCGGCGTTGGCGGCCGTGATCGCAAGTCGCTGGCTACCTCGGCCACGATCGGTACCTACGATCACGACGTGGTCGTCACCGACACGTCGGCGTCGCGCACGGTCACGCTGCCCGACGCCAAGCTCGTAGTCATCGGCGCACCGTATCGCATCTCCGACGGTTCCGGAGGCGCGCGTGCCAAGCCGATCAAGATCCTGCCGGTCAGTTCGCAAACGATTGACGGCGCGACCCTGGCCTACATTTGGGACGACTACGGCTGGATCGAGTACGTCTCGGATGGGACGAACTGGCACGTCGTCAACTCGACCAGCCCGCGCCCCACCAACCCGTTGGATCAGGGGCTTGTTGCGTGGTCGTTGGAGCCTTCGTTCGCGACGACGAGCGCGACCAGCGGCTTGACCAGCGGCACGTTGTACGTCTCCTGGATGCGTGCCCTGAAGAGCGCGCAGATCGCCAATCTGTGGCTCGCGCTGACCAAGGGCGACACCACCACCTGGACGTCGGGCCAGAACTTCTTGGGGCTGTACGACAAGGACGGCAACCTGATCGGCTCGACCGCCGACCTGTCGGCCACGCTCGCCACCAGGACCGGCACCCTGGCCGCGGTCACGGACACCCGCTACGCGCTACAGGCGAACGCCGAGGCGTTCCGCGGCCTCATGTACGGTGTCGGGTGGTTGTTCAACTGGACCGGCACCCACCCGACGATGTCGCGTGGCGGCTCCAACGCGTTCACGATCCACATGGGTCAGACTACGTCGCCCTACCGTTGGTCGAGCTACTCGTCCGGACTGACCGCGCTGCCGTCGACCATCACTCCGTCGTCGGGGAACATCCATGGCGCGTCGTGGCTGGTCGGTATGGGGACATAAGATGGTCGGCGGTCGCTGAGTCGACCGCCTGCGTCTGTCATGGAGATGTGCTAGAGTTCATTCTCCAATCGCGCTCCGGCCTTGTGCCGGGGCACCACGGGCTTGTAGCTCCAATTGGTAGAGCGCCTGCTTTGCACGCAGAGGGTTGAGGGTTCGAATCCCTCCTGGTCCATGGGTTCCTAGTCCGGAGGCCCTAACTCCGGACTCGGTGAGCTAGTCACCGTTATCAACCAGCCATGGGGGATTAGCTCAGTTGGGAGAGCGCCAGCATGGCATGCTGGAAGTCACGGGTTCAAGTCCCGTATCCTCCACTTCGCTCGATTAGCTCAGCGGGAGAGCACGCGCCTTACAAGCGTGGGGTCGTAGGTTCGAATCCTACATCGAGCACTTCAATGGTCCTTAGCTCAGTTGGTTAGAGCGTCCGTCTGATACGCGGGAGGTCCTGGGTTCGAGTCCCAGAGGGCCAACTTTCGTGGATGTAGCTCAGTTGGTAGAGCGTCTCCTTGCCATGGAGAAGGCCGCGGGTTCGAGTCCCGTCTTCCACTTCCTCGCCTCGGTAACAAAAGCTGGCTTTAGAAAGTGGCTCTTACCCACTGGCACGCAGGTTCGATTCCTGCCCGGGGCATACGGTGTCGTAGCAAACGTTGGCCTTGCAGCGGGCTTTTACCCCGAAGAACGCAGGTTCGATTCCTGTCGGCACCACTTCGCTGCGATGGTGCTAGTGGTAACACGCGACCTTGGTACGGTCGAGTCCCGGGTTCAATTCTCGGTCGCAGCTTCCGCCGACTTAGCTCAGATGGCTAGAGCGTCGTCCTTGTAAGACGAATGTCGTGGGTTCGAGTCCCACAGTCGGCTTTACGGCCGGAGGTTGGTGGTTCGAATCCGCCCTGGCGGCAACCCTTCTCGACGTGCACGTCGAGTCGGATTACTTCGAGGTCGCTCCTTGATGGTTCGCCCGCTTGTAGCTCAACGGTAGAGCGCCGGCCTGTTCGCTCCCGAAGCAAAGATGGCGTTGCGCTCGGTTCGTACCCGAGATGGTAGAGTTCAAGTCTCTGCGGGAGCTTCAAGCAGGTGAAGTGTTACCGGTTGCACGGCGGCCTTCCAAGCCTCAAGAGCGGGTTCGAGCCCCGTCGCCTGCTCTCAATGCACCGACGCCAAGGGCGTCCAAAGGTCAGGTACTACGAGCCTGATGGTTCCCGGTGCGAGCCCGGGGCTCGGAGTCGTAGCTCAGCCCGGTAGAGCGGACGGTTGAAGCCCGTGAGGTCGCTGGTTCAAATCCAGCCGGCTCCATATAGAGAAGCCCCCTGAGATGGGGGCTTTTCGTCGTTCTACAGCAAGTCCTTGTACTCCTCGTACTCTGCTCTGAACTCACGCAACAATCGAATCGTGAGCACTCCGTACACAGCCACGACACTGGTCATCACGAGGCTGTAAACGGCCCAGAGCGGACTACGCACGACTAGCTCTTGAGCGCGTTGAAGAACTTTCCGTAGCGGCTCACAGTCGCGGCGTCGTAGTCGACTCGCTTGGGCGGACCGCTGGCCTGCCCGAAGAGCTTGATCGACCCAAACGTTGCCCATGTGTGCTCGTCGTCCTTGTCGACGATCTCGACGCCGATCGCTGTCGGCGAGTGTGGCTCGATCTCTGTCCGACCCTCATCGATGATCAACGCGGTCTTGAATCCACGCTCCTTGATGTAGCGCTCCAGCGTCAACAGGTGTTGAGAGTCGCGAGCGCCGAGGACGATCTTCGTGTAGTGGCCGCCCTTGTACCACTCCTGCACGACCTCGCGTCCTTCGAAGCGCAGCTTGTCTTGGTCTGGGTGCCATACCGGGATCGGACACGATAGCCGGTAGGCCTCTACGGCGGCATGGGCGGCCTGGGCAGCGAGCTTGCCTGGCGACATGCCGAGCCCCTCGTTGGCGACGATGTACATGACTGGACGCATCCAGGAAGCGTACCACATCCAGAGCCGTTGATGGCGAACCGTCGGGTACTGTTGATGAGACATTCGCCGCAAAATGGGTCGATTCCAGGAACAAGAAACAGAGACATGTCAGCCGTCGTACTTCTAGGAAACTCGTCCGCCAAGACCTCCGATGGCGACGTACATGAGGACAAGCAGCTAACGCGCTTCGAGTTTGCTCGTGAGCCAAACAGCCCCAGCATCGCCCTCATCGCATCCGGAGAGGGCCGCGGTCGTGATTCGCGCGAGCGCCGAGAGCGCCTTGCCGCGCTGAGCAACGAGCATCGTCCGTACTTCCTGCACCTCGAAGACATCCGCGACTCCTGGTGGGAGTCGCACTCAGACGATCCTGCTGATTGGGTAGAGTCTGATGACCCTGCGTTGGCCGCCGCCGTAGCCGCATACTTCGGCTGCTCGGTCGGACGTCCGTCCGATTGGGCCGGCCCGAGCGTCCACCCATACGACGACCCGCTGTTCAACAACGGCGGCGACGATCGGCCGTACTCAGCCGCCTTCGGTGACGAGATCGGCTTGTCCTTCCGCGGCTACCGTGCGCGCGAATGGGACACCTTGTTTGACGTCGACTACGCCAACGCGCGGCTGTTGATGACCAACGCAGGTCAGGACGCATTCTTCGGCCAGCATCTATCGACATCGGCCCAGCCCGCGTCCTTCAACTACGGCGCGCTTTCCGCCTCAACAGCCGCCGAGTCGGCCGCGAACACGACCCTGCCGAGCGAGATCACCACCGCCGGTGGCGGCCTTCTGCGTAAGCAGATGACGTACGCGCACACGACGGGCACGTCGACCGCGACGCTGACCGCGACGTGGACAGCCAATGGCTCAGACTCCCTACCTGTGACGATCGCTAAGTTCGGAGCGCTCAACGCGTCGTCGTCTGGAACCCTTGGATACGAGAAGAACCTCTCGTCCACGGCAACGCTGACCACGTCTGGCGACGCCATCACGATCACCTTCACGCTGACTAGGAGCTAATCACGCCCATGGCCAACGCGCTCTATGACGCAGGCCGCGAGGGCTTCCTAGCTGGAGAGATCGACTGGGACACAGCGACGATCAAGGTGTCGCTGGTTCGCGGCTACACATATAGTTCTTCGCATAAGTTCGTCTCCGACGTCACAGGCGCTGGAGGCGGCACTCTCGTTGCCACTGTGACGCTGACCTCGAAGACCATTACCGGCGGTGTCGCCGACGCCAGCGACGCTACGTTCGCGTCCGTGGCCTCCGGAGCCTCAATCACCAGCGTGATCATTTATCAGGCCTCCGCCGTCACTGGCGGGGCCGATGTTGCGGCTTCCGCTCAGCGCCTCATCGCCTACGTCGACACTATGACGAACCTGCCCGTCACACCCAATGGCGGCGACATCATCGTAGCCTGGGACAACTCGACCGGCAAGATCTTCAAGCTCTAAGCGCTGATGAGCGTTCAGCAAGTCAGCCCGACACGCTGGGGGGCAAACACAAAGCTTCACGAGGACCTCTCCGGCAAACAGTACAACGCCTTCGGTGGTGGCGTCCAGTGCGGAAACGGCGACCTGTTGGCCGCCTACGGCAATGCGACGCATCACCTGGCGCTCGATCAGTACTCGTACTACCTGCGCTCAACCAACGAGGGCGCCACGTGGGGTAGTCCGGTTGAGATCACACAGCTTCGCTCGGATTCCAACTATGGGTGGCTCGACCTCGGCCTCGCTAAGGTCGAGGGAGGCTCGCACGACAACCGGCTCGTACTCAGCGCTACGCGCGTCAGCAAGACGACCCTTGAGTACACGGCGTGGACGCTCTACAGCGACGACAACGGGTTCACGTGGAGCAACCCGGTCCAGGTTCCGTTTTCGTTCACCGCCACCAACCCCAACACCTCGCTTCCTGGTAGCGCCTGGGGCACCGACGTCAGCGGCCCTCCCGTGTGTATCCCCGACGGGTCAGGTACGCTGCTGCTGGCCGCCTACGGCGGCGACGGAGCATCAACCATTGGTTACAGTCGACTCGCCCGTTCAACCAACGGCGGCGTGTCGTGGACCGACATCGGCGTGATCGCTCAGGACGCGACGACCGAGCGTGTTGAGCCCAACCTGTGCGTCTACACGCGCAGCGATAACAGCCGCATCATCATCTGCATGATGCGCTCTGATACTGTTTCGCCGTTTCGGTTCTTCAGGGCTATCTCTACCGACGACGGCTCAACATGGACGCCCGACGCTTCGAGTTGTCTGACCTCTGCGTCGGGCCGCCCGGCGCTGACGCAGTTGGCCCCCGGGCTCCTTGGCATGGCGTACCGCTCCGCGTCGAGCGGCTTGCCAACGATGGCATTCTCGTTCACCGAGGGTGCGTCCGGAGGCTGGACGACCGAGAACATCGGCACCGGCAACATGGGGTCGTTCGTGTACGGCGAATGGGTGCGCTACACGAGCACGCGTGGACATCGCGGCAGCGGTCTCGTCTTCTGCGTCGAGGACAACGCGGTCGCCGCACAGAGCTACAGCAGCGCCTATTACTCAGGCGGACCGTTTACGCTACGGCCCAAGTCTGACGTCTACGCGACGCGCGTCACTGCCCCACCGAACAGCTTTGGTGATTCAACGATCAAGCTGTCGTCGAAGCCGGGCACTTGCGGTCCGTGGGTTGCACCAAACGGAGCCACCTATGTGGCCGCCTACCGTGACGTGTCGGGTTCGCGCAGCGTCAGGGTCTATAAGGCCGCAGATCCGATGCAGGGCACGTGGTCGGCGGTCAACACGTCCGGCGAGCGCACCGTAACCACGGCCGGCACGACCATCGACGCCGTCGATACAAAGATCGTCGGCTCGATCCTTCATGTCGCGTACGCACAGAGCGACAACGTAATCAGGTACGCGCGCTTCGACACCTCGTCAGACACATGGACACTTGATGAGGACTCGGGGATCTCCAGCCTCAATACCGGCGTCGGTGTCTATCTTGGTGTGCGCTCAAACGGCGACTCCATCATCGCCTACGGCAAAACGGCCACCGGAAATTGGCGCACCTACTACGCTAAGCGGACGAACTCCGGTACGTGGACACGCGACGTACTCGTGGCGCAGGAAGTCGCAGGCCAGGCCGACGCCCTGGTTGTTGGAATCGCGATCGACAACTCAGACCGCGCCTACTTCTTCGTCGAGAAGGCCACCGCCGGTGGCTCAGCCGACGGCCTCTATTACCGGGTTTTGAGCGCGGCCGACTCCTTCATCGCCGCCGACGCCCGTATCAGTGGTACCGGCCCACAGTCAATCGACGGCCCCAACAACTTCTACGCCGCTCTAGACATGGCGACGCCGGTCATGTATGCGGACTCGTCATCAGTGATCAGGATGCGCGCCGCCTACCGGAGGAGAGCGTCGGGCACGTCTACGACCTCCGCCGGTAATACGAACGTACTCGAATGGGCTCCAGCGGATTCGCCGACGTTCACGATTCGTTCAAATGTCGGATCGGCCGGCGACTCATACGCGGACACGACCCTAGCGAACCTCGCAAACGCCGAGGTGAACGGCGCTCGCGACACCGAGGTCGTAGTTCACATCTCGGACTCCGACCGCGACCTGAGAATCTACTCAGGAACCCCAGGTGTGGGGTCGTTCTCAAACGCCCTGGGGCTAGGTTCGGCCGCGCATGCGGGAACATTCAATCGCATCAACGTCACCAACGGCACCCGCTCTAATGAAGTACTGATCCCGTACGTGTACTCGGATTCAAACGGGATCTACTACAACCAGATCGATGTAGCGCAGTCGACGAGCACTCTCTACATGACTGCGATCTCGTCCGCCGAGACCTTCGGTGTCGCGACTATTCAGCGAGCCTACTCGCTCGCTATCACGGAGACCGCGGCACTCTCAGAGAGCTTGTCGAGGTCGGTGGGTGACTCTCGATCGCTTTCTGATTCACTAGCCCTGGGCGATGCCGTTGTGCGCGCATTCCCGCGCTCGCTTGATGAGTCAGTCGTCGTAGCCGACGTAACCGCGTCGGGCGTGGTTTTGCCGCGGCCGGCGTCTGAGTCATTGTCCGTCGCCGACACACTATTGGGTCTTTTGTCGCTGGGACGAACAGCGACAACATCGGTGTTTTTGTCTGATGCGGCTGGGTCGCTGATCGCTGATAGCCGCGCGCTGGCGGAGACCGCGGCGTTGGCGGATGCGCTCTCGGGGGCCGTTTCGATTGTGCGCTCGGTGAACGGCTCAATCGTTGTGGTCGACAACGTGGCCGGCACCAGCGGCGGCGTCTTCTCTGTTTCTGAGGTGAATGTACTTGTCGACTCGCTGGTCTTTCATCAGTCGCTGGCGCGTGTGCTGGCTCAGTCGTTTGTGCTGTCGGATGCGATCATTATCTCTGGGCCGGTTGTGATCGCGTACGTTCATCATGAGCCCCCACTCTCCGGTCACGTATTTCCTGCTGTCGCGTCGGGACATGTGATTCCCTACGTGGCGAGCGGCGAAGTCATCGACTTGCTGGCCGGTTCGTAGCGCGCTGTACACTCATTAGTAATGTTCGTCATCAAGCGACACGACCGCCGTCCGCGCTATCGGGTCAAGCTCACACAGAGCGACCCCTCTACTGGAATCCAGGTCCCGGTAGATCTTTCAGGCGCGTCGTCTGTTCGCTTCATCATGACCGGAAAGAGCGGCGTAGTAGTAGTGAACTCGGCCGCCGATTTCGTAGACCCAGTCAATGGGATCGTCGAATACGCATGGGCTGACGGGGACACAGCCACTGCGGGAGATTTCAATGTTGAATTTGAGGTCATGTGGGGCGACGAACCGCAAACATTCCCCTCGTACGGCTACTTCACCTGTAAGATCGTCAACGATCTAGCCTAATGCTGAACGACCAAGCCATCGAATACATTGACGCGCTCGATGCGATCCTGAATCCTGTGATCGACCCAACTATGGTCGAGTTCCCGTCGGTGATTGGGGTGACCGCTGTAGAGAACGCACGTCCATCTTTTGGTGCGTCGGAGCATACACCTAAGACCTATTCAGCCCAGGAGTACTAAGTGTCGTTTACGATGAAGCGCAACGACCTGTTGCCCACATACCGCGCACAGTTGCTGCAAACAGATCCTGAGACGTTGGTCACGACGCCGGTAGATCTGTCCGGAATCACCTCGGTCAAGTTCATCATGCGGCTGAAGACATCGACGACGGGAGGACCTAAGGTCGCCGCCGCGGCGACTGTCTTTGATGCCGCAAACGGCGTGGTCGAGTACACGTGGATCTCCGGTGACACAAACATCGAAGGCGACTACAACGTTGAAATCGAGGTCACCTGGCCGGGGTCGAAGATTCAGACCTTCCCGGCCGACAGCTACCTCACCGTCAAGATCGTCACCGACCTCGGGTAACGAACTGGTACACTGCATGGGTGGCACAGCTAATCTGGTGCTCCTCGTGCAAGGCCGGCTTCACTGCGGAACTCCGCGGTAAGTCTTGCCCTGCGTGCGGTGACGAGCTAATCCACGCTCGCGTCCCATCCGGAGCGCGTCTTGGCGGCCTACTGCGCCGGCCGCACGCATCTCGCGCCGTTTGGGACCACATCATCCGTCGCGACCCATGTGCATACTGCGCGTGCCTGCGCGGAACTACCGTTGACCACGTCCAGCCGAAGGCGCTAGGTGGATCAAAGGGCTCGTGGACAAATCGATCAGGCTCATGTTTCGACTGCAATCAGAAGAAGGCGCATACACCGCTATTGTTCTTCATGTTGGAGCAGTTGGGCGAAGACCTAACCGCTCTCAAGGACGAGAACGGCAACTGGCCGATTCCTGAGACGGCCGAGCAGGTAGCGGCGCGCGTGGCCCGCGAGGAGGCAGAGGCTCGCGCGACTCCGCATCTGAACACCTTTGAGATCGAGGTCGTAGAGCCAGACACAGGCGTCTGCTCGCTTGTCGCGTAGATCTGCTACAGTTGACTGTCTCGGCGCGTGTGGGAGCGGGAGCACCCAGCCGGCTGTAACCCGGCCGCCTCACGGCATTCAAGGTTCGAGTCCTTGGCGCGTCATTTCGGATGGTTGGCAGAGCCTGGTTGAATGCGCTCGCCTCGAAAGCGAGTAGGGGTAACACCCTCAGAGGTTCGAATCCTCTACCATCCGCTCACGGAAGTAGTCCGGCTGGTCGAGGACACCGCCTTGAAAGCGGCTGCGGCTAACCACCGTCGGGGGTTCGAATCCCTCTGCTTCCGCTCAGCCCGACGCCGTCCACGTGGCCGCGATCGGGTGCCAGGAGAGGTGGCAGAGTCCGGCCGAATGCGCTCGGTTGCTAGCCGAGTAGGTGTCAAAGCCTCCAGGGTTCGAATCCCTGTCTCTCCGCTCCGTCGCGGTGGCCGAGTGGCTTAGGCAACGGGCTGCAACCCCGTTTACAGCGGTTCGATTCCGCTCCGCGACTTCAGGAGAGGTGCCAGAGAGGCCGAATGGGCGCGCCTGGAAAGCGCGTAAGGGTCACACCTTCCAGGGTTCGAATCCCTGTCTCTCCGTACAACAAAGGCCGCCCGAGGGCGGCCTTTCGTCGTTCTTCAGGTCAACAATTTACCCAGTCTGAGAGCGACGGCCTCGCGCGCGCGATACTTCGCGCGATGCGCTCCTGATAGACCGGCGCAGCCTCCGCCGCGTGTCGGCGACCTGAGATACGCTGACCTCCGTAGGCGCGCCAAGTAGGGCCGATGATCTGAAACTTGCCGCTGGCGCGCTCTGGCGAGCTACCGCTGGTGTTCCAGACACGGTAACGGGCCGGCGACCACTCAGGATGGCCTGGACTCTCAGGTCCCCACGTGCACCAGGGCATCGGATGCTTCTTGTAGAACTTCATCTCCACACGCAACGTGCAAGACTTGGTGTGGCAGGACTGGTGGTCCTGAGCAGAGGCCGAAGGGCCTCCCAGTGAGAGGGCGGCCAAGAGCCCCAGGATCGTACTCCGCATAACATCTCCCTCGGCCTACTCTCCGGACCCTTACGCTTCCTCAGCGGTCCGGCCTAGGCCGGTGGATAACCTCCTTTGTTGTGGATTGAGCGCGGAAGCCTATCACAGTTCCCCGTGAGCTTGCTTCAGCGCCTCCGCTTGATTGAGTTCATCGGCGCGCCTCTGGGCGTCGCGATGGTCGACATGTATCGAGTCCACGGTTCCCCAGCGCTCACTGAAGACGCGCCAGGTCGCGCAGGTCGGCAACGCCTTCCAGCGGGCGAGGTTGTCACCGACGCTCACGGCATCCACCCGCAGTGCGGACAGTAGTGCTCGCGCCAGACCTCATCGAACTCCAGGCCTAACTGATCGGGCCAGCGATGGTTACCGCCGACCGTGCATCCGATTCGGTAGAGGCGACACGCCGCCTTCCATCTCCACAGCGCCACGCCGCGCAGCCTCACAGCGCGGCCCTCGCCGCGTTGAGGCGATCTTCGTCCCGGCCATAGACAGGCCTAAATTGCTCGCTGTCGATATATTCGAACAGTTCTGGATCAGTGAGACATTTTGCACAAAAGTGCTCATCGACGTGAGACGACCAAAGCGCCCCGCTACCGTTGTCCCTCATCTCGTGCTTATCAACCTGAACCCAGCCTTCATCGTCTGCTAGGTCCTCGTAGAGTGGCTCGCGTCCGCTGTTGTCCTGGTTGCACCAATCGCAGGTCCAGAACTCCCATACCGTCATCGATCAAGCCTCACTGGAGGGCCGCAGATGATTTCGCGCCGCTCAACCCAAACGTCGCAAACGAACTGATGTCGCCACTCAGCGAGTTCGTCATCTGAGATTGGTTCGTCGCGCCACTGGACGCCAACCATGTCCTCGTCGGCGGCCGTGAAGAACACGCGCCACTGATGGTGACGGCCCTCGCGTAGTGTCATACCTCGCCTCCATCGGGAAGTCCTACCTCGCCCTTGCATTCGCAGTCCCAGCACGCGCCGCACTTCTCGACCAGCGCGCCGACCTTGAAGCTCGGGTCTGGTCGGCGATGCCGGCGCAGTAGGTGCCCACAGATACAACGGACGCCTCCCATGACCTCGACGAACTTCCTTAGGTCGTCGCTCATGTGGGAAGCTTTGCTAGTTCGCTGTAGACGCTTTCGACGAGACTGGCGGCCTCGAATGCGTGCGTCATGATGACGCTCTCATAGTCCTCTTCCAGCAATTGACGGCCAGTGTCGGACTCGTAGCGTTCGAGAAGGTCGATGAGCAGTCGCTCGCCCTCAAAGTCTGCGTCGATCATGACTGCGGGCCGGCATCGCCGCCAGCGTAGTTGGGGTCATTGCGGATCTCTGATCGCGACCACATCCGCCACTCGTAGTCGAAGAGATAGTTGTGGCTGTTGCCGGCCAAGTTGTATCGCTCAGACGAGACGCTGATCTTGAAGAAGCTACGCTCGCCTCCCGGCGGCGGAACCACCGGCGTCGCGTGGATGACCTCAGGATCGAGCCGCAGCAACGAGCAGTCTGGGTAGACGACGACCGAGTCCTCGTCGCTCTGCTCCTCGAACTGGCGCAGAGAGTCGACGTGGTTGTCGCTGATGTCGACGAACTCCTGGATCGCGAAGCGTGTCGGAAAGCGATCGGCCCAGATGTAGTTGACGTCGTTGGTTCCGAAGCCGTCTGAGTGCCAGCCGGGCCGGTTGAGCGGGTTGTCGGGCGACGCCCAGCCCCGCCGCGCAGTCACATAGACATAGTAGTCAGGCAGACTAACAGCGATGTCTTCCTGTGCGCAGACGAGGTCGACGATCGGTCGTAGAAACTGCAACCGCTCAGGCAGCCGTACGCCGCGATGTCCTGGCATCACGACCGGCAAGTACAGGTAATGCATGTACTCTGACCAGTCCAGTGGCCAGACTCCGAAGTTGATGGGTCGCTGCCCGTAGACAGCGCTGGCCTCAATCACAGACAGGGGATAACCTTCTTTCGGATGGATGAGTATGCGAAGGCAACGCTAGCGAAGCCGGCTACCGCTGTCAAGAGTAGCTGAAGCCTCGCGCGTTTCTACGTTCGATGGACAGACCGCGAAGCACGTCAGCCAAAACATCAAGCTCCGCCGTCGCATGAAACCACTCGAACGTGCCTAAATAGCGGCCGCTCCAGCGCAATCCAAGCTCGTCAAGTTCTCGGTGGATCGCATATTCGTCGAGACGAAGAGCCCCCCTAATCGAGCCCACATAGGAGATTGACTTATCGTTGGCCTGCTTGCGTATTGCGTAGAGTCTGTCAATCGGTGAGACCGAGTATCCGACTTTATATGCTCTGTCTGATGACGACTCAAGCATGTAGACATGTCCAGCATCGAAACGGTTGCGCGCGGCTTGTTCTATGTTCCGCGCCGCCTCCTCAACAGCAGACCTGTCGCCGCTAAGAAGCTCGGTGGTCACGCAGCCAGCTTCAGCGCCCGCATGTACATGCGGTCTCGTGTGTTGTTGGAGGGCTGCGAAACCGCCTCGTGGAGAAGCTGCCGCTGAATCTCACCGATCCGAGGGCCGCTGACGCCCATAGCGGCGATGTCTCCGCCCGAGACGGGGAGGTCGCGAACCGTCACAGGCACCCCGTCGCGGACGGCGTCCTCGCGGATCTCCTCCATGCGATTCACTGCGCGCATGGCCTCGTAGTCGATGACGCCCTTGGCCATGACATCGCAGAGCCGGTGCCGCAGCAGGTCTGCGAGCAGGTCGTCGCCAAGCTCGCATCGCCACTTGCGGACCTTCGCCGGCTTCAGACGTAGCGTCAGCGGTACCATGTGACGCCGGATCAACGTCTCGACATCGCGCCGCAGTGAACGCGGTACGTTCAGGCGGTCCGCGACGGCGAGCCACAACTCCGCCGACGCCTCCTGGTGATCGATCGATCCTGGCTGATCCTTGGATTCGAAGTAGTGCTTCATGCCGTCCTTTCCGACCCACTCGACGAGCGGCTTGCCCGCGTCGTGGAAGAGCAGCGCGAGACGCACCCTCAGCGGCAGCCCGAAGCCGGCCGCAACGTCGAGGGCGACGAAGGTGTGCTCGTCGGTTGAGAACGCATGGTGCGAGTTCTGCGGGTCGTGACCCAGCATCGGAGCAAGCTCCGGCAGCAGCGACTCCAGAACCCGTGAATCCCTCGCGAGCCGCAGCGCCTTCGCGACGTGTCGGCCCATCAGGATCTTGCAGAGTTCGTCGAACGCAGTTCCAGAGACACCCTTGTCGGTGAGCCCATCGACAGACTTCGCGTGCACGAACATCTGTCCATACGTGTCGTCGTCGAGATCGAAGCCAAGTTGCGACACGAAGCGCAGAGCGCGCAGCGTGCGCAGAGGGTCGTCGCGGAACGACGACGCATCCGTCGTCGTGACCTCACCGTCCTCGATCGCCGCGACGCCGCCCAGAGGGTCGTCAATCTCTCCGGTGACGACGTTTCGATACAGGGCGTTCATTGTGAAGTCGCGCCGCAGAGCGTCGACCTCCAGAGGCATGTCGGGGTCGAGCGTGATGATGAACTTGTGCCGCTCGTTACCCTCGTCGGTCTCGACCTTCTGCTCGCCTCGCGGCATCATGATCTCGATGTTCCAAGGCGCGCCGACGCGCCATCCGGCGTGTTGTCCGGTACGGAGTTCGAGCTTCGTGATCGCGACCTGACCGCGATGCTCGAAGCCGCGACGAAGCTTTCGCTTGATCGCGTCCAGCGTGTGGTGCTGAACGACATAGTCGGCGTCCTTGATGTGGCGGCCGAGAACTTCGTCACGCACGCTGCCGCCGACGCGATACGCGTCCTTTCCGAAGATATCCGCCATCAGGGCGTCCGCCGCGCGTACGTTGGTCATTGAGGGAGCGTACCACGTCGTCCTCTGGACTGCAACGCCCGAAGCTGCCATACTAGCGGCATGACGAATTCAGAACTAAACGGGCGCCCGTCGATCGACGATCTCCAGGCCGACGTGAAGCACGCCTACGACGCGCTCGGGGCTGCGTGGAACCGCATCGACTACGCCCAGCGCCGGATGCGCGCGGCCGGTGTCCCCGATCTGATTGTGGACCACCTCGAAGGCACACGGCTCGCTTGCGTGCCGGGCGACGACTGGCGCGAGGTCGTGGAAGCGCTCGCGCAGATCGCCGAGATGGGCCAGAAAGGAGCGCCGGAGCGATGACCGCGGCGCAGCGCGATCTTCTGCATCTGCTCGATACGGCGCGGTCCGACCTGCTCGCAGGCCGTCCGGCGCACGGCGTCAGGAACGCGCTGCACGGCGCGCTGAGCGGCAACGAGTTCCGCGACCCCCATGCCGACGACAAGCGCTGGCGGGGGCGCGTCGGGATCGCCACGTTGACCGAAAAGAGCAGGCCGGATGGATGGCGATGAGCCGCTACCGCGTCGGCTGCGCCGGGATGTTCGCGCTGGGCATGGAGACCGGCTACGACGATCAGGACGCCGCGATCGTCGCTTGCCTGCACGGTCCTCCTGGCTGCGAGGTCTACGACTCGCGGGAAGGCAAGTGGATCGGGCCGACGTGCGCGGAGGACATTGAAGACGCGCAGGCGCGGATCGACGCCTTGAACGACGGGCGCGCAGATTGATTTCCGTCTCGGCCTTGACACACACCCCTCGACATGTGCTACAGTTCCTTCAACGCCGCACCGGCCAGTGCGGCAGAGAGTGACCGAACAAGCCGTAGCAGCACGCGGCTAAAGTGTCATCGAAGCGTCGGGAAAAGCTGCACGACAGGGTCATCAGCCTGGGAGTCGTAGCGGTGGACAGGAGCAGCCACTCCGAGTCAGCGATGTGTTGGGCTTGGCGGCCCGTCGATGAGCACGGATCGACCTGGGTGGTATTGGCTATCACCGAACGGCTGCCCACGCCGGGTCGTGACGTTGAGGGTGGAGTCCCTCCTCTCCCCGAAAGGGCTTATGGGCCGGAGAGTTGAGCGCTAGGTCGTCGGCGCTCCTCTCCGGTCCGGCAGTGCAGGCTTGTCGCACGCAGGTTTCGCGACAGGAGCAGTTGGTGGTCATGGTTCTCCGGGTAGTGGGCCGGGCGGCGTTCATCGCTGTCCGGCCCACGCTTGTCACGAGACTATGCTAGAGTTGTTTTCCTTCCTCTGCGGGATGGTGTAGCTGGCAGCACGTGAGCCTTTGAAGCTCATCGGCTCGGTTCGAACCCGAGTCCCGCATTCAATGCAGGCTGGTGTAACTGGCAGCCCGCCGGCCTCTGAAGCCGTGAAGTCTGGGTTCGAATCCTAGGCCTGCAATACGATCCGCTGTGGCGTAAACGGAGAACGTGCTCGGTTGTTACCCGAGAGTTCCGGGTTCGAATCCTGGCGGCGGAGCTTAGTAGTACCTTGGTCGATTAGCTCAGTTGGTAGAGCGCATGCTCGACACGCATGAGGTCGCAGGTTCGAGACCTGCATCGACCACTACGGGGTCAGGTGTAGCGGTTGCATCCTCCGCTTGGAACGGAGTGGTGGCGGGTTCGACTCCCGCGTCCCCGACTCACTGAGATCGCCCCTCGGCTGCCACCGAGGGCAAGCGTGTGGCAGCACGCGAATTCTTCGCCGCTTGGGCGGAGGGCGGTCAAGGTAGTCCTTCCCATCGACGCCCTGGCCTCTGATGGGATTTCGCGTTGGTGGTGGAATTGGTAGACACGCAAGGTTGAGAGCCTTGTGGGGTAAAACCCGTGCAGGTTCGAGTCCTGTTCAGCGCACTCCGGCATCGTGGTGGAATTGGTA